CAGAATAACGATCTTCCATTCTAATGTAAAACATGGTCGGCTCTGCCTCGGCGGGGCTGACCTTTAAAAATAAACGTTATGAAAGAAAGAAGGAACAGTCAGAAACATTATATCCTCAACCACCTGCGGAGATATGGCTTTATCAACCCGATGGTGGCACTACGGGAATATGGATCAATGCGTCTCGGAGCGCGTATAGCAGACCTGCGAGAGGAAGGTTATAACATCGTGACGGAGCGCACGGAGAGTGTCAGCCCCCTGACTGGAAACCACGTCAGCTACGCCACATACAGACTCATTGAATAGCGTATGATATTAGATTTGTCAAAAGACGGTGAGCGCAGCAAGTTCCGTTCTTACTGCGAATATCTCCTGAAACGGCAGGTGGCGGTAGAGGTAAAGGAACGCAAGCATCAGCGTTCACTGAGCCAGAACTCCTATCTTCATGTCGTTCTTTCTTATTTTGCCTCGGAGTTCGGCTACGACTTGGAAACGGTAAAGTACGACCTTTTCAAGCGGCAGGTAAATCATGATATCTTCGCAAGAGAAAGGGCGAACAGGAACGGGATTGTCGTTACCTATATGCGTTCAACCCGTGACCTTGACACGGGCGAAATGTCTACGGCTATAGACCGTTTCCGCAACTGGTCAGCCTCAGAGGCAGGGTTGTATATTCCTTCACCAAATGAATTTGATGCTTTGTTAGAGGCAGAAAAACAAATAGCACTTTATGAGAAATATTTATGACAAACTTCAAGACGACGATAGGTGTTCTTTCCGTGACATTTGAGTACACTTGCGTCTGTACGGTCAGCGATCTGTACGACCATATCCGTGATGGAATATCCGCTATCACTGCAAGGCAGTATTGCGATTTCCGCTACTCTACGAACCTTCAGCGGTTTATGTACGACCCTTTTACGGGCGAGAAGATTGATTGGAAAGAAGTAAAACGACTGATAGAATGATTTATTTAAAACGATTTTTCACGGTAGTGCTTTTCATTCCGAGAGTCTTATTGGCTTTTTGTTCGCTGTTTGTGTTGTGGTTCTTTGATTTTCTCGCAATTCCCGTTTATTACATAATAACGGGACGGGATTACATCTCGGATTACAGCCCGCTCAGCGTAGAAATTGCCATGTGGCTGTGCGGATTCGGATTTGATTGGAAAAAAAGAAAGCAATTTATAGAATGAAAGGTTATTTTGAAGGCTACGACGATGGCATAAAGGACACCAAACGGAATATCCTTGAGACCATTGAGAAGCATCAGCTTGACGAGCCGAGAGATATGCTTGCGGCAATAATTATGTATTGTAAAAACTGAAAGAATGAACATAACAGACCAAATGATGCACCCTAAGAAGGTGCTCTTCGCAGACCTTGACGGCACGCTTATAGAAACCGTGTCGGGTAACACATTCCCAAGCGGAATATGGGACATGCGTTTCAAGTTTGAAGTGCTTGATGCTATCAAGAACTACGGCTTTGAAATGCTTGTTATTATCAGTAACCAGGGAGGCATTGAAAGCGGATTTGTCAATGAAAGGCATTTCTGTAAAGGAAAGATGAACTATATTCAGTTCTCACTTGAGGAATACCTTGGCATTCCCGTGGAGTACAACTATTGCAAGAGCAATGACAAGGATAACATTTACCGCAAGCCGAGGGTAGGTATGCTTGTGAACGCTTGCTACAAGTATCTGCCACGTCATGGAGTGATGGCGAGCAAGGAAGAGATGCTGATGATTGGAGATGCGTCGGGCTTGCCCATAGGGTGGTCGGATGCAGACCTCAAGACCGCAGAGAACTTCGGAATTGACTATATGGACGTTAATATATTCATTGAAAGTTATGGGAATCTTGAATAAAATTAAACGGATATGGTATCTGTGGCGCAACGGAGACCCCGTTCGCAAATGCCCCGTATTTCGTGAAGAAGGATGCTCACATGTAGACGGAATGCTTTGCAATTTTCCAGAATGCAATACATATCATGAGTATATGGGGCATGAATGGTGTTCGTGCGGAGTATGTACATTCTTTCAGGAATGTTGCAGCAAGCAGTTCGGATTAGGATGTTATAAAGGAAAAAATATTTATAAAAACAAACAATTATGAATCAGAACTTAGAAAACTATTGTCCTCAGAACCCGCAGTATGTACTCGATGACATTGTGCGGGAGGAGTTTCCTCTTGAACTTGATTTCATCAGTGCTGTCGAAAGCGAGAAGTTAGAGACAAAGCGTGATGTGATGAAGTTTATCGGCCGAACGTTAACGGCTACGTTCCCAGAAACGGAGTATGTCACCCGTGTGATGGATGACCAAGAGAAAAGCGCTATCCGCGCCGAGTACTGCCAATTGGTGGAGAATATTCTGCCGGAGCGCAAGCGGCAACTCGAGGAAGCCTTGGAAGAGGCGAAGCGTATGAAGAAGGAGGCAGAGGAGCGTTATGCATCCGCATTGCAGGAGGTGGCAACGATGGCTGCTGAGGTGAAGCTCGGAACGGTGGAGCAGAAGCTGAAAGGTTCGGACACCTTTACCATTGCCATCGCAGGCTACTACCTCACCTACACATGGAACGAGGCGAGGAAGGTCTTTGTCCTTGCCAAGGGGTACGAAGTGCCAGACACAAGCGAGATATGGTCATCGGATGAGAACAACCGTGCGCAGATGCTTGAGCTGTTCGGGGTGGAGTTTTCGGAACCGCAGCCAAGTGCGCAAATAAAGGACTTTGACGGAGATTTCTGACCATGAAAAGACGCAAACCAACCAAGGTCAGGAGACTGAATGACAATGAGGTGGCTCTTGTTGCCGAAATGCAGCAGAAGATTGATTTCTACGAGCGTTTCTTGTTTGAGGTTTCTGTCATGTGCGCGACAGGAAAAACGCTATATATCCTTGAGGATAAGTATTCCTCTGATTACACAGGCATAATTTATAATTTTGTCAAGGATAGGATAAAACAAGAAAAATATGTCAAATGACCTCTTTTCCGAACAAGGTAAGCGTTGTCCCCATTGCGGGCGAATCCTCGAGCACTGGCAATTCAATGCTTCGAGGTTCACCCGCGACGGGCTGCAAAGCTATTGCAAGGATTGTCAGAAAGAGTACAAGAAGAAGCATCCAGAAAAAGAATGGAAGCAGAATAAAAAAGACGAATCGCTAAATTTATGGTAAACACTATGGATACAAATATTATCTTTAACGAGGATTGCATGAATACGCTACAGCGTCTTGAAAGCAATTCCATTGACCTTATTGTAACGTCGCCGCCGTACAACAAGAACGCATACGCAACAGACAAGGGCACAAGCGGGTTCTGGTCGGCCATGCGTGGGCGACCAGATAGCTTACGACACCTATTCCGATAATATGCCGCAAGAGGCTTATGAGGCATGGCAGAGAAACATTCTAAGCGAGTGCATCCGAGTCCTAAAGCCAACGGGCAGTATATTCTATAACCACAAGGATATTCTTGTGGACGGCGTTATTATCCCGCCCAAATGGGTGTACGACTTCAGTATTCATCAGCAGATAATATGGAATAGAGGAAGCAGCTGCGCCAATGACCCACATTATTTCCAGCCTATAACCGAATATATCTACTGGATTGTGAAAGACCCGAAGAACGTCTTCTTCGATAAGTCACAGTCCGCCTTCAGACAAAACGTGTGGAACATCAACTTCGAGACGAATACGAAGCATCCCGAACCTTTTCCCAAGCTCCTTGTCGGCAATATCATTAAATGTTGCAGCAAGGAGGGTGATTTGGTCTATGACCCGTTTATGGGTAGCGGGACGACTGCCTTGATGGCAACAAAGCTGAAACGGAAATATATCGGTTCTGAAATATCCAACAATTATTGCAAGATTGCCGAGCAGAGGATATGGGAAGAGACAAGGCAGCTGTCGCTATTTTAATTTTTTTGCAAATAAAGTATTTGATAACCAAACATATTTGAGATTTTTTTTGTACCTTTGTATCTTGTATGAGCATAGTCCTAAGACCTTACCAGAAAGCAGCATCGGATGCCTCCATCGCCTACTTCCAAGACCGGAAGAAGAAGGGCGGAGGACTTATTGTCGTTCCCACGGGCGGCGGCAAAAGCCATATAATAGCCGATATCGCACACCGCCTTGGCACGCCAATCCTCATATTTTGCCCAAGTAAAGAAATTTTATTACAAAACTATGAGAAGATGGAGAAGGTCGCAAAAGGCGAAAGCAGCATGTATTCTGCATCGGTAGGACAGAAGAAAATATCCTTGATAACCTTCGCCACCATCAAATCAGCCATCAATCACATAGAGGACTTTGACGTTTTCCGCTTTATCATCATAGACGAGGCACATGGCGTGAACAGTGACGGAGGCATGTACGAGAAATTTATCCATCATCGTGCTGACAGGAAGGTTGTCGGGCTCACAGCCACGCCATACCGCCTTTCAAGCAGACGCGGAGGATCGGAGTTGAAGTTTCTCACACGGACACGACCACATATCTTCAGCTACGTCCTCTATGTATGCCAGATAACGGAACTGCTCTCACGAGGATATCTCGCAGACCCCGAATATTTCGACCTTACAGACATGAACCTCGAAAATGTCCGCTCCAACAGCACGGGTTCCGACTACGATGACAAATCGCTCGTAGACGAATACAGACGCAGCGGATTCTATGAAAAATTGCTGAGCCTTACGCTGCGTGTCCTGCATCCGAAGAGCGGAGTGCCGAGAAAAGGCATCCTCGTCTTCACACGTTTCACCACGGAGGCGGAATACCTCGTCAATAAGTTGCAGGAATGTGGTGAGTCGGCAGCTATCGTTACGGGAGAAACGCCTAACAAGGAAAGGGAACGGCTTATAAAGGATTTCAAGGACGGACGCATAAGCGTCATAGTGAACTGCATGGTGCTCGCAGTAGGATTCGACTACCCTGAACTCGACACCATCATCCTTGCAAGACCGACAAAATCCCTCGCTCTCTATTACCAAATGCTCGGACGGTGCATAAGACCCTTCCCGAACAAGAAAGCATGGTGCATAGACATCGGCGGAACGTATAGACGATTCGGACGGGTCGCCGACCTGAAAATAGGACTTGAAAAAGCCGACTCTAAACAATGGGCGGTGTTCTCTCGGGGACGCAAGCTCACAAATACCATAATCGTATAGAACATGGAAAAAGATATACAAGAAAGGATTATCTTTCTCCGCAACGAGGAAAGACAACTCAGACAGGAGGTGGATATGCTCAGGCAGACCTTAAAGGGGCTTGAACAAAAGAAGGGCACGGAAGAAAGGCAAGGATATATGATGCAGGCGATAAAGGACTACCGTGATATTTTCGGCAAAAGCCTCGAGACGTTCTTCGTCAATACATTGATGGAGAATATAGAAAGGAAAGAAATGGAAATACAAGAAATAGACGTAAAAAACGGAGATACCATATATGACTAAGTATTAGTGTTTTGCCATGCCGCCGTTAAACCGAATCAACGGAAAATGGAGGCATAAGCAACGGACTAAGAAAACTATTTTTTCATTTTGAGTTTTCTAAATGTAAATAAGACCATGGAAGAAATTAAAAAACGTATTTATCTGTCTGGCCCGATTAGCGGCTATGACCTTTCTGAGCGCCGTTCCGCCTTCTCCGAGCGGCAGTTGTTGCTTGAGTCCGTCGGTTTTGAGGTGTTCAACCCTTTGTGCAACGGTCTCCCTTCCACGGCGACGACGAATGAGCATATGAGGGCAGACCTTGAGAACCTCCTTTCTTGCGATGCCATTTATTTCATGAGCCGTTGGACGCATTCTGCGGGCTGCCTTACGGAGCTTCATGTCGCCACGGCTATCGGTCTTGAGGTGTATTTTGAGGAGTGCTATGTTATAGATGACTTTAAACCAATGAAATTCAAGTAATTATATGGAAAAGATAAAGATTTTGTTAGAAGGTGGCAGGATGCCTTCGAAGGGCAGTGTGTATGCTGCTGCCTATGACTTGTACTGCCCGCATAACGTGACGGTTTTCTTCGGTCGTCAGGTGATAGACCTTGGTTTCCGCATGGAGTTGCCAAGTGGCAAGGCAGCAATTATCCAGCCCCGCAGCGGTTTCGCCTCCAAAGGTGTGGAGGTGCTGCGTTCCTATGACGGGATTAAGGCCGAGAAGTACCGGCTCGATGCGGACGTGGAGATAGGTCTCGTTGATGAGGATTATAGGGGTCGCGTCGGTGTTATCCTTAAGGTGAACGTCCGCAGCAGCGCCACCTTCGTCATACCCGAAGGCACCCGCATCGCGCAAATGCGCATCGTGGACGTTCCCGAGACGGAGCTCGAGCAGGTGAGTTCTCTTGATATGTCTAATGACAGGGGGGGTGGCTTCGGCCATACGGGCGTATGATGGACGTGAGGGATATTCCTGCGGACTTGATGTGCAAGATTCGCAGTCAGTTTGACAATGACCCGCAGATACAGCGGCTGCGCGTGCAGCAGGGTGTGCTGCAGAGGAGCGGGAACTTCCGTGAGGCGCTTTCCGTTGGGCAGAGTATAGAGCGTCTGTTCTCTGATGTCGTCTTCAGCTATATGAAAGAGGCAGAGTCGCAGGTGGAAAACATAAATATTGATAAGTTTGATATACCTTCGGAGGAGAAGGAAAGGATAATGACGCTTGGCGTGGTACTCTTTATGTGCTCAGATATAATAGAGACATCGGTGATGGACATCGATGATATCATCCACAAGTATGACAAGGACACGCATTTCGAGATGTTCAACGACATCCGTCAGGTTCTTGCCATGGCGAAGGAAAAGTTGAAGTATTTCCAGGAAAACTCTGGCTACATGAAGGATTTCGCATGGCCTGACACCTGCGACGATATGTACAGGATGATATGCAACAAGGCGGCTTCGCTTGTTCGCAGGAAGAAGGATAACCCCTCTTGGGGACGTAACATGGAGAAATACAGAGAGCAATGAATATGTTTCCTCTTGTAAGGAAGAGCCGCGGCAACAAGTATCATGCGGAGAGCTGTGTCTACAAGGGCATACGCTTTGCATCGGTGAAGGAGCGCGACAGGTATATATTCCTTTGCGGCATGGAGCGGAGCGGCGTTATCCATAACCTGCGCAGGCAGGTTTGCTACGAGCTTTTCCCCGATGAGTACAGGGATGTGGTCGTTCATCTTAAGACGAAGGATAAGGTTGTGCGCCGCCGTTCCTATGTCGGTGTGTCATATACGGCGGATTTCGTCTATGAGAAGGATGGTATGGAGGTCGTTGAGGACGTGAAGGGCAGCAAGGCCGTCGTGACCCGTGATGCGGAGCTGCGTTTTAAGATGATGCACTACCTCAAAGGGATTGATGTCCGTTTGGTCTATAGTGCAACGGAAAATGTTTAACCATAGAAAAGACATGGCTGGCAAGAAAGCAATAGAGAGCGTCGGCAGGGTTACGGAAACCCTCGGCAGCGACCGTTTTCGGGTAGAGCTCGATAACGGCGTAGAGATAATAGCCTATCCGAGCGGACGGGTGCGGCTTAACCATATCCGTATCCTTACAGGTGACAGGGTACGTGTTGAACTTTCCCCTTACGACATGACGAAGGGGCGTATATCAAGGAGGCTGTAGGGATGGCATACAGTACGTTAAAGAGGAAGACTCCATTGAAGAGGGGCGTCTTTAAGCGCTCCTACGGCTTTAAAACCGCTCCGACCGAGCAATCGCCCGAGCATGGATGCAAAACGCCGTCAGGAGCGAAGGAAAGGGCAAAAAAGGCAAGGAAAAGCACCAAGAGCAGCCTTGAAACGCATCTTGACATAGTCTTTTCGGTCTACATAAGGCTTAGGGATGCCATGGACGGCGGCAGGACGAGGTGCATCTCATGCGGACGGGTGCTACCCTTTGAGATGATGCAGTGCGGGCATTACTTCGGGCGGTCGAACATGGCTACGAGGTGGGACGAGCAAAACTGTTCCTCCGAGTGTTCCGTCTGCAACTGCTCCGATGCCAACCATCTCGAGGGCTACACGGCGCATTTGAAACAGAAAATAGGAGAGAAGGCTTATGACGACCTCTGCGCTCGCGCTCACGGTGCAAGGAAATGGAGCGGAGACGAGCTGCGTGAAATGATAAGACATTATACCGCAGAGGCAAGAAGGCTGAGTAAGGAGAAAGGGATAAAGGTTAGGATATGAGAAGGTTTCCGGGACAAATTCTACGCGGCGGCAGGAACGGCAGCGAGGTCTTGCTCAGTGAGGAACAGGAGCGCTGGCTGAAGAGATGGTTTCCAGTGACGGAGAATGCCCGTCTGGCGAAGGCGATGGGTATCAGCATCTATGCCGTCCGCAGCCATGCAAGGCGGCTTGGCGTGTCTTCCAAGAGCGAGGAAGGGATGAAGGCCATCAACAGGCGCAGGGGCAGGGTGGCGGCAAGGACGAATGAAAGGAACGGATGCTATGAGAGGAAACGGGGGCATCCCGTGAGCGAGGCTACCCTTGATGGCGTGCGCAGGCGGTGGGAGAGATTCCATAAAGGAGAGGGCGAATCGGCGATGGCGCAGCTAAGGCGCACGGACTTTGAGAGATACAAGGAGAACATGCGTTTGAGGAGCATCCAAAGAAAGGAGATGATCCACATGGAGAAGCTGCGTGTCATATATGGACTGAAGAGGAAGACGAACCTGAAGGCTGTAGTCATGAAACCATTCACGAGAAGCCAGACGCAGCACAGGCACAGTGCCCTTAACAGGGGGTATCTCCTTGCGGAAGACTGCTCCGAGGGGACAAGGGACAGATATACCATCTTTTATGATGACGAGACGCAGCGCAGCAAAAGGTTCGAGGAAAACTGTATAAAGGACGGATTTGCGATAAAGAAAGATGAATAGTATGGGAGGAAGAAAGGAAACGGTTCAGCATCCCAGTTCTGGGGTTTAGTAATCAATAGAAAGAAATACAGATATGCAACGAATAGACCACAAGGATATTGACGGCAAAGAGTATAAATGGTGCGGGCGGTGCAAACGCTGGCTACCGTTGGACAACTTCAACAAAAACATGGTCAAGTGGGACGGACTGCAAGAACGGTGCAAGGAGTGTAAATCACGCCATCGTCAGAAGAGAAAAGGACTTTATGCTGGATTAAGAGAAGGCAGAACCCTTTTTGGAAACGTGGAAGAACAATGGCGTGACTGCGCAGAACATGCCAACTATGAGGTCAGTTCTTTCGGAAGAATCAGAAACAAGGCAACTCTTCTGATTAGGGAACAGGTTAAGTCTAAGAATGGTTATATGACCGTAATGTTTGTCTTGAACGGCAAAAATACACTTTTTTACGTTCACAGGCTGGTTGCATCAGCTTTTATCGACAACCCCGAGAATTATGACACTGTCAACCATAAAGACCACAACCGACAGAATAATTGTGTGTGGAATTTAGAGTGGTGTTCCATGAAAGAAAATATACAACACGGAGTAGGTAAAGTAATATATGCTTACGACGCAGAACAAAAACTGATAGGTTGTTTTAAGTCGATGCGTGATGCTGAAATGCACTACTCAATCAGCCATAGCCGTATTACACAAGGAGGATATTTGGATAGTGGAAAATGTATAAAAGGAGTCTATTTTTACAGTAAAAAGAGATATGAGCAATAGAGTAGAACATCCATCTTATTATCAGCTGAAAAATGGTATAGAAATAATTGATATAATTCGCTACTACACATGTGATATAGCGAATGCCATGAAATATATATCGCGTGCAGGTCTTAAGGGCGAGCAGGGGCTTACCCTTCGTGAAAAGGAAATCGAGGACTGCAACAAGGCTCTTTGGTACCTGCGTGATTACTTGAGGAATGGCATAAGGCTGTCGAGGAAGACGGTCGTTACGCTGCCCGCCCATCCTTGCGGCTTTGACTGTGAGGACATCGCATCGTGCTACTGCGAGGAGATAGCGATGGCGTTCCGCCTTCTTTGGTACGTAGGGCTCATCGTGAATGGCGTCCTCATAAGACCGAGATGTGAGATGACGATGGTGCTGAAGGCGATACGTTCTATCGAGAGGCATGTAGAAGCGTTATCCCAAGGGTGAGCCGATGTCTTTCCCTTGGTTTTCTCAGTCTTCTTCGTCGTCTTCCTTGTAGATGGGGGTATTGTCCTTGATGCCCTGCTTGTTGCGGCGGTATGGGTTGTAGCCTTCCGCCCCTTCGTTGTAGAGGTTGTCGAACGCACGCTCCTTCCTCTTTCGCTCACGTTCTGCGTCGTCATATCTCCTGCGTTCTTCCGTCGGGGTATTCCTGTCTGCGAGCATTGCCTTTAGGATGTCGTCGGCAGGTCTTATCATTGTGTTCCTTCCGTTGACCTCGCCGAGTGCTATAAGCCATTCGCCTCTTAAGTTCTTGAACAGGATTGCTCTTGCGTTCCTTAGTCCGAGTTTCTCGACAGTCACGAATACGTCAAATCCGCAAACTCCATATTTCTCTGTACGGATGCTTATAGGCATGCCTGCCGCGTTCGTGTAGGAATAGTGGTTTATTGTCTTCTCCATATTTTCTTTATCGATTATCCGATACAAAAGTACGAATATATTTTCAAAAGACGCAAGCTTTTATCAAAATATAAGAATTTATATATTTTAGTATGCGTGGATATGCAATATATGACATTTAATTCATTTTAGCACTTTGTGTCTTGCATATTTCGCATATTGGTTTTATCTTTGCACCCACGGGGAGAACGTGAAAGGGAATTCACTTTTTCTCTTTTAACTTGTATGGGATAGGTGGAGTTTGCAGCCCACCGACAAGGGTAAATGCACCGCCCTTCCCATACATTTGCAAACAATGGTGCGGTTATTGAGAGTGCATATATGGCAAAAGAAAAGAAGGGTTATGTTGCTATACCTCGTGGGGTGTTAGAGAGCTTGGCTTCCGAAAGGCATAGGTTTAGCAAGGTGGAGGCTTTCTTGTACCTTGCGTACAACGTCCGTTACGCAAAGGCAGATGATGTTGTTTTCAAAGTACCATGCAAGAAGGGTCAAATCGTCACTTCCTTGCGTGAGTTAGCCGATGCATTTCTTTGGTCTGAGGCATCAGTCCGAAGGTTTCTTTTTCAACTTGTGGAAAACGATTATATCGTTTGGACTTCATATAAGCGGATGACCGTGATAACGATGAAGCATCTCGCTGATACTGAGGACGTTATGACGGAAGAGAAAAGATGCGACGCAACTTGTGACGCAACTTGTGACGCAACTTGTGACGCAACTAAACGATTGAATAGCAAACAGTTAGGTGGTACTTGCGACGCAACTTGTGACGCAACTTGTGACGCAACTTGTGACGCACTCACACGCGTGTTATATTATGATAATATTAATAATAATATTGATAATATAAATAATAATTATATTGTAAAAAAGAAAGAAAAAAGATATATTTCCCGCAAAGCGGGTTTTAAGAAAGAAAAGACACTTGTCGGGAAAGCCCGTGATGTTTTTGAAGCATTTTATCAAGAGAAAATAAACCCGAATGACAAGTACTACTGGACGGCTGCTGACGGAAAGCAAATGGAACAGCTCCTGCAAAAGATACGCTTTTCAAGGAGCCAGCGTGGGATGCCATGTGAAGATGACGATATGCTGAACGCACTGAAAGCACTTCTTGGAAGCATAAGAAACCAATGGCTTTTAGACCATATGAAAGTAGGAATGATAAACTCCCAATACAACGAAATCGTAGCGGCGGCAAGCGGAAGGAGAAGCAATTCGCCGAACATGGAGGTCGGGCGTATCATTACCGAATACGACGAAAACAAATTCAAGAATAAAAAAACATTTTTTACATGATGTACACTTTCAAAGAGAAAAAGACTCCAAAACGCATAAACAATGCATGGGGGAAAGAACTCATTGATGAAGGAATGAGTTTTTATGTTGGCAGATACACATGGCTGCAATGCTATGATGAAATAGTGGATTGGCTTACAGATAACGGAGGTAAAGGACTTCTGTGCGTCGGTGATTTCGGATTGGGAAAGACCGTCATCTGCACTCAAATAATCACGGCCATGTTCGATGAATGGAAATGGGACTATATTTGCGTATCAGCCTATGAAATGTCGAGAAAGATTGACGAAGTAAAGAAGCACGAGATAATCATAATAGATGATTTCGGCGTAGAGGGAGAGGCTGTCGTGTATGGTGAACACAGGCACATCTTCAACGAGATAGTCGATTTCGCTGAAAGGAACGGCATCCTGCTTATCCTCACCTCTAACCTCAGCGTTGAGGAAATGCAGAAGAAATATGGGGTGAGGACTGTAGACAGACTGAAAAAGATGACAAAAGCCGTAGTCTTTGAAGGAAAGAGCCTAAGAGATTGCACGAAGGGAGAGGCTAAGTATTCTTACGCCTACGGTATTCGTTTTGACACGTTGGAAGAGGCGGACAGATTCGCGGATGAGCAGGACGCCATACGTGATGGAATAGAAAACGGATCAATATGTCTGTTTGACGACTGGGCGCAGGATGCCTATGAGATGCATGAGGCACTTTCCCTCGTCGACGGCATGGCATACAAATACGGGAGAAAATCATGATAGACCAAGAGACCATACGGAGGTGGTGGCAGGTGTTCAAGGAGGAGGGAGATCACCTGACCGAGATACGCATCCTTGACGGGAAACGCAACTGGAGCGGATACTTTACGGACGTGGAGCGCATAATAAGCGCCATCCTGCCCTTTGACAGCAGCCCGCACGCACAGATATACTTCACGCTCAACCGTATCAACGAGGCCTGCTACGGAAGGGCGCAGAAAGACAAGATGATTCTCGTGACGAGAGAGCCGACGACGGGTGACGTGGACATCGTGGAAAGGACGCACGTCCTGGTAGACCTCGACCCGAAGCGCCCGGCGGGGGTGAGCGCAAGCAACGAGGAGCTCGAGCACGCCCACCGCAAGGCGGTCGAGGTATTCCGCTTTCTCCTCGAACAGGGGTTCAACGAGCCGATAATCTGCAGGAGCGGCAACGGATACCATGTGGTGATACCGTGCAGGATTGCGGTCAACGAGGAGACCACGGCAGTGGTGAAGAAGTTCCTTCAGGTGCTTGCACTCCTTTTCTCCGACAATCATGTGGATATTGATGAGAAGGTCTTCAATGCATCCCGCATCTGCAAGCTCTACGGCGTGACGGCAAGGAAGGGCGAGAACACTCCCGACCGTCCGTGGCGGCAGTCGGAGATAGTCCGTGTGCCAGATGAGATAAGGCTGACGGACATTGCGTATTTCAGGAAGGTCGCCGCCATGTATCCCGAGGACGAGCCGAGGCAGGAGCGGCGGGGCGGAAACAATGCGGGGCGCTTCGACCTCGAGGAGTTCCTCAACAGACATGGCATAGGCTACAGGACGGAGAGGGTATCCGGAGGAACGAAATACATTCTCGACCACTGCCCTTTCAATGACCAGCACAAGCACAAGGATGCATGCATCTTCCAACGGGACAACGGTGCGATAGGTTTCATCTGCCTGCACAACACCTGCTCGGGGAAGACGTGGCGTGACGTGCGGCTGCTCTTCGAGCCGGATGCATATGACTGGGAGGACAGACCACATGGGGAGTACCGCAGGCAGCCCCAAATGCATGAGGAGACGGCGGATCAGAGGCCGCAGCCCATCGTGCAGACGGAGGAGAAGGGAAAGGTGTGGCTGAAGATGTCCGAGATACGCCGCCAGCCGTTCTCCAAGGGAGACTTCATCGACTCGGGAATAACGGTGATAGACCGCCGAGGACTTGGTTTCAAGCGTGGCATGGTGTCGGTATGGACGGGCAAGAGGGGTTGCGGGAAATCGAGCCTGCTGAACATGCTCATCCTCAACGCTGCGCAGAAAGGTTTCAAGAGTGCCCTGTGGACGGGTGAGCTGACGGGCGACATGGTGAAGCAGTGGCTCTACTTGCAGGCGGCGGGGAAACGGTATAACCACAGGTTTTCAGGAACGGACTATTTCGTAACGGATGATGCGGTGGCAGGGAAGATCGACAAGTGGATAGACCGTTATCTCTGGCTCTTCAACAACAGGTACGGGGACAACTTCACGCAGATAGAGGAACAGATACGCAATCTCGTCCGGGAGGAGAACATCGACACGGTACTCCTTGACAACCTCATGGTGCTCGACATCCGTATGCTCGAGGAAAACAAGTACGATAGGCAGGCGGTGCTGCTGCAGAGACTCGAAGACCTTGCGAAGGAACTGAACATCCATATCCACCTCGTCGCCCATCCGCACAAGTCCATCGGTTACATCCGCATCGACAACATCAGCGGTTCGGGAGATATAGGGAACAAGGCGGACAATATCTTCATCATGTCCCGTGTGAACAATGATTTCAGGACGAGCGCCCCAGATTTCCTCGACAAGTTTGAATATGAGGACGTGATAGCAAGCGGCTGCACGAACGTCATAGAGATCGCCAAGTTCCGCGCCAAGGGAACGCTGATGGGCTCTCTCGTGAAGCTGTGGTTCGAGGAGGAGAGTAACAGGCTGAAGAACGACATGGCGGAGAGCATTATCTATAACTGGAACGAGGATGCCCTCTCCGTGGAAGGCACCATCGGGTACGATGATGAGGACGGCATGCCGTTCGCATCCACGAGCTATGATGATGCGCCTTTTTAAGGTTCTCAGATAATGAAAGATAAACTTTGTGTCTTTTCTGCTAAAGAATGATAAGATATTTTGAGGATAAATACTTTTTTCGTACCTTTGTATCGCAAGATTGCAAGAAAACCCTTAGAACCGCGCCTCCAGGGTCATAGAGGCAAAAGAAATATGAAGTGGTTTTTTATATAGCCGAGTGCCGCCCGACCGACTTGCTTACCACCACGCTTATCAAGCGTTTTGAAAGCTACGGTGGTGCAGAGGGCTACTGCAAGAATTCAGTCGATAAGTGGCGCAAGGAGGATCTATCGGCAAATCTGCTCTACAGTGAAGTGACCGAGGATGCAAATGTGGTCGGTGCGCATGCATTAAACGAAAAGTTTATGTTAGAGCATGAATACCGTATATTTGCGACTCCATGCTTTATAAGCGTCGGGGATAATGCCGAATAGCGAAAATAAAGCCCTTCTGCTGCCCGAAAAGGCAGCTGTCGGGCAGTTGTTCAACCTGGCGGCAGATAAGGCGACACGAGCCAAAGAAACCGCCAAAAACCGAAAGCATCATGGTTTTGGATAGTAATGATTACCTTGTGATGTCTGGTCACGTGGACGTGGGACGGCATACCATGGAGTATGAGAAGGGCGGGGAGATACTCAGCCTCGAGTATGAGTTCGAGGAGGACGGACATGTAGAGGATGACCACTTCTGCGGAGGATATATGGAAGGGACTGGAGCATATGTCCGAGACTACGCCCGGCTCACGATAATGGACTTCTGCGCCTTCGACGAAGAGGGCTGTGAGGTATCCGTGAATTTCAGCGAAGATACGATGAGAAAATTCACGGAGCAATTAATTTAGAAAATATTTGGTTACTAAATACAAATTTATTAATTTTGCAACGTGCGGATAGCACAAAATTAAAAAACGAAGGATATGAGTAAGTACACAAGCATGACTGATGAGCAGTATTTCGCTGCGATGGATGAGTTCTGTGAGAGGTTTCAGGCTCCTCAACCGGAGCCTGTCAGGTGCATGAACCTGATAATGCGGCGCGAGTTCGCCGAGGCTATCGTAAAGGGTGAGAAAAAGGTTGAGATACGTGCTTTTAGCGAGCACTACTTTGACCGCCTGACGGACAAGAAGGTAGACAAGTGGATGACGGAGTTCCGTGAAAAGCACGGTGATGATGAAGAGGTGATGGAGGCTTTCGAGGAGTTTATGTGCGCCACCCGCCCCGTTGAGAAGATTCACTTCCACAACTACAACAACTCGTGGTTCTTGGACGTGAGCGTGACGGAGAATGCGCTCATTGGCATCACCGACCAGAACGTGGCGGATATGCAGCAGCGCTTCGATTTCCATGAATTCGATGAGCTGGTGGCGAGTTTCCAGGCGAAGAATGACCCCAACCGACCGCTGTTCTATTACTTCGTCATCGGTGAGGTGCTTGATACCGACCTTAAGCCCGACGGGGGCAAATGAGCGAAAGGGCAACGGGGTGAGTCAGCGCAGGAGTGATAGCCCCGCCCTTTAAAAAGGCGCGATGGTGTATTTTTGCGGTAAACTCGAGTAATCCCGTAAGCACGACCACATCATTTGTGGTAAGAAAAGAGCGCAATCAGGAGAGTTGGCTGAGAGGTCGAAAGCAACATGTTGCTAACGTGTCAGTCAGAAATGGCTCGGAGGTTCGAATCCTTCACTCTCCGCAAAAAGGCATAAAGGAAGCCGCACGGATTGATCCGCCGTACTTCGCACACAGGGCAGCGGCACATGGGATAGCGGAGGATGCCTTTCATATCGCGGAATGGAGCAGTAGTAGCTCGCCTGGCTCATAACCAGGAGGTCGATGGTGCGAACCCATCTTCCGCAACGAAAATGGTTGTGTAGCTCAGAAGGTCAGAGCAATTGGCTGTTAACCAATAGGCCGCTGGTTTGAATCCAGCCACATCCGCAGAAATTTAATATATGAGTTTTGAATGTTAATCTGTTACGATTATGGCAGAGACAGTAAAAGGTACAAGACCGAATGGCGTGTATAGCGTGAACCAGAACACAGGACGCCTTCAGTACAGAGGCCAGTATGGTGGTGAGGGAGGACGTGCCCTTCGCAATACCATCCGTACCGTGGGTGCTCGTCAGACTGCACGCGCTCGTCGTGCTGGTCTTTAGTATGGATAGGGGAGGAAGATTTTTTTCCCCTTTTCCTTTTTTTTTATTCATGTATTAAATTTAAAAAAACAGTTTTATGTCAGAGGTTACAATAGCCCGCGAAAGTGGTGTTAATACTCTTAATGCGGTCAGTTTGTCTGCAAGGCGGCAGGCAAACCCGTTCCGCAGTATTACCACCCGCCCCATCAGTGCGGCCTACAGGGCTGAGTTGGAGGAGCAGGGTGTGAACATGCGTATCTATGAGTCTTTGCGCCGTGACGAGCGCGACAGGCGGATTGACGATGCTTATGAGACGGAGGTGCGCAACCTTCGTAACTCGCTACGTGAGAAATATCCGCTTGGGAACTATGCGAACACTGCCTTCACCACCGACCGTGACCTGCTTGCGCAGGCAAAGGCGGAGAGGGCAGCGTATAATAGGGAATTGAACCAAGGCGTGAGACGGCTGAAGCGTCTCGCTGCTGCGGCAAAGAAAAAGTAAAAAACAACAAAAAGAAAGGATAAAAACTATGGCAAGTGAAGCTTATTCATATCGTGGAGGAGTGAGTGAAAGGACAATCGCTTACGGAACAAATAGCTCGAACAATCGTGTTATCAATACAGTTCGTGCCATTCGCGCAAGAGCGGATAGTATGATGGCACGAAATAATACGGGTAATGCTGAGCAGGAACTCCGCAACTTTAATCGTATTGCAAATGCGGAAAGAAGGATGTTAAATAGGGTACGTAACCAATAAAAAAGAGGGGAGACACAGCGTCCTCCCATTAAGAAAGAAGGATGGCAAAGGAGATAACGATAGCAAGGGAAGGTTCTGTAAAAGCGTTGAACGCTCAGCGAGGCTCTGCAAGACAGGCGGCAACGGCACACCAGTCCTATAAGCGTCGTCTCAAACAAAAGCGTAACACCCTTGTTCATTCTGATAGCCTTCCAACAAGTCATAGCGAGCGCATACCATACGACAATTTATATTCGGGGAAATTGACGAAATCCTCCTCTGCAAAGAAAGAGTTCTTGAATCACGCAGGCTCGTTCGGTGCTCTTGATGCTGCAAAAGAAGCGTGGAACAATCCTTCACGACTTCGCAAGGTACGCGTCAGCCCTCTTGGTGAGGATAAGGATATGAGTAATCCGCAGGACGTAAAGAATATCGAAAAGAAAAAGAAGCGTGGGATAACAAATTTCAATGTCTATAGGATGAGTCATAATGGACGCAGATGGATAGTTAAGACCGCTCAATACAAAAAAGGATATGAAACGCTCTACTTTATAGGATAAACAACAAGACCCTCGGCTGGGCGAAGGTCTTATCAAAAAGGGCGGTAGGTATTTACCTATATATGTCCTTTTGTTGATGCAAAGATAAGCAATTTCTGCGAAACGTGCAAGTAAAAAGTCGAAAAAGATACCGAAATTATAATAATTTAGCAAAAAGGACAAGAGTTATGTTAGGAAAGGCTATAGCGATAACGGATGAGATAGCGAAGCGTACGGACGAGGTGATACTGTTCCACTCTGCATCGGGCAAAGACAGCATTGCCTTACTTGACATCTGCGCACCGAGGTTCAAGCGTGTGGTGTGCGTGTTTATGTACGTGGTAAAGAACATGGAGCACATCAACCGTTACATTAACTACGCCCGTAAGAAGTACCCCAACTGTGAGTTCGTGCAGATTCCGCACTTCGCCGTGTTCTCGTACATCAAGTACGGCTACATGGGGCATTGGAAAGACCCGAAGACGAAGTTGCAGACAATGGCGACACTTACGGACATGGTTCGCAAGAAGATGGGCATACAGTGGGCGCTCTACGGATTCAAGCAGAGCGATTCCCTCAACCGTCGCTGTATGCTTCGCACGTATGAAATGGAGGCTATCTGCGAGAAATCGAAGAAAGCCTATCCTCTCTCACACTATAAGAACAAGGATATTCTGGAGTATATCGACCGTATGGGGCTGATTCGTCCAGAGTGCTACGGAAAGGGACAGTCGAGTGGTCAGAATATCACCGATCTCGACTATCTGCTCTATATCCGTGAGAAATTCCCGCAGGACTTGCACAAGCTCTATGATGAGTACCCTGATTGTGAGCGTCTTTTGTTTGAGTACGACTACAAAGAGAAAAAGAAAAAGGAAGAATCGGAGAAGAATGAATCCGATTAGTTCCTTTGCTATCTTTAGCATGTAAATTTTTGACTATCAACGAAATTTGATTATATTTGCAAAAAAGAAAGGATAAGATATGGCAGCAGAAACAACTATAGCAAGAGAGAGTCGGGTAAATCCCGTCAATGCAGTGGCTTACAGCGCACGTACGCGGGCTAATGCCACCATGACGGGGTATGTAAACGACGCAATCATTCGTCGCGCCTCAAGGCTTAATTCGCAGTATGCCAACACCGAACCGTTCAATCCGTCAAAGACGGGGGCACGGAACGAGCAGGAGTGGCGTAACTATCAGCGAATAAACCGTGCAGCACAAAATATGTTGCGTCGGAACAGAGGACAGTATTTCTAAATTCTTGAGTAATGGCAAAAAAGAAAGTTAAGGCACTTGAAACGTCAGAGACGAGGGTGGTGAAACGTTCCGAGATAAAGAAGAACCCGATCAACCCAAAACGTCATAAAGAAGACCGTATCAAGCAGCAGGCGAAGAACCTCAAGAAAGTAGGTTATCTTGGTGGTATCGTATGGAACGAGACCACAGGTAACCTTATTGACGGACACCGCCGTATTTCCGCTATGGATTTGTACTATGGTTATGATGGTACAACCGAGACGGACTATGACGTGAAGGTAGAGGTCGTGCACATGGACGAGCATGAGGAAAAGCAGCAGCTTGCATATATGGCCGCAGGCGACACCAAGGCAGACCTTGACCTTCTTGCCGAGTTTGCCAATGATATAGACCTCGGGGAAATCGGACTCGACCAGAGTGAGATTGACGACATCCTGAACATCGCCAACGGCTCTAACGAGGAAACGGTGGATATCCTTTCCGAGCTTGTCACCCCGACGAAGAAAGTCCCCGAAAAAGGCACTGCTGAGTACGAGGAGGCAAAGGCAAGGGTGAAGGCGGGAAAGGCTAAGACTAAGGAGATGGAGAAGGACTACCGCAACGACGAGGCGGCACACGTCACTCTCTCGTTCTCCAACTATGATAACTTCGTGGCGTTCTGCGACCTCATGGGGGTTGCGCCTGACGTGAAGTTTGTTAAAGGTGAGGAATTATTACAAATGTTTGAATGAAAAACTATGGCATCAGAAACTACGATTGCAAGAGAACGGAACGTTAATCCACTTAACTCCGAAAGGGCAAGGAGGAGCGGTCATACAAGAGCCGACTACATAGCCTTGTATAACGCCCAGAAAGGCGGCATCCGCACTCTTTACGCAAGAGGGGAAATATCGGAGAGTGAATATAACCGCCGCATGAGCGAGGTAAACAGGAAACTTGAAAATATATAGTGTATGGCAAGTGAAACTATCGTAGCAAGAGAAAACCGCGCAAATCCAATAAACGGTAGCGGACGGGCGCAAAGACGTATTCCAATACCGCGCGATGTAAACAGTGTCCCGAATAGTGAGTGGCGATCCATAACACGGACGTTGGAGAAATCCAATGCTGATGCCCGTGATGCAGCGCGTCACCTTGAGGAAGAGTCAATGACAGACCGTGAGCTCGGCAATTTCTATGCCGTGGCAAACCATTTCTCTACGCGGTACAGCATCAGCCCATCGGCACGGGAAAATAGTAGGAAATGGGCAAACCTCGCTCTTGATGAAATGAGATATAGAAGACGGAGATAAAAATGGCTACAGAGGTTACATCGGCACGGGAATATTCCACAATACGCAACACTTCCAATGCGGTACGTGGAGAGGCAAGAACGGTAGGAGGGGTAACGGAGAACGGATACTCCGCTGCCTTGAAACGTGCCATCCTCTCCTACGAGCATAAGCAGCGTCAGGAGTGGAACGAGGCGATGGCCTACTATGACAGCGAAGGCTACCAACTGAACCGCAGACAAGGCAAGAAGCACGATGCAGTCCCAGTCTACGACAAGGATATTCCGAAGGACGCAAACGGCAACCGAAGGGATGATATCATCTTCACGCACAATCACCCAGACGCCATCGGCAAGACTGGCTACGGAAGCATAGGAAACTCCTTCACCCCTGACGATATGATTATTGCCGTGAAGTACAACGCCAAGGAAATGCGGGCTGTGACACCTAACTACACCTTCTCGTTCAAGCGTCCGAAAGGCGGGTGGGGCGTAAAGCAGGCGGCTGTTCGACGGGCGTTCAAGAATGCGCAAGAACAGGTCTTATCAGAAGGGCAGTACTACTACCAAAGGGCACGGATGACCGATGTGGCAAACGAGAGATATATGGCGACTTACTGGCATAAGGTGAACAAACTTGTGGCGAATGAGCTTGGTTGGAACTATACTAAAAAGAAAGGATAAAGAATATGGCAAAGGAAGTTTTTATGAGCAGCAGAACGAGGAGTTTTGCAAATCGTGAGGAAGCAAGACGTAATGGTTTGAGTACAACGGAGCAGGCTGTACGTGCCCGTGCTTACTCTTTACAGCGTAGGTACGGAAACATATCCGGCAATCAGCCTTACGTTCCTGCCAATGAACAGAGGAACAATACAAGGATAAGGCGGACTGTAGACAGAATGCTCGGTTAAAAGAGAGTGGGGATAAATGGCAAGCGAAGTCTATAAATCACGTGAGAGTTCCGTGAACCCCATCAATGCGGAGGGTAAGGCTGTAAGACTAAAGTCTGACGGTCTGCCCGAAGGGACGCACTTCCACAAGATGCGTGTAGACGGTTCTTTCCAAGGCATGATAGACTTCGCTGACCGAAAGATAGTTCTTGTCAATATCAACGGGGTGGATATGCCGTTCTACCTCTCCACGGGGCAAGGTAGGAAATACAGCGTGGAAAGCGGCAAGTGGTATCCGTTCTTCGGCTTAGACCCAGATGGGTGGTTCAACAAAGGCTCGGAGGATGATATCAACGACTACTACGGAAGTGTTAAGTTGCGTAATGTGGCGCAGGCACTCGATAAGAAGTGGGGTGATATTCGCAGCACGTCAAAAGGAAAGAAGGTGGCTTACCGCTTCAAGGATAACCCCGAGCAGTATGAGTCTATCCGCTCGCAAGTGAACAGAGACATGGAAAAGCCCGTATATCGGGTTGACCACAAGGGGCAGAAACTCGATTATGCCGAGGCGAGAGCGAATCGGAACGATAAGAATTATTATGAAAGAATAAAAAGAATAATAAAAAAGATAGGAGGCTAACATGGCAGCAGAAACGACAATAGCAAGGGAAAGTCGCGTAAACGCGATAAACGCAGAAAGAAGAAGTGGAAGCAGACGCATCCTTCCGTTTGATGCTGCAACCACTTCAACCGAAAATCTACGTTTTTACAGACAACTGGCGGTTAGAGACTTTAATGAGGCTACATCACGGAATGGCTGGTCGGACGATTTCTATGAAACGACAAAGGCAAGGGTTGATGCGATTGATAAGGAACTAAAGAGAAGAGGAGGTTAATATATGACAAACGACAAGCAGATAAATGCCCGTCTTGCCCCGTTCGGGTTGACGGTGAAAGACCTCACGGCAGACGAGCTGAAACGGGCACGTGAGGAACAGAAAGAGCGAAAAAAGGGTCATGCCGTCCTCGATGGTGTGCTGACAAGTCGGGAAATTCTATCAAGGGCATTAAAAAAAGGAGTGAAACATGGCAAGTGAAACAACTGTTGCTCGGGAGTTAATGGCAGAGCCGATAAATGCCGTTTCAAGAAGTGGCGGAACAAGGGAAGGCTTACTACGGACGATGGCAAGTCAGATGAGAACGGCGCGGACAAACGCTGACAAGGAACGAATATACAAGGCTGCAAACGACGAGGCAAAAAGGCTGACAGGACGAGGTATCAGCCGTTCGGAAGCGTCAAGCGCGATGCAAGTGCAGACACAAAAATTCCAAGGTGGGTATGACTCATACCTCACCCATCTACAGCGCTCTGGCGGCTTTTCTAACGTCATCAACCATGACTACGACAAAGCTCTCTTGCGCCACGAAAAGGAAGGTACGCTCACCTCCAAAGAGCGTGATGCCTTGATAACGTTAAAGTATCGGAAGAAGCACATGGGGGTATAGAAGAAATAACAAAAAAAGAAAATTATGGCTAAGGAAGTAATGACCGCAAGGGAAAACGGAGTGATGGGGCTGCGCTCACGGAACGCCATTGGCGGTAGGACGGACAGGGCACACGGGCGTGCTACTTATCCATCGCTGAACAAGACAACACAAGAACGCGTAAGGTCAGGTGAATGGGCTCCGCAAGATAAGAGACCTATTGATTTTGGTAACGGGGTATCTGCAAGGGATATAGGCAAATCGTACGAACTGAAAGAGAGTAGCAGGGAAGATGGTGATTTCTACAGATATTTCGACCACACCTCGTTAAATGCAAAGGAAGTGTGGAATAAAGTTATAGAAGAGGCAAATCGTTTAAAAAGGAAAAAAGAGGTAGATAAGTAATGGCAAGGCTACGCAGGAACACCCTGACAGACGCCCAACGCGAGCGCATCCGCAGGGCAGGCGTGAATATGGAAAACCGTCTTATCGGGTGGTAGTTTAGATAACTAAAGCTAAAGTAAGGCTTTAAAAGCTAAAGAGTGATTATTTACTTGCAATAATCGCTCTTTTTTCTTATCTTTGCACTACCTTCATAAGAAGGCTAAACCCTTAGAGGTCAGGCGAAAGACCATAACAGGACGCAGAAAGAGTATGGCTACCTACAGCAAAGACATGATGATTAAGACAAACCGCAAGGTGCGCATCACCTTCGCAGGATGGGACGGCAAGAGCTACAACGGCGAGGGCAGAAACCTCACGGTATACAAACACCCATTTATCGCAGGTGACTTCGTAAGGGGTTACTTCAAGGGCGACCGCTGCTACCACAAGGTGACGGATGAGAAACACCATGCCAGCGGTGAGAGAATGGTTGAGTTTTTTACTTACTTTTCAAAAGATTAAGGATTATGGGATTTATATACAACGATGGAGGCCGTTCAAGGTATTTCAAGGCAAAAGAAGTGAGTGACTGCGTAGTACGGTCGGTTGCGATTGCCTCTGAACGCGACTACAAAGATGTCTATGGCGAGGCTAAGAAATTTCTTGGCTACTCTCCGAGAAACGGCATAAAGCACAAAGACGTAAAGAAACTTTTGCAGTACTTCGGTGGAGAGTGGCATCCAACCATGACTATAGGGTCTGGGTGTAAGGTGCACCTCAAAGCAGACGAACTTCCTTCGGGGCGCATTGTCTGCAATTGTAGCGGACATCTCGTAGCGGTGATTGACGGAGTTATAAACGACATCTTTGACCCGTCAAGAGGCGGTACAAGGTGCGTTTATGGGTATTGGGTATTTAAATAATAGAAGGTGGTAATATGGCACGAAAAGACGAAAGATTGAAATATGCTTTGTCTTTTAAAGGCAAAGGGATGGAGAACGAAGAACTAAAAGAAGAAATTAAACTTGCCATTCTTGATGGGGCTGTTTGGGCGGACAAGACGATGATTGAAAAGGCTTGCAAGTGGCTAAGTAAACATTTTTATGATAAAGATTATGAGATTAGAGATGATGAAGGTTGTTGGATTGATGCCGACTTAATGATTACTGACTTCCGTAAAGCAATGGAGGACTGAATACGATGAAAGAGGATGATACCAAATATGGACGTAATTTGGCATGCAAGGCTTCTCTTTGCGAGACTTGCGCCTACACGGGCGGCTATTGTCTAAAGAACAGGATGCGGTTCTATAGGTGTAAGGACTATGTCAAAGAGAAAGACGGCAAATAAAGCGATGTGGCGGCTTATTTTTAGTAAACTGATTATCTATACCACAAAGCGCATCTAAGGCGCACACAGGGCAAGGGAACGGCAAAAAAGCCGCTCCTTTTCTTTTTTAGACGAATTGAACCGATACAAAAACACAAAAATATTTGGTAACTAAATACATTTTTCCTAATTTTGCAGCATAATAAAGGATAACATAAGAGTATATGGAGACAAAATTGCTGCCGATAGGACAGGTGTTCCCAAATATAGGGCAGGTGAAGGGACTACAGAAAAACCCCCGCTTTATACGTGACGAGAAGTACAAGAAACTTGTGCAGAGCATCAAGGATGACCCGGAGATGCTCGAACTGCGCGAGTTGATAGTCTATGACACCGACGATCCTTCCCTCGGTTATGTGGTGGTTGGCGGTAACATGCGCTACCGTGCCATGAAGGAACTTGGCTACAAGGAGGTACCATGTAAGATACTGCACCACGGTTTCCCTATGGACAAGATTCACCGCATCGCCCTGAAGGACAACAGCGGCTTCGGTGAGTGGGACTTCCAGTTGCTCATTGACGAATGGTCAATGGACGAGATAGAACTCGCGGCTATTGATATTCCCGAAATCGGAGAGGCTGTGGAGGATAATACCGAGGAAGCCCCGACACCACAGGAGGAAAGCACCGTAGAGGAGGATGATGACTTTGAGCAGGATGACGTGCTTGAAGACGACATTGTTCAAGAGGGCGACCTTTGGAAGCTCGGAAGGCATATGCTGCTATGCGGTGACTCTACGAAGCAGGAATGCGTAAGCAGGCTATTCCCCAATGGGGAGCAGGCAGACCTTTGGCTTACCGATCCACCTTATAATGTAGCCTATGGGTATGAGGAAAGTGGAAAGCAGCGCGCTGACGGTCTTGTTGTCCTTAACGACAAGATGAGCAACGATAATTTTGAGCTTTTCCTGACCGATGCCTTTACCGAGGCAAAGGCGAACCTTAAGGCTGGCGGCACATACTACATTTTCCATTCCGACTCCTACTCTTTCTACTTTAGGAAGGCTCTTATCAATATCGGTGACATGGACTTGCGGCAGAACCTTATCTGGAACAAGAACAGCCTTGTCCTCGGAAGGCAGGACTATCACTGGAAACATGAGCCATGTCAGCCAGCAGGTACGCTTGTACAGACGATAGAAGGTGTCAAGCCAATAGAGACCCTAACAAATAGAGACAGGGTTATTTCTTATGATTCGCTTAGTGGTCAGGTAGTTGGATATAGAAACGGGGGTTATGCTATAGAAACGGCAAGCAGACACTACGATGGGCTGTTGTATTCCATTTCTGTAGGAGAACATACCACAAAAACGACAGACAACCATGATTTCAGCATACGTTTCAATGGCAATTGCAAGAAAGCATATTGCACTTATCTTATGCGTCGTGGAAATTGGTGGCGCGTAGGTCATACAAGAGCATACGATGCACGTCAGTTCGGCTTAAAGAGCAGACTATCACAAGAGAAGGCGGAGGAAGCGTGGCTTATTGAATTGTATGACAACAGACTGGATGCCCAAGTAGGTGAGCAGATTCTTGCGGTTAAATATGGTATACCTTATACCCATTGGGAAGTTGAGAGAGGGATGGCTGTCACGGAAAATGTACGGAATGAAAAGCAGATAGCGGATATTTATGATGCGTTGGACTTGGAATTGTTAAGAGAAAATGCGTATCGTTTACTGCATGACTTTGGACGTTCGGAGCGTTTCCCGCTAATAACCAAACTGACTGTTGGACAGCGTTTCAGCACAAGGGTGACGGCTAAAATCAACGCTTGTAACCTTATCCCTGAACTGATGCAGGTGCCTATACCTACTGGCAACGGGAAGGACAACCCAAATTTTACATGGGAGGTTATAGAAAAAGTTGATTATAAGCCATTTGACGGCATGGTATATTCCCTTGCCGTGGAGAAACATCATCATTATATCGCCGACGGAATAATTACGCACAACTGCTTGTACGGTTGGAAGGACGGTGCAGCACACAACTGGTATTCAGACCGAAAGCAATCGACCGTGATAGATTGGGACAGACCGACAAAATCGGTACTGCATCCGACCATGAAACCCGTCGGTCTTTTCGGTTATCTTATGAAGAACTCTTCCAAGAAGGGCGACGTTGTCTATGACGGATTCGCTGGAAGCGGAACAACCCTTATCGCCGCCGAGCAGCTCGGTCGCAGCGCACGACTTTGTGAGCTTTCACCCCATTACGTGAAGGTTATAATTTTCCGCTACATTAAGCTGCGCGGCAACTATGCAGATGTGTTTAGAATCAATCCAGACGGCACGCAGACGAATATCATGGAAATCTTCACGAAAGAGGAGCTTGACAATTTGTGTAATACATAAATAAGAGATAAAAAATAACGGAATTTTTAAATATATGAGTATGGACGAAGAGTTAAAACTAAACAAGAAAGGCAACCGCAGAGGCATGACCGAAGGTTCCAAGAAGGGGCAGGAGCATATCAAGCCCCGCTGGAAGCCCGGTGAGTCGGGAAACCCGAAAGGCAGACCGAAAAGCCGTGTAAAGGAGCTGATGGAAGGTCTGCTGACAGTAAAGCAGGTCAAGGAGAATACGATGCTTGATGACAGTGAGATTCATGCAATCGAGCTGATGGTACTTTCCCTTGACACGACCGCCTTGCAGGCAATTGCAAAGAGTGAGAAGACACCAGTCTATATGCGTACCCTTGCGATGGCTGCAATGTGGGATATGAAGAATGGGAAAACGGGAACGATGAACCTTCTTCGTGACCGTCAGTTCGGTGCGGTTAAGAAGCAGGTGGACGTTACCACCAACGGAGAGAGCATGGCTCCGCAATCAATGACCCCTGACGAGGCGAAAGAATGGCTGAAACGAATCGAGGAAAGCTGCTGATATGGGTAAAGAAAGATATATCCGTATTGGAGCTATCCCAAAAGATGAGAAATCGAAAGTATGGCGAGGCGGTGTTCAAGTCGGAGAGGAAATAGGTGTGTCATGCTATGATGCTCTGTTTTCGCACGGTAAATGGAATATTGTCATACCGTCACCAATTAACGAATCAAAGGTGTCAACTCTTTACGGGCTGTTGTCGCAGCTTGGATTGCTTTACAAGGTGGATGACCCACAAAGAGCATACCTCGTCGAGGGAGACTATGTAGGAAATGGAGCGGACGGTGAGCCGCTTCTGAGAAACGTAAGGATTGTAGAGGATATAACAGATGATTTGGCTGTATGAAAAAACTAAAGTTTGCCGTTCCCCTCTATGACATCAATATTACCCTTGTTCAAGTAGAGTCGCCCGATGATGCGGACGAGGTAAAAGCCTGCTGCGAGGAAATAGAGCTGCTCCCCGAAGATGCGGAGGCGACATTGGAGTTCGTAAAGCAGGACAAGTGCGATGGTGGTGATACGTGGCGGAATTTTGATAAAGGGCAAATGTTAGTAATCTTCTATCGGATGACGAACGGAAGAATAAAGAGGAATCGTTACGGGCATGAGAAACGGCACGTGGAGGACAGGATACTCCAATGGTGCGGAGTGAACGACATAGAGTCTGCTGCGTATCTCGCAGGATTCCTTTCCGAGCAGTTCGATGAGTTCTATTTCAAATGAGCAAGGGGAGAATATACGAGTTTGACCCTATTCTCTATCCTCGTCTGTTGTGGATAGTCAAAGGTTCTGGGGAGTTCGTCAGGGAACACTTTCGCAAGAAGGGAGGCGAAGAGCTGACGGAAGACGACGTGGATATGCGCTATGTCGATGCGTGGGTATGCAAGTGCGAGCGGAAATCCGACAACAGGCTCGGTATCGTTTTCTTCTTTGACACGGGGTTAGAGGCGAAACAGCTTGTTCACGAATGCTATCACGCCCTTACGGCATTTGTCAGCGAGATTAACGCCGACCTCCCAGACTATGACAGTGACGGGATGGAGGAGTTTGCGGCATACTTGATAGAGTGGATTTTCGATTGCTGTTGGAAGGTAAAGCAAGGTAAGGTGAAATGACAGACACGGACATTTTGAGGGCTTGGACGCTGAAGAGTTCCCTTAACTTCACAAGGTACTTCTTCAAGCAGAACAACGACATGAAGTTCATCATAGGCAGGCACCACAAGCTTATCTGTGATGCCCTTGATGATGTCCTTAACGGAAAATGTAATAAACTTATTATTAATTTGTCGCCGAGGTATGGAAAAACGGAACTTGCAGTAAAGAACTTCATTGCTATGGGGTTAGCCGTCAATCCTTCTGCCAAATTCATCCACCTCTCTTATTCTGCCAACCTTGCACAAGACAACTCTATTGCCGTAAAAAATATAGTTCAAAACGAAGAATATCAACGGCTCTATCCTACCCGTATCACCTACGGAAAGAATATGAAATCTCAGTGGGAAACCGACCAAGGAGGTGGCTTGTACGCCACATCTACGCTCGGTCAGATTACGGGTTTCGGTGCTGGTCTTGTCGAAAGGGAATGTGAACCGTATCGTTTTGGTGGCGCGATCATTATCGATGACCCTATCAAGCCGGAGGATGCCCTTTCCGATGTTGTCCGTGAGCGTGTGAACCGACGTTTTGAAACAACAATCAGAAACCGCGTCAATTCCCGTAACACACCCATTATCATTATCATGCAGCGTTTGCATGAGCATGACCTCTGCGGCTATTTGCAGGAAATAGAACCAGACGAGTGGCGGGTGATATCACTGCCAGTTATACAGATAAACGAGAACGGAGAGCGTGAAGCACTGTGGCCATACAAGCATACACTTGAGGAACTTGATAAGATAAATGCTGCCAATTCGTATGTTTTTCAAACACAATACCAACAAAATCCTATGCCTTTAGAAGGCTTGCTTTATGAGCACGCATTTCGTACTTATGAAGTTTTACCTCCCGTCAAGCTGGGGACAATGTGCTGTTGTTGCGACACCGCAGATGTTGGCGAGGATTATTTGTGTAGCATAACCTACCTTTCAATGAAAGATGGATACTACGTGACGAGTGTTATATACACAAAGAAAAGCCAAGAGGCAACGGAACAAATGTTGGCGCAGGATTTAGCGAAATATGAGATAAGGTATTGTGTCATTGAATCAAATAATGGAGGCAGGGCTTTTGCCAGAAACGTGGAACGTATAAGTCGTGAGTACGAAAACCACAAAACGACTTTTATTACTTTCACGCAGCACCACAACAAAAATGTCAGAATCTTCACAAGGGCTTGTGAAGTAAACAATATGATTGTATTTCCTGTGGATTGGGAACGTCGATGGCCAGAGTTCGCTTCATCCGTGAAAAGTTACCGAAAGGAAGGAAGAAATGCACATGATGACGCAGAAGATGTCCTTACGATGATTATTGAAAGAGGAGGGGTTGTAGGCGGTGCGTCTGACGATCAAATATTGTCAGATTTTCTATAAAAAGCAGAGCCTATCCATCACGGACAGGCTTGCCAAAATATGTACAAATTAACATTAACTATTCTATCTTTTCTTTATGCTTGCCAGCATATCACGCATCATCCCGAACCTTGCACGAATGTCATTGTCTTTCGCAGCGTTGATGTCGGGAACGGGGCGCACATTATTGATGATGGCATCCGCTTCTTTAGTGGCTTTCTTGATGGTCTTCACAAACTCGTTGTAGCCGAAAGAAACCTGCTCTGTTGGCAGTAGGATGGAATATCCGTCACCCCACTCGTTCTTTAGGTACATTTGCTCTTTCTGAAGCATTGCCCATCGCAGTTGGTCGATGCACCCCATATAGAGGAACTGCTGCTCACGCAGTCTGGCGATAAAGTCCTCTTCGCTTTCGCAGTCAGCCATTGAAGGATCTTTGATGTCGAACTTCTTGCGCAGCCATTCGTGAGGAATGAGCGCACCGTCACCAAACTTTTCGGCTATTTCAGCCATCAGAGGATTAAGCACCTCTGCCGTCAATTCTTTTTTATTCTCCATATTCGCTTATGTTTTAAATGTTAAACATTTTGGGCAGTTCGGGGAATCGAACCCCAACGTGAACCGTTACTGCCTTCGTCTTTACTTAACCGTTCTTTGCTAAACTTTGGATGGCTTTGCATAGCCATACAAGACACCACTTCGCTATACTGGTCTTTGCTGGACTTTTTGCCCTCACCCGTGGAATCGAGCCACGGCTTGTACCATAGTGAGGGTTCTTCTTTACTCTGCTAAACTATATTTCGCTGGACTCTGCTAATCCGAACTTAACTTTTTGCTCCTACCATCGGAATCGAACCGATGCTTGCACCATGATAGGAGTTCGTCTTTGCTGTACAGGTCTGAACTAAACTTCTCTCAACTGAGCCATACTGTACTACACTCCACTGTGCTTTACGAATCTGGACTAAATGCTCCCACTGAAGGAATCGAACCTTACATACAACCATTGTGGGAGTTCGTCTTAACTAAACTGCGCATAACTTTGCTAAACAAAACTCGTCTCGTCTACACAAGGCTCTACTAAACTTAGCTGAGAATAGCTCCCGCCCGTGGGGTCGAACCACGGCAAGGAATCCGTCACGGGAGTTCTTCTACGCATTGCTATACTACTCTGCAAATATGAAGCGTTAAATCTTCTTCACAGAGAATCGTCCGTAGAGGCGGCGGTACGTGCCGACACCATAGCGAAGACCAGCAATCTCCAACACGTCAAGCACCTCCTTCTCGTCAAGTTGGGTTTCGTCAAACCAGCACTCAAAGGTGGCACTCCAGTTCGGAATGATGGCGCGTGTGGTGGTGATACGAGCGTTCTTGATGCCTACGGCTCGGACATCGACGTACATATTACCCATATCGAAAAGTTGCTCAGGCTTCTTTTTGTTGTCCTTGAAGTCAAGCGGTGCACGGTCGATAACGTTGAAACTGCGCTCAAACTTCTTGCCGAGTTTGCGCTCCTTGGCGGCTTCGATAATACTACGCTCGATGCACTCCTGAGGGAGGAAATAACCTTTTTCGTCAACGTACAAACTGGCAAGGAACTTGAGGCGGGAAATCTCCATGAGGTCGTCCTCGGTCTTGGTGCGCTTGCTCGTCAGCGGCTTCAATAGTTTTGAATACTTGTCAAATGGGTTGACAGTTCGCGGGTTATTCAGCATCAAAGGCCGTGTACCCGTAATTTGGAATTTTAACGTTTTCATATACGCTGTTATAAATTGTTATTACTATGCCTTGCGGCGTTTACTAAATACGACACAAAGATAACATAAAACTATTTAACGTTCAAATATAAAATCACAGTTTAGTATTAACTATCTTTTGTTAGCACACATCGCCAAAAAATGCCTACAATAAGATACTTTAGCATAGTTTTTGTTGTTTTCTCGATGTTTATTCGTATCTTTGTCGAAAAAGAGAAAATATGGGATTTCATAGAGTTTCAGCAACGAGAAATATGCGCACACCTCATGCGCACCTCGACAGGAAGGAAAATGGAGATATATATGCCGTTTACAAGTTGGGATTCAGCAAGAACGCATCACGCTTTGAGTATTGCTTCATAGGAGCGGAGGCCGGAACGTTGACTTTTGACGGGAATGTGATAGAGGCGCATCCGAAGTTCAAGAATATCGATGCCTTCGAGGGATGGAGCAGAAAGTATTTGGCAGAACATGATTTATAAGATATGAGAGTATTTTTTCAAGACCCAGACTCGGAATATGTGATTTTCCATACGGAGGACAGTCCCGTTGTTCCGAACGTCGGAGAGTCCGTAAGGTTGGAGCAAGAGTGGTATAGAGTGGTGGAACGTACGTTTTACTACAAGCATTTAACCAGTATGGATGACAACAGTTGCACAGTTTGGGTTAAAACTTTAGAAGAATAGAATATGGAAGCGATAGCAAGTTTTACGATTGACCACACAAAGTTGAAGCCGGGGATATATGTTTCCCGTGAGGATAAGGATTTTACGACCTTTGACCTTCGTTTCACGGAGCCGAACAAGGAGCCTGCCATCGCTCCTGCGGCCATGCACAGCATCGAGCACTTGATGGCTACGTGGTTCAGGAATAGCGTGGTAAAGGATGACGTGGTTTATGTAGGCCCGATGGGGTGCTTGACGGGAATGTACGTTATCATGCGCAAAGGATATGATGTAGAGAAAATGCGCTATCTGACGATGGAGTGTCTACGGTGGATAAGCGAGCAAGAGGAAGTGCCCGCCACAACACCAGAGACATGTGGCAACTATCTTCTTCATGACCTGCAAGCCTGCAAGTTGGCGTGTAGGCGTTATTTTTGGAAACTAAAAGAAAGATTCCATTGTGAGTACACGAAATTGCAAGTAACACTTGATGACGGGAAGGTGTTTGCAGATGCTTAAAATAAAAGGCAATGAAGATTCAATACGCATCAGACCTACATTTGGAGTTCCGAGCCAACCGAGAGTGGCTGTGTGAGAATCCGTTGGAAGTGGCAGGAGACATACTTCTGCTTGCTGGAGATGTTATGTACATAGAGGATTGTGCTTGGTTCTGGGAATGGGCAGGAAAGAATTACAAACATGTGCTTGCCGTGCCAGGAAACCATGAGTTCTATGGTAGTAACCTTGCAGACTATGCTGAAAGTTTCGTTAAGCCAATATACTCTAACGTTGCATACTATCAGAATAAAGTTGCTCGGATAGAAGATACGGATTTCATATTCTCCACGCTATGGTCTGACATTGCACCAGAACATGAACTTTCTGTAAAATGTGGCTTGAATGATTTCCGAATGATAGAGTTTGGAGATTATAGACTGACTCCGCATGTGTATAGGCACGAGCATGAGTTCTGCGTTAGAATGATAAAGGAAATGGTCGAGGCATCTACCGCCAAGCATATCGTTGTTGTCACCCACCACTCACCGTCTCTGCTGACGATAGCCACGGAACACCTCACAAGCCCGCTGCGGTCTGCCTTTGCCACCGACCTTCACTATCTGATGGAGGACGGAAGGATTGACTATTGGGTCTACGGACACTCGCATACGAACATCAACTGCAAGGTGTTCAACACGGAGGTGATATGCAATCAGCTCGGCTACGTGGAACACAAAGGACAGATGAACGGATTCAGATTAGATAAATGTTTTGAGATATGAAAAGGAAGTTGCATAGGAGAAACCCAATACACGCCTACAAGCGGCTGCTCGCTAACGACCACGATTGGGACTGGTGCTTTCTGCTTGCTCTGGAGAAGAAGAAACTCCAGCGGATGCGTGACTACATAGGGGAAGCACAAAGGCACGTGGGATGGGAACAGAACGTCCGCGACATGAGCGTCTGCATAAAGTTAATTGACATCATTTTGGAAGATGACGCTGCATATAGAACGTGGATGGAGAAACGAAGCGTGGGTGACGTTAAATGGAAAGAGCGTGATGATGGCTTATTTGAGTTGATTGACGCAGGCATTGACGATTCAGTACCATTTCCATGCCATATAAACGAACGTAACGAGCGGAGGTTCTTTCGTGATGAGCCGATTAAAAACGCTCGGAGAAACGGAAGATGGGGAGCTGCGATAACCTATTCCGTCAATCTTCGTACACGCAAAGCCATGCACCTGTATAACCTTATCCGCGAATACAAGATGTGGGAATGGTGGGATTAAAAAATAGAACAAGATTATGAGCGAGGAAGATTTAAGGAACTTTGCGGCAGAGTCCTTTGCCGAGTATTTGAAAGACCGTCCTATTGTGGACGGAGGAGAGTGTTTCATTGACGGCTACCTTGCAGGAGCGAGGAAGATGGCCGAGTATATTCATGATGCCATAATGTTCATGGCAAATAACAATCCGAAGTTATGAGCGAGAAAGACAAAGACAAAGAACACCGGCACATAAAAGGAATGGTGTTGGAAGAATATGGCAAAGGCAACATCGTTTTTGCTTCTGTCTGCGGATTGCATAAATGCAGCCTTGAAGACTTTGTGAAACAGCCGTTGGAAGGTATGCTTTATGACATCAATCGTGACAAGGCGACTATTACTACGTTCCTTGATGACCAGAAATGGATAAACGACCTTGCATTGACCGAGTTGTTGCGATACTATTATAACCGATGCAATAAGTCATTGTGGCACGATGGCAGCGAGAAACCGCAGACAGGAAGAATTATGTTTGAAAGCACGGACGGAGGTTTGCGCTTTGCAGACTACGACCTCGATCGTAATCGGTTTGACAGCGATGACGAGTGCTATTATTCCGGCATGTGGGAACATTGCCACATCAAGCGTTGGATATACGAAAAAGATTTGTTTGCGTTATGAAAGTTTTTGTTGTCTACTACAGAGACCAAGAGGATTTTGAGCTTTTCCACATTGCTTCTACGAAAGAAAAGGCGGAGGCATGGGTAAAGCGACACAAGGAAGGGTACGCTGAGATAGAAGAGGTCGATGTCGACAAGGAAGAAAAGTTAGGTATATACTGATATGACTTTACAGCAAGAAATACAATCGATTTTGAAGTCCTCGTTATCCTACGAGGAAAAGGGCAAGAAACTTGCCAAGTTGGTAACAAAGCAAGAGTTAGACGCTTTGCTCCCCAAACCGAAGGATGTGGTGGCCTTAAAGGAGCCGTTGAAACCGAAGACGAATGGGATGAAGACACTGCATCTCTCCATCCACAAGGTGTACTTCGATGCTATCATTACCGGGGCAAAGCCCATCGAGTTTCGTGATTGGACGAATGACTACTACAAGCGCAAATGTTCCTATGAGGAGGACGGCAAGCGGTATCTCACGCCGTTCGATGCCATCGTCATCCATGTAGGTCGCGGCAGGGGTGCCTTGACGGCGACCGTTGCCCTGAAGGACATCACCTGCGACGGCACATATCTTATGTTCTGGGTCGGCAAGGTGTTGTGGAGCAACTCTCCGCTTTGGAGGGGTGATAAATAGGCGTGTTCTTGCGATTTGTTTTGCCCGTGTCGCTTTGATATGGACTGGGTGGATAAGGTATACGGATAAAGAAAACGAGGCGTTAAAAGCCCCGTTTTTTGTTTTTAGAAAAGGGACGGTATACGTTTCTCAACGTCCCGTCCCGAACCCTTAGAAAAACGTGGTGAGTATGACTACCACGTGGGGTGCCTAAAGGACACCCTTTTCTCAACCTGCGTACGTCCACCTATTCTGGATGAAGGCGGTGTATGGCAGGTGGTATAGGTTGCTGTAGTAACAGCCATTGTATTCAATGAACCGTCCGAAGGTCTTAATCTGCCCGTTCTGCATGAATGCGAACTTGGACGAGTCTATGATGTTATGAGCGATGGTCTGCAGCTCTTTCGAGTAGAGACCGTACGTGCGGATAGCAGGGACGAGGTATTTCTTGAAAGCCGTCTCGCTGTCCGTCTTGCCCTTGTAGGGTGTGATGGCGAGGATGCCGTTGTGCATGAACCACGTATTTGATTTCTCGTCATAGAACGGGTGGCAATTGGCAAGGGACACCTTGCCGTGGGTAGCCCACCGGAAATGGATGATGCAGTTCTCGTTCTTCGGGACTTTCTTTAGCCTTGCGTAGAAATCCTCAAAATCGAGGCTCTTGTAGTGGTCACTCTCGCTGACGAATCCGCATCCGTCGTGGTTACGCTTAAACGCTGCCCTCAGCTCTTTCTTGGTGGGGAGGGCATGACCCGCTGGGGAAATTATTATTACACACATAACGTTTATCCTTTCTATTTTATTTTAATTTAATCGTTAAACAAATCTAAATACATATCCTTTGTAGGATTTAATTTTGCCGTAACAGCAAGCACTAACATTCTGTTGATACCCACCAATAAAGTCCGCAGCTTTCGTTGCACTTTCAAATCTTTTCACAAACTCACCATACATGTTATACATATTAACGGGTTTCTCCAAAGCTTTTACGGCAGCGGCTTTCATAACTTTACAGACGTTGCTATGCTTCAAGTTCTGTTTCGCTGTAACCCATTCGAGGTTGGTAACAAAATTGTTTGTTCTAATTTCATCTATATGATTTACTTGTGGCAGATTCTGTTTATTGTCAAGAAAAGCATTTGCTACAAGACGGTGGATAAGAAGCGCCTGTATATTATTGTCTTTGCTTAGGGTCACTTGCAGATAGCCGTTTTGATTATTTGAAGGTTTAAGGATGCGATTTTTGTTTCTTAAAGAGCGAACCCGGCCTAAGTCGCTAACCTCATAAAGTCCTTCGTAATCCTTTATCGGTCTCCATTCTTCTTTTATCATAGTCTATTTAATGATGTTAAACTTTAATTTTCTATATTTTGCCGTTTTCTGCCCCGCCGTTGCGCTCTTTGCGCTCGGGTGGGGTAGTTGTGCCTCTCCGTGGTTACCGAGCGGCACGAGCCTCGAATTCGGCTCTGCGGCTGCAGAAGTAGGCTTTATCGTTCTCGCTCAAGAAAGGGATGTCCTCGATGCGGTTGATGTCGGCGTTAAGGCGGGTAGTCTTGCTGAACTCTACGAGCTTGCCCAAGAACTTAACCCAGTGGCTTATCTTGGTGTAGTTCGCAGTGCCTTGGTGCTGCCTGAACTCGATGGTCTTGTGGGCGGCGTAGGCGCAGGGGTTTACCCTGTGGTAGCGGTCGCTGTTCAAGGCGTAGCGCATCTGCTCTTTCGTGGTGGCGTGAAGAACACCGTATTCGTGGTTGCGGAGGCTGTTGCACCATCTTGCGTAGCTACCCCGGCGGCTCGGGGCAAGAAAGCTCTCGATGGCGGTCTCCATCCTCATGTAGTTGACGAAGACGTTGCAGTACTCAAGGTCGGTAAGGCTTGCAGCCCCGATGTGTACGTGGAGTCCGCAGGAGGAGTTGGTCGTAGCGCCAATCTCCCGAAGGCTCTTGCAGCAAGCCTTGAGGCTCTCGAAACCTTGGTCGTTGCCGTTCAAGGCAGGGGTGACGCACTCGGCGGGATTGTGCCCGCTGATACTCGAGTCGGTGGTCAGCTTGAATTGGGGGATGTCCCTGTGGTTGTAGTATACCTGATCCATCACCTCGAGTCCGTTGCGGCGTGCTGCTGCGAAGAACTCGGTGTATCGGCATCCTACGCATTCAATTTCTACCCCGAAGGTGTAGGAGAATGGTAGTGGGCGTGGGGCAGGCATGTAACTCCTCACAAGGCACATTGCCTCAAAAGGAGTAACGCCGAGCTTTACGATGGCCTCCTGCTTCTTGGGGCGGCTCATCCTGCTTTTCAACACTTCGTTTACCTGCTCGCTTAATGACTTCTTTGTAGTATTCATACTCTTGCTGCGCCGTGTTATGGCCTTGCGCTCTTGGCCTCTAAGGGTTCGATGCAAAGGTAATTGCAAACGGTTGAAAAACAATCGTTTAGGCGAGCAATTTAGCTTCATTTAGCAAGAGTTTAGCATACCTTATCACAAATGGGCAACCAGTTATCATAAGTTAGCAAAAAATGGCTACCCAGAGCAGGTTGGGCAGCCGAAACCTCCCGTGGATGGAGATTTCTTATAATAGGTTCTCTACGGCAAGACAGGCATCGAGCACCTTCTTGGAGGTGTAACCGTGCAGAATGCTGTCGAATTTGATTTCCTCGTTGCGCCAAGTAGCATTGTTTTGGTAGTACGACGTGATGCCGTTCATGACCCACAATCCAGTTCCTCGCTCGCCATATTCCTGTCCTATACCGTTCTCCACCGCCATCTTCATAGCTTCGAAGGTGTTCTTGGACTGGGTGGGGATATCCTCGTGTTCCATCGTGCCGAACTTACGGTACGTTTCCATCGATTTCTCGGAAAGCACTACCTCTGCCAGGATACGGTCGAGGTCTTGCTCCGCAATCTTAATGTTGCGCAGATGGTCAAACCTCTGCTCAAGGGATTTCTTGTAAACCTTCATAAGGTTGAGTGCCTTGAAAGCGAACTCGGTATTTTCCTTGGAAGTCAGGTCAAGCCGCTGCATGATGTTTGATGAGTGGCGGAGGGAAAGCATGCCGGCGTTATGGGCGAGAGCCATTCGCATCGTGTTTTCACAGACCGTCCTCACTGGACTGACGACACATTTGACTGCTCCCGTTCCGTCGTGAGAGGTGGTGAACATCATATACATCTCTACCTTGTCGTCGCCCTTGTTGTCGAGGATGATGTCATCAGGGAACTTTGCGGTTATGAAAACCCGCTCGCCACTGCCGAGCACCCCTGCGCATTCAATGACGGGAACGTGGTCACCGACCTGCCCCGTGCAGAGGGTGTCGATGAACGTGAAGGCATCGATGTTCTGTACGATGCCGTAGCTATCGCCGACGATGCCAAGAGGTTTGTTCTTGTCCGTGCGGAGTGTGGCTTTCTTACCGCTCACCATTGCGTCAAGGAGAAGGTCTGCGGGAACGTTGCCCGTTGCCATTGCCTCGGCTATTGCAGGGGTTATCACCGCCACGTTGTTTAGCGTGACTTCATAATTGGCGTGGGAAGCCTCCAGTGCCTCCTTGACGGTCATTGGACGGTCAAATACCTGTCCCAATTCGTGCCATGCACGCTCCTTGCGCCCGTTTTCTGCGAAGGACGCTACGCCGTTGTTGATTTCAAGATTGTGTGCCATAATTGTTTCTTTTATAATTGTTAAGCTTTGCCCATAGAATCAATATCTAACTCATTTGGATTGAAACCTACATCGAAAGAATATCCATTGCGTTTAAGATATAATGCAACCTCTTCCATTATTCTTTCCTTAATACCCTTTTTGGGGTTGTCAATCCTTATGTGTAATGTAAACTTCATCTTTATTGTTTTTCGTCGTGAATGTTGCCAATTACTTTTATACCGAGAACAGACTCATCGATAACGTTGCCTTCAGCGTCACCCCATCCATCCTCCTCGGAAACGTCAAGGTCTTTGCGTAGTTCTTCCAAATTTTCAAGACCGCAAAATGCCAATGGAGAATAATCGTCGCAAGTGAACATGCCGCATTCATAGGAAACGACCCCATTAATTTCCTTTAGGATAGACTCGTATATCCGGTTGAACGGGTCGCAGTCAGGATTGATGCAGCGGGGAACTATGCAGTAATACCTCACGATGTCACCTTCGTATATCTTCTTGCCGTTCTTATCGAGCAATCCAGTGAACAGACCAACAGTCTCTGGCTTAACGGGGAACAAATCTACCCACAAGGTAAAAGCGAGGTGATATTTCGGGTCTATAGAATTATCCTCGTGGTAGTTGTCCGTGGTCAATATCATACATCCAACTCCACTTGGTAATGGAATCTGGTAGAGAAATCCATATACCCATTCTCCATTATCAATTCTTTGTCCTCGGAACTCTATTTCTTGCATAGCCCTACTTTCTTAAATCGTTTATTAACCTTGTGTTCAGTGTGGAAAGCGCATCCATCACCTTTCGCATATCGCTCTCATACTTTGAGCCTTCAAGACGCATGTTTGCGCTGACAAGCTCCCGCCCTGCCTTTTGGATTTCTTGCTGGGCATACTTAATCTGCTCTCTTGGAATCATAATTCTTCAGTTTTATGGGGTCTAACAAATCATTCTCAAGCAGCCAAACGACCATCGTATAGACTGCCTCCAGCTCTGTTTCAAAGGTGTCGTCTCGTGAGACGGTGAGCAGCGTAAACTGCACCTTACCGTCAATTCCACGGGTCATCTGGTAGGGGCATGGAATCACCTTCAGAAGGGCGTCGAGCGACCATGCGGGTGTCCTCTTGCCAGCAAAGCCAATTTGAATCCCGTATTTCTCGCTGTACCACATATCTGATGTGGATGGGTCAAGCCCAAGCTCTACGAGCCGCTTGCTCTGCTCGATCGTTGTGTACTGCATAGTCAATCTTCTATTTTAATTCTTACATACCAACCATACGAGGAAAAGTCAACCTCGCAGGTCTTGCCTTGTTCACGTACCAATGCGGCCACCTCCTGTGCAAGGCTGTGTGTGCCGCAACTAATGAACTCCCACGTGTCGTTGCCTTCGGCACGATAACTTTTGAGAGTCCATCCGTTTTTAGTCTTTACCTGTATCATTGTTCTTTCGCCATTTTTATTCTTTCGGGAACAACCCTTGTCATATTGCACTCGTCGCAGCAGACACCGTCACGTAATGGTGCAGCGTTGTGCGGGTGTCCTTCTATACGCCTGCCGCAGATGCAGCAGTAGTACACCTCTTGGATTTCGTAGCTCTCCACGTCGGGATTGTCAAGACCGAAGAACCCTCTCAGGAATCTCTCGGCATTCTCTCCAACTTCTCCGACATAGGAAGGATGGAGCACTGATCCATCCTTCTCCCTTACCGTCATTTCAAAGTGTCTTTGCATCTTCCTTCGTCGTTATAAAGGTCATCAGTTCTGCCTCCGTGTGAAAGCATTTGTTCTCGTCATAGCCGTTGGCGTTGTAGGACTCACTGTCATAGAGTCGTACGTTTACCGTGTCACCTACCGTGAAGGCATTTATACGATTTACCTCAAACTCCCTTACCTTGAGATAAGTGGTGTCAATGGTGAAGACCTTGTCACCGATGTTGAATTTTGTCTTGATTAACATGATAGAATTATTTTATGGTTAAACTTTATTATTCTCGTAAGCTATAATAGTTCATATAGTCGCTTGTTAACGTCGAAGAATCCAGGCTCGAACTCGTTCTCGAAATTGCCGTCCTTTCGGAAAATCATTTTATATTTCGACCTGCGCTTATGACAATGCGAGTAGATGATGACGTTATCGGTAAACTCCTTAAAATCCTCGTCGGAATCTTCTGCCTTACGCTTGGCAAGAACCTGTAAAGCCCTCACCTCTGGTTCGGTGAGATACACAATCTTGCCGTACACCTCCGCTGCCACCTTTTGATGGTAGCGCATCTTGGCAAGAATGCCCGAGCGCACCTCATGCCGTATCTCGCTGAACTTATCGTAGTTAATGCGCCGTTCAAACGCTTTCTCTTCGATCTGCTGTTTGTATGCTGTCGTTGTTCTCATAGCGGGTAACATAAAAATACGTAAATTGCGCAAATAAACGCCGCTGTGGCGCATATAATATCAATGGTGGATGAATGTCCGTCTGCCCACCTTGCAAGCCGACGTGCGGCTTTTAATTCGGCTCTGTAAAGCTTGTTCATAGTCTTAATCATAGGTCGTTTTTTCTTTTACATTCTTCGTAGAAAGCCTCAAGGCACTGCTTGTCGGTCTTGTAGTAGCTGCGGTGAACATCGTCACCGAGGTCGTCCCAGGCAAGTGAGTTGTGGCTTTGGCATGAATACTCCCTGCCCCGAAAGTTTATGGTCACCTTATAGCAGCCCTGCTGCATCCTACGGATGGTAACCTTTTCTCTAAGTTCTTTCTCCGTCATATCTTTCATTGGTGGTGGCAGGGTGGTTAGCCCTGCCGTTGCCTTATTAGAATGCTACTCGCAGAAGGTTAGCCTTCTTGAAGCATCTCCATTCTCCCTTCGCGGTGTCGAAGTAAACCTGCACCGTGGGGTTCGGGCGGCGGCTGCTCTCGCCCGATGTGGGAGGCAGCATGTCGGATCTCAGCGTGCCGTAGGCCTCTCGCACCGTAACACCGTCTACCTTCTGGAAGTAGAACTTTACTATACGCTGTGTCATTGCGCAGCGCAGCTTGTAGTTGCGCCAAGCCATCTGCAGAGCCTCGCTCATGCTCATACCGTTCTTCTTCACGAACTGCCAAGCGGTGTTCATAATCTCGCTCATCTGCTGCTTGAAAGTGGTCTTCATACTCTTGCCCATCCTATAACCCTGGGGTGGCCGGTTCTAAGGGTTCTGGCTTATTGCCGATACAAAAGTACGAAAAACGTATTTAATAACCAAGTATGTTATCAATCTTTAGCATAAAACGGCGACAATTATCTTTTCTTATCAAGATTGTTCTTTCTAATCCATACTAAGCGTCAAAGCAAGCTTAATGGGCTCATCATCCCACCTCAAGGTGGGCAGGGTGAACCCTTCCGTTTCCATATATATCACGGTCTCGGTGGCAAAGCCGAGGTGGTTGCCTGTCCATATGCCGAAGTTCCCGTTCCTTACAGGCTTGGAGGTGAAGATTCTCCCTTGCCCTGTCTTACTCACGGCATACCAAAGACTTAATACCTTTTCCATATTCTTTTATTTGAAATGAAATTCTATTGTTCCAACTTTCGTTTCTATGCACAGATAATCATCATGACTCATTGCCCTCGCAAGTTCCTCGTGGAACGCAGCGAACTGCTTTATCTGTTGTTTCCACGGAGTCCCGTTTATCTCAATCCGAGGAACTCCGTCCATTCCTACTATTCTCGCCATTCTATTTCTTCTTTTATTCCGCAGATACTTAATGCATTCTGTAGTTCGTGCAAGTAGTCCAACGCTATCTTAGCGTTAGTGTACACATTCCTTATGCCGACAAGGCATCTGTGTGTGGAGTTTGGAAGATTGCTTATATCCGGCACGATGGTCACGACGAAGTCCTTGCATTTGTTCCATAACAGTTGCCCTGCTATAAATGGTTCAAAACCGATCTTTTCAAGAACATCTACCGTTATAAGTATGCCTTCGCATTCCGATATTTTGAAATCGCCCTCCTCTTTGACGCCGTCATTATTATACGCTAATGACAAGTGTCTTTCATTAACTTCCACGACAGTGCATATCTTGTCTTCCTCCCAAACTGTACCGTCGCTGTTCCAACCATGGTCGTGACAAAGGACGTAGTTACCGGCCATTAATTCTTTATTTGTTAACTTTCCCATATTCTTCATCAGTTAATACCAACCAACTGTTATCTTCCAACTCGCAAAGCCAGCGACCCGATGGTACATAGTACACATCTTCACCGTCGATGTCATGCACACCGTATGCAAGTTCATACACTGGCTCATTCTCTATCTTCCCCACCCCGACAACGCAGGGCAAGTTAAATATCTCCATCGTGATCCTCTGTGGAATCTGATATGTCCTTATAAACTTCTTCATTTTTGTTTCCCTTTGCAAAGTATGCTACAATGCCGATGATGGCAAGTGTCTCCACCGACATGCCAGTTAGCATTCCGATTATAAATGTTCCTATCATACCTTTATCCTTTCGATTACTGGTCTTTCATCCACCTTCACCCAAATGGTGTAGGTGTAAGTTTCACTTTCTGTTTTCATTTCTAAAGTGTCGGATTTTGCCATTTTACCTTGACGTTAATTCCTCTACATATTGTTTTACTCTCTCATCCATCTTAACACCATGCCCTTCAAAATCACGAAATAAGTCTTTCGCTCCATCAGCAAGTTCGTAACAAAAACCCTCTTCGTAGTAGGCATGAAGCAATTCTTCAAACATTTGGAGCGTAAGGTAATTCTGAATTGCCGTTGGCGTTGCGCTATCATATCCATTATTATGGCAAAATATAGGACATGTAACGATGTTTCCGCAACACTTTTCATGTTCCGTTACGGCAGGTGCGATAGCTACATATAGCGGGAATCCATACGCACATTCGTCAATATAAAAAGAATTAGGTGGTGCTGGTAATATTTCACATTCCCTTTCGGTTTTATTTATTACAATTCTCATTTCTCAACTAATATTTTTATGCTATCAAGTGACTGGCTCAATTGGTAGTTTACCATGCAGGAATGATGGTACATTGCCCTGCTTTGAGCCATTACAACGAACATAACCACATAGATCGCAACAAGAGTAACAGCAAACAGCCAGTGATGCCTGATGCCGTGCAATATGTCATGGAGCAGACGGTTCAGCGTCACTCCCCATGATTTAAAGAATATGCACAGACCTTTCCCGATGGTCTTTAATGCCAATCTGTAATGCGTTTTGTTCATAATCCAATAATCCTAAAAATCCAATACCAACAAACACCGTCTATTATTGCACCGAAGAACGATCCGAGCACAAAACCAAACTCACTCGTGTGTTCCATACACCTCGATTTGAAGATGTGGTATGCCCTGTAACGGAGGAACAGCAACAACACGCATAATACTAAAATAAAAACTTTCATAATCCTAATTCTAATTGATTCTTATCTTTTTTCTTAGGTTTACGCTTAGGGTAATGTTCCATCTTGTAGGGACAATCAGCCTTCTGCGTCACATCGTAGGTACGTTGATTTATTGACTCATCACCACGCCCCATCCATTGTGTGAGTATCTCGTCTTGTATTTTACAGCGAGACTTAGTGTAATCTACGCCGTTGTCTTTCAATCTCCAAGCCTTGATACAATGATCACAATTTCTATCCATCCACCACTCAGCCTCGCTGCCGTTGGAAAAGCATGGTCTTGTTGTCGTAGCCATCATTCCTCAAATCTAAAACACGCAGGTAAATACTCACTCACTAATTCCATAGGGTAGTCTGCCGCAGGTGGCAAACAACTCACATTGTGCCTATTGTCGTATCTGACGTGTCGGCACTCCTTACAAATATGGTCGTTATTCTTCATCCTCAAACTTCAAATTAGAGTTATCAATTATCTCCTTTGCTATTGCTTCGAGATACGCATCTGCCATCTCTTTGCTGTTTTCCTTAGTTGCTGATTCAAGGCGTGGTCGCCAGTCGGCTATGATGTTATTCTCAGCCCCAAAGACCGCATTGGCTATAGTCTTCCATCGTTCGATAAGTTCTTTTCTATTATTCATTTCTCATTATATTTATTAAAGGTTCACTACCCACCATCATAGGGGTGTCGCTATCTACTGTTATATGTGATTTCTCTCCTTCCGGCTTATCGAGCCAGAGCTGATGTCTTAGGCATTGATGTATATCCCATAGGATGTCAGCCGTGTCGTCGTAGTGAATGCCGTACAGTGCATTGCTTTCGAGTCCCCAGAAACGTTTCTTTATTTCCTTACTCATTCGTTCCGCATCGTGACGCATGGCATACCATCCACCGTTCCATTCCTTATCCATGCCGTGACCGCCTACCGCCTTCTTGCATCGCTTCTCCCACGCCTCTTCCATAAGCTCCTGATACGTCCAATCCTGCCCTTGTATAAGTCGTGCCATGCGGTCGCAGGTATAGGACAACAGCTTTACTTGTCTTTCCGTAAGTTCTATCGTGTATGTTTTCATCCTTCCAATGGTTCAAAAAGTTTCAACAGATCCGTTAATATATCAGTCTTACCTGTATAATAGACAGGCGAAACATCATAACCAAGCATTGTAAAAGAAAAAGTGCCATATTCATCAGCTTTTTTGTCATAATGTTTTCTCAGTTTCTCCAGAGTCTTCTTTGGTATTATAATAGAGTCACCCTTAATCATGTATTCATCTTTTCTTAATGTCATTCTTCACCTCCTTAATTTAAATCATCTAAAGGTTCTAAATCTATTATTATTTTTTCTTTTAAATCCGGAACATAGTTCCCATATTTATTAAGCGTTTGATAACCTTGTCTGTTAACATCAAAAATATAATGCGTATCAAGTCTTTCAACACACATTTGTAAATAGTCCCTAATTCCTCTTCGATGAGAAGGATAATTAAAATTCAATACTTTTATTAAAAAAGTCTCTCCTTCTTGGTGTGCTTTATATATCTTTCCTTTTTTATAAGGAAATACACGTTTATTCATCTTTCACTTCCTTTATCATTTTCTTTATTCTTTCTTGGCAATACTTGCAGTTGCCTTTGTGAGCAAGAAACCCCTGATAACCATCCATTCTAAGTAGATATTCGCAACTGTCATATTCAATAGTTGCAAAATCTCCTTTTTCTATAGATGCGGCTACATCTTCTTGATTCACACACCCCACCATCATAATGGCAGTGAGTGTTAATAAAATTAAAAATAATCTACGTTCCATATTTTATCTTCCTTTTTAGATTCTTCTTCCTTAGTGGTCTTTAAAAATTTTTCTACTTCTATTCCATGTTTTACATTATTAATCATTTCTTTCATTAATAGCTTTTCATCCGCTGTTGGATGTATTGGCTCTCCTTTTTTAAACATCTGCCAATAAAATTCACCGTTGATGTCTGAGGAGATTGTGAGTTTATAATCTTGTTTATACATATTTACTTTTACTTAATTCAACAAAAATATTACCAATCTCTATATCGGATTTTCCAATGCTTTTAAGGTAGTTCATTATTTTTTTCCACACAAACTTACAACCTTGTCTAAAGCCAAAGTAAAATCCGCATGCAAACGTTATCACTATAATTATAAGATTTATTAAATATGTTTCCATTTATTGTGTGCTAATAATATCAATTTTTTCATTCCTCACCTCCTTCTTTAAATGGTAGTGGTGCATCCAACCAAATCTTAACATCAGGCATAGACCATCCACCTTTACCATAGGTCTTAGGAACAAAATGTTCTACCTCACCTGTTAAAATATTCCTGCCATTCCATCCTTTAGGGTTAGGGCGATGAGCAATACCAACTTTCATTATGCCGGCATCATTAGGGAAGTTCTGGGTAAAGACTACAACCTCCCTTTCCAACTCTGGAAGATCATCATCACCATCAGCAGATTTCCATAGGTTACTTTGTCTCCATTCAGCACCTGCCTTAAAAGCACGTTCCACATAGTCTATATCTGTTTTATCTTCCCACCCATCATCGCTATATTCAAGATAATTAGCAGGGTTATCGGTGTACTTATCTACTGCTTCATTAACATCAGATAGGAGTGATGGAATACTGTTAAATACTACTTCAAGAGCATTATTGAAGTCTTCTTCTGAATAGCCATTGCCTCTACAGGCAAGAATTCTTTTTGCATCTTCTCTTGTCATAATTCATTTCCTCCATACACATACAGAGCAATCCTTACTATCCTTAGTGCAGTAGTAGCATTCATTGACAGTGTTTGCCCTTATGTCTTCTAAGTTTCTATTAGTCATAATCAAATGAAATCTATCGGTTCAAACAATTTAAGCATATCACGCAGAATTGTGCATTTACCCAAATAATAGGCATAACGCATATCCCATTCTCGGTTCTTTTGAGGTTTGTATTTATCAGCAACCTTGCAAAAATGTTCATAAGCTTCTTGCAGTTCTTCCTTTGTGAAGGTTATTTTATTGCCTTCAATCTTATAATCTTGAAATACCATCATTTATCCTCCATATCTTTTCGGAACTTTCTAACTCTATTTTTATACCGCTTGATTTCATCTGGCGTCATTGATGGGTATGTTAGTTCCACTTCCCACCACTTGCAAGCCTTGTCAATCAACTTTTCCCTTGTATTTTCGCTTCCTGCAAAATAAGCATGGTCTTCTGCGTTTTTGATTATTTCATCAACCTCTTTCACTTCAAGGGTGTTGAGGAAAAACTCTAACTTAGAAAGAGCATTGTACTCTCCCTGTGCCTCTGCCGAATAGAAATTCATGTGTTCATCCATTGTGCAGAGTTGCAGTTTCTCTATCTCCGCCACTACAGCGGATTTGTCTATATACTGTGCCATGTTAAATCAAATTTTCAAGACAATATTTTAATAATTCATCAGTTGCCTTTTCATAAAACTCATAAGTACCCTCTGAATGGATGATAGTAAAACCATTAGTAACATCTTTTACTATAATTGTGTAATTATAAGCATCATCAGGAATGCTATATTCAACACATGTTTCGATATCATGCACTTCTCTCAACCATGCCATTGCTTTCTGATGCGTTACTTTCATAAACGGTTTTTCACCGTCTTTAATAACAAGTTGATTCAAAGCGGTACAAGGTTCTCTAAATCCTTTTTCTTTAAGTAGCTTAGCCACTTCAAATGAAACATACGCTTCTCTAATCATACTCTATTATTCTCCTTTATTTGCATTTAATCCGAGTTCAAAGAAATGTTTTGCACAATTATACAAGTGCGTAAATGGTTCAAATTGAATATCACAAGCCAAAATGTTTTTTGTATAGTTGTCAAATTCTTCATCCAAGTCCACATCTTTCATTTCAAGGGTGTCAAGGGTGTCGAGAAAATCTCTTACTTTCCCTAATATTTCATACTCATATGTAGCATAGGCTCTATCGCTACCTGTTAAGGGAATAGAAAGGATACCTTTCTTTATCCCATCTCGCCATCTCTCTATCTCTGCCTTTACAACGGATTTGTCAATATACTGTGTCATAACTCAAAATTCTTGTCCAGTTAATAACTTAAAACATGTCTTAAAACCAAGTTGATAGGCATCCATTAATTCACCTGTCATATTAGCAACAATAGGTTTAACTTTATCAAATCCTTCTTGCATTGCTTTCCTAACATCTTCTTCATTCATATTTTATTCCTCCATGTACTTTATGTAGTTATCAACAAACTTTTCAATATCCCTACACTCCATGTCACCATCATTGAGTTGTATGAAAAACCATTCAATAGTCTTAGTGATGCAGGCTTTGCGCTCTAACGCAAGGAGTTTATTACTTTCATCAATCATCTCCTTTAATGTACCAGTTGCCTTTCTTTTTGGAACATTGTGATAAATTTTCTGTTTACCTTCCATAACTTCATTCTCCTTTTATTCTATTTTTGAAATCTTCAACAAAGTTGTCAATAATTTCTTCACGATGCAATCTGCCTTGAAACATAAGGTTATCATACATTAACTTCTTTAGTTTCACACAAACCTTCTCAATAAAGGCATCAGTACTGATATATTCAATATCATTATCATATAGTTTGTTAGTATGAAATCCATGACTAAAACCAGACCCGTAATTATCTAAGTATATCTTCTCTGGTGCTTCCATATCAAAGTAATTCACAACAGTAATTAATCACTTCCGTTTCATCAAGCCCTAATTCATCTGATATGTCTTCAGGGTTCCATCCATTATTGTACATTTCGGCTACCAGTTTTTTCATTTCTTCTGTCATAACTTTATCTTTTAGGAATTAAATAAAAATCATTAAACAACTCTTCGATATGCTTATCAGTCCATATAGGTTCCTGAGTTTCATCAACAGAATCTTGGTACCAGCAACGAAGATAATTCATATCTATAGCGTCAGGATGTTCATCCGCCCATCTTGCTCCGCTTATAAATCCATTATAAACATCATTCCATTGAACTGGATGGCTATATTGATTTGCCCGTTCTTTTGCTGCTTCTTTAATTTCATCATATCTTTCTTCATTCATAACTTTTTATTCTTTGTTTAAGCGATTCCAACCAATCATAAACCTTATCATAATCATCAGGTTGTGTATTACTCTCTGTAAGAGCATTGTTTATAATTGCAATGACTCTTTCATCCTCTAAACTCCACTTAGCAGGTTTTTGCCCACCTTGCGTAAAAGTGTCGACAATAGCCATGTATTTCTCTGATGATACTCCAAGGCTTTCTTCTGGTGATATTTGGGTTGGTACATACATTTTAGCAATAGTATCAGCTCTGCCTTTTTCATACTCTGTTCTGAGTAACTCTTTCATTTCTTCGTCAGTTGGTTTATCATATAGTGCTTCCTTTGCTTCTGCTGAAATCATACGTTGTGAAAGCTTCTTTAACTCTTTCTTTTTATCATCCAATTTGTAGCCATTATCCCAATTTACAACAAGCACATCATCATGCTTTACATCTTGGATGGTCCAAAGATGATATTCTTTTTCAATAATATCAGTATCACGGTGCTGTAATTTGCCTTTGTAATCCACTTGATACCCATAATCTATGTCATAGCCAGTAATTTGTACTGTCTCGATACCATTTGTAACCCAATCACCAACCTTGAACTTTGGCTCGCGCCTATCAGTAGACTTATGTTCAATCTTTTTCAACTCTTTACTTTCAAAGTCAAAGGTATATCCTGCATCAGCCATTGCTTTAAGCAGAGTATCACGCTGCTCTTTGGTGGCTGGAATATACTTGTCAAGCGTGATAATGCAATCGTTGGTATTCCATACAAAGAATTTTCCATACTTGTTGATACCACAATATGCAGTAGCCTGTTCGTGTATATTTCTTGCTTTGTATATAAATGGTTGATAAGTGTCAAGCGAATAAAGTACATCACCGTCCTTTGCATCTTTGGTAATATTCCACAAACGAGCAGAAGTATCAACAGTTCCGTATTCTAATGATGTACTTAAACCGTTTTGGTCAATCAATCCATAGCCACACCCATTATAGTTGACCTTATAGCATTTGTTTTGCCAAACTATCCACTGCCCATTTTTAAACTTTGGTTCATGCTTATCAGCGGACTCTTGTTCACCTTGCTTTTCAAGTTCATGTTTAGTATGACATATTCCTTTCAAGTAAGCATCATCAACATCTTTTTTAGTATAACCTTGCTTTTCAAGCCAGGCAATCATGTTATTCTGATTTTGCTTGTCAAGAACTTCTGATGATTGTCTGACAAGTTCAAGTATTGCTTTCTTTATATCCTCATCCTCGTTCCCTTTAAGTTCGGGGATAATGACATCAAGTGCTGTTCTTACTGAAAACAGTGCAGACTTATCGTGAAAATCCTTTAATATTTTCATTGCTTCTTTCTTTTCCATAGTCACAGCATTTTAAGTTCATGTAAATTCTCAATCATAGTCACGCAAGCATCAATTACATCTTCTTTTGTTTCCCAAAGTTCATCAAGTCTATCTGGTGATTTGTAATAAAGATTATATGCTCCCGCCTTTTCTAAAGTAAGGAACATTCTTTTCCCTTTCCTTGTGATTACACTTGGTAAAACACTAAGCAATGATGCAAGTGACCAACATGGGATTAGTTTCCAATACTTATCCCATCCGTTTAGCGCTTTATCAAAACACTCTTGCATTTCTTTTACTGTGTAAAGATTTGCAGAATATTCATCAGTATAATTAACTCCTCTTATAGAATTGTTACACCAAGCCATATCTGCACTTTCAAGTGGCAGTATCTCGGCTAACTTCTTACTTTGTTCAATGTCTGTATAACTCTTCATATCTTTTTATTTTCTAACAACCAAACTACCATTTCAAATGCAGCGTCAATAGGATTATCTTTTACAAATGTACTTCCATTTAAATTATAACCAAAACTAAATCCAGTTGATGATTTTTTTGAAGTAAGACAAAACGAAAGTTCATCACCGATTTTAATTCTTTCGGGCATTAATTCCAACAAAGAAGTAAGACTCCAAGCAGGAATATCCTTTTCCCATACTGTTCCTACTGCAACTTCTGGTTTGCCTTGTATGCCGTAACTATTGACATCATAGTACATATCAGCAGTATTAACATCAATCCCCAACTCTATAAGTTTCTTGGATTGCTCAAGCGATGTGCATATTTTATTCATACTGTTCAAAATTTAAACTTATACCAAGATACATTGGGAAGAGAATACCTCCAAATATCAAGCAACCAACAAATGCACCAAATATACTTTTACTTTTAGATTTTGCTATACGGTAAATTGCTCCAAAGCAAAATAATGCAGCAAAAATCCAATAAAATATCAGTAAATATATCATGCCTTTTTCTTTTTAAGTTGTTCTACAAGCTCATTTGCGTATCCAACAGCTGCCCTTTCTATTGTGATTCTATAATCAAGGCTAATTTTATCTAAAAGTTCTGGATTCGCCAACATACCTTGCATAGCAGCAATGGCTGATTGATGCCTTAATTGTTCCCAATATTCAACATCTGGTTTATTACCTTTTGATTCATTCTCAAACTCTATCATATCTGCCTTATAAAGCACATAGCTATTTTTAAATTGCAGGCAGTCAATTTCCTCAAATGGGTCATTAGTACCCTTTTTTCTTGCTTTCATATCATATCTATTTATACATTCCTTTTTGACTTTATCAGTAGTAGGTGGATTAGGAGTCGAACCCTTGTTTCAATAATCGCGATATTACCTGTTCTGAAAATTCAGTTAAGCCGCCACCGTGGCGAGCTGCCGATCCACCCATAATGCCCACCGCCGTGGGCTGTGATTTAAAATGCGTTTTTTAGACATATAGTTTCACAACTATGTTTTTCATCCAAGCGATACAAAGGTACGAATAAAGTATTTATTTTCAAAGTAATATATGCTAAAAATGCTTAATAGCAACAATAAAATACGCATATATTGCATTTCTTTTGAATTAAAATATTACTTTTGCAATGTGTTCAAGGGCACTACATTGGCACTAAAAATGAATTTTTACTTTAATATATAAAGTAGAGGAAACCGAGAAAGAAGTAGTGCTCTTTCGAGGTTTCCTATTTTTATTAAATATCAAAAAGTAAGCAAATGAAAACGAAGATCAAGGTGACAAGGGAAGTGGATTTGCGATACCTCAAAGTTGATGCAGGAGTACATTATTGGGAAGATTCTGACATAGACGGAACACCAGACGTGGATATGTACGAATGCAAAGGTAATGCCGTTCCACGTATGCCGTTTGCCGTCAAGGTGAAAGACGAGCCTGAGTCAAATATCTACTCCGATCACTGGCGTTGGCAACCGACTATCGACGTAGAGAGGGGTTGTATTGTTGACTGGCCGAAGGGAACGACGGCACGAGTTCACTACAAGGTCTGCGACGATGGTGTTTACCAGCTCCTTGATTCGTTGGAGAACATCATTGTCTCGGTCGAGAGTTACGTTCCCGATTGTATAGGTGAGTGGGGTGACTACATCGTCATGTATATTGACGAAGATGGAAACATTGACGGTTTCAACTTCACCGCTGACGACGTGGAAGAAATCATCAAGGGTGACTTTAACTTCAATGAGGATTGATATGGTATTTATCAAAAGTCTCAAAGAATGGAAAGTCCAACAAATGCGAAAGAGAACCGTCAAGCAGTTGGAATCCGAGATAGAAGACCGCACTGCTCACATAGACGAGATGATGGACTTGAAAGAAGTTACTGACGTTTACTCCGAGTATGTTTGCAGGATGAATGGGTGGGACACAAAGTGGATGGGAGAGTTGACAAAAGTGTTTTGTGAAATCGGCTTCGCTTTTATGAGCGGCTACAACAAGGCTCTTCGTGATAACGGGTTTAAGTTCGTACGTGGATTAGTAAAGAAAATCGACATAACCGAAGTAATGCCCCACGGTGCTCTTAAGTACTACCGAGACGATGCCATCAAGGAAACAAAAAATCTTGCAGTTGAAAAACTACGAAAGGTGATGGAACAGTATGAAACATCGAAAGCGAACATTGCTACCATTGTGCGAGCTTTTGAGAAAGAAATGGAGGACTGACAATGAGTTTGTATCATCATCATTTCAAGAAGAGTGATAGTTGGATGTGGATTAACTGGGTACGTCATGACGGATTTGGAAAACTCCCACATCTTTCCGTCCGTAAGGTAAAACACAACCTTTACTTTTACTTTGACTTCACTTGGTGGAAATTGAATTGTTACTGGGTAAAGGGTCTTAACAAGCCGAAATATAAACCAGAACTACCGCGAATGGAAGATTATGCAGATTTGAATGATTATCTAAAAGCCGTAAGTAAGTACAACGAACTATGTGAAGCTGCGGGGTAGGCCAATGCCCTTATTGCCCAACTAATGAAAAAGGATGACTGACGTATGTTTGACTTGGAGAAACTGAAGGACAATAATGCTATCTTCTGGATATTCCGCTTCCCGGAGTATCGCAAGGTGGCGGCAGAGTGTGGATGGGCAATAGCCATTCACGGTTCTGCCGTCCACGACCTTGACCTGATGGCAATGCCATGGGTGGAGAGCCACACTTCCGCAGATGAGCTTGCGCAGCGGCTGACTGAGTGTGAGCGGCCTGAGTACCGACGACCTTATGAGAAATCGAAACAGGGCGATAAACCGAACGGAAGGATTGTTTATACCATCTTTGCAGGTGGAACATATATAGACATGAATGTAATCAATAAGGACTGACCCGTGGGATTGATACGAATGTGACCTGTGATGGACTTGCAAGAAAGAAAATGATGAGGGTATAGAAATAAAAAAGAGAAAAAATGAAACCTTACGAGAATAACAATATGGGTATTCCTATAAAGAAATGCTGCGCCTCCTGTGAGCATAAGCGCTTCGACAATAAAAACAGGATATGCCTTTTGGGAGAGGGAATGGTTCCTCCGTCATATGTATGCAAGAGATGGAGGATGAGTTCAAACCTTTTGAATGTAGGCAAGGGAGATGGAAGGATAAAGAAACGTGAGTATCTTATGTATGCCCTAAACAGGCTGATGGAGGAAGACGTGAGTGCGGAAGATGCGGCGACGGCAAAGCGAATGTATAGGAAGGCTACGTTGGGGGAGATAAGGAGTGAATTCATGGATAGACAAGAAACAATATTCGATACCATAGAATGAAACTGGAATATTTCGATAAGATAGATGACGTGTCACCGCTTGCCGTTTTCTTTAATAAGACGATGGATAAGCTTGCGGCGTTGAGGAAAGTCTGCGCACCCGTCTCCTTTATCCGCAATGAAGAGATAGCGGATTTTCAGGACATGGCATTCTGCAATATGTGCCGTTATGAGTATTGGATGCATCAGGTAGTAGGAAGGCTTTACCGATGGAAGATAGACACAGAGGAGTACTTCTCCGAGGACTTTGACAGTTCGGTCTTGCAAAGGATAAAGGACTCAGTGTTGGGGGAAGGAGACATAGTGACCGAGACGCTGCCGTATGACATATGGTCTCTCTGTAAGGATATCCTTTCGCAGTCCCGCATCGGAGTGATAGACAGCTTGAGGGTAGTCTACGGATGTGATGTGAAGACGTATAGGATGTCGGAGGAAGGCACTCCTATTCCCATGACAAGGGAGGACATCGAACTGATAGACGTTGAGCGGCAGGTAGAGGCGGAGGATGATACGAAACGTCTTATGGCAATTGCAGGGGGAATCATTGCCGTCGTGCAGACAATCCATTCTCTCGGTGACAAGGAATTCAAGGAGGAGGATATAATGATAATGATACATAGAATGGCGGAATCTTTGCTAATGATGGATTTTAAGAGGGCGGAGACCGTGTTAAAGGATTGGAGGGAAACTCATGCGGTATAGGGTAGGTGCATTTGAAGGAGGCGTCTTTAAGAGATGGGCTGGCTATCCTTACAATGAAAGGAAGGATGCCGAGGAATACTGCGCAGGATGCACGCAGACTTGCTCAGGTCTGACGGGATTGCAGTATAAAGTTCTTGATGTGGATGAATGAGAAAAATATATACAACGGAAAAGATACGGTTGGATGGAGTGGAGGTTCTCGGCATTGAAAGCCTTGCACCTGCGGCAAGAAAATGGGTCACCGAGACACGCAGAACCTTGCTCCGCAGGGTGACGCTGCCTGAGAAGATGACTGCGAGGATGCTTGCTCAGTTCGATGATAAGCCCGTGCGACAGGCATATTTCAAGATAAGGGGAAGGTCTTATTTCCTTGATTTCTTCTTCCCAGAGAGAATGATTGCCGTGGAAATCGACGGTTCCGTACATAGGCTCAAGAAGGATCACGACAGACGGCGGGATGCGGATTTCCGCAGCATAGGGGTAAGGACGATACGGATAAAGAACAGTGACGTGATGTGCGGGAAACTTTACGAGAAACTTTTTAAAGGCATTTACAGATAATTATTAACAAACATATAATTTAGAGAATATGAACTACAATGATTTTAAACGCGCCCGGAAATACGGAAAAGATGAGGGAAATAAGGCTCTTATCGGAAAGATAGGGGAGTGTGAGGATATGCTCGGTGTCCTTGACTGGCTGAAGAGTAATGAGAATAAGGATGAGGAGGGAAAACCGAGGTATAAGGCCACCGTTACCGTTAATATTCATGGTCGCGGTGAGGATGATTCCAACGAGAAGGGAGTGCGTTCCATCTCCTATGACACCAACTTTGATTTCGTAGAGAAGAAAGTACGGGGTGAGTATGACCGCTTAGTGAAGGAGTTTGAGGAAAGGACGAAAGACTGAATACCATGGATATTATTATCAGCATACATGACAAGCATTTGAAGACGGCTGCGGCTACGTTGCTCCTATTGTCGGAAGAGACTGCGGTTGAAAAAATGCAGGAGGCCGTGGAAAAGTTAAAGGGCGAAATGGTAAGATTAAGGACAGAGGATTTAGGGGAAGGCGCAGAAAAACTGAGTATTGCCCTCGCAATGCAAATCCTTGAACGTTATATTAATAAGGGGGAAAAGGCATAGTATCTTCAAACTACCATAAGAAAGTTTGCAACTGCCTGCTATTCAGGCAAATTGCTAAAAGAAGCCATAGTTAGATAACAAAACAAAATATATTTTGTTATAAAACATATTATTTGTACTTTTGTATCGTATGCAAACCCAAATGGGCAGAGTATGATAATAAAGGTGCAGATGGTTATCGTTAGCCATCTTTTCAAAGAACACTTAACCATAAAAAAGAATATGAAAGAAATGGAAGAGATGCAAGTATGTAAATGCTGTGGCAAGGAGCTACCATTAAGTATGTATCGCAGTTCCCGGCTCGGGAGGCTTAAAACATGTAAGGAGTGTACGAGGAAACATCAGATCATGGCAAAGCTTGACAAGAAGATTGCAAAGCTGAAGGAGAAGGATGCCACCGATGCCCGTTTCCTGCGTTTAAAGGATTTTACCCCACGTGAGCTTATGGCCGAGTTGAAACGTCGTGGTTTCAAGTTTACGATGGAGTACGTTGAAACACATATTATCAGTTCCAAAGATATAGAAATATGATGAGCAAGAAAGAAATGCTTCAGTCGGTGATTGCTGATTATAAGGCACACCGTGAGATGGTAAGGGAGATACATATTCTCTACAGAAATGGCACGAAGGCAGGTATCGGCAACAATGAGGTTATCAGGAAGGTTATGGACACCCTTATTGAAGAGGCTGAGAGCCAGCTTCTTGAGCTTAAGTATGGTAAATGGTATGGTAAATGCCCAAACTTTGCGCCCAAGCCCGATGTAAAGCAAGGCAAGAAGGGGTGGAGGAAATTTCCCGATGAGAAGCCGGCGGCGTCAGGTGAGTATCTTGTACGTGGTATCGGTGGCCTTGATAACAAGTTACACCATTGGGTGTGCTTGTGGGTAGGTGATTTCGATGACAAAACCATCGCACATCGTTTCTTCTACGGAGGTAACGAGTTCCGTGAGTGTGAGGTATTTGAGTGGGTCGATGTAAACGAATTATAATAACAACCTTTAAAAAAGAGAGGTATGAGCTTATACAATATTTTAAACGGGGTAAATCCCGCTACGTTTTTGATTCTGCCGATGCTTGGCAGACACCCTGATGATTATCCGAGGTTCCGTGATTGCTTTGTTGGCGAGGACAGACAGATTATTGTCCTCACAAGGGTCGGTGGTGGTAACCGCAACTGTGGATTTGGTGAGGAAACACTTTATAAAGACCCGAACTTTGTAAAGACTTACGATGATGAGTTTGACGGCACATACGGTTACTATGTGTTCAGTGTCCCAGAGAAATGGAAAGACGACTTTGATAAAATTATCAAAGGAGAGAAACCGTCTGCGGGGTATCTTGACCAAATGTGCAAGGTGTACCCGAAGCTTGAAGAAAAGTTCCGCGAACAGTTTACACTTAATCCCGAAGAGAAAGGAGAATAATTTATAACAAAGGAAGAGATTAAACCTTAAAAAGAAAAGGTATGGACAAATTTACTTTTGGCATGTATAAAGGGCAAAGCGTGGAGTCGGTCATAAAGACAAACCCAAAATACGTATTATGGGCGCATTCCAACGTTTCGTTTTTTTCTTTGACGGACGGGCAAGTCAAGGAGTGCAAGAAGCAAATATCCTCAGACCGAAGAAACTCCTATTTTGATAGGATGGACAGAATTGAAAGAAACTGGGCAGATGATTATGATGAAGAATGCGGATTTTCCCAGTCTTTTGAAACGGACATGCGTAGTATATTTGAATAGATTGAAAAATAAAAATTATGGACGATTCATATAAATGTAAAGTGTTCCCAGTTATCGAGCAATGCACTCGGTATAAGGGGTGGAATTGGTTCGAATCTGGCTATCACCCATGCGAAAAGTGTAGCCACAATATTGATAATATTAACAATAGAAGGAGAGGGCGAAGAAAATGACAAAGGAAGAGATTAGGGAGAGACTTTCTGCCTTATGCTTGTATGCGCCCTACGGCTTGAAGGTCAAGCACGACTTTCAGGAGTTTCCTTGTAAGTTGCAATCCATAGATGTGTATCGTGGCTCGGTAGAGTGCGTGCCTATAGGCGAGAAGGCATTCCTTGGCACGCAGCATTTTCACGTAGAGTTTGTGAAACCTATACTTCGGACGATGGAGAGCATGACAATAGAAGAGCGTAAAGAATACGCAAAATTACCTCATTACGGGGATTTGGATATGTTTGCAAGCACTCCGTCCTTTAAACGTGTAAAATGGCTTTGTGAGCGCAAGTTCGACTTTATGGGGCTCATCCACGATGGGATGGCAGTAGACGAACAAGATATATTTTGAATTATGACAGAAAAGGACAAAGAATTGTTAGAGCAAGCCTACGAGACCACCTACAGGAGCACGTTCCGCAGGCTTATTATGGAGGCCGACACTGAAGAGTGCCGAGAAGCTATCCATAACATCATGCGTAGTCGTGAAGTAGAATTGGAGGATTGATATATGAAAATGCGTCGAATTCGAATAGTGGCAGACAGTTGCACATTAAAAAGAAAGAACTGTGACACTTGCAAATATTGCAATGGAACGGAAGGGAACAAGGTGTATTGCCATTATAATGATAAAGATTGGTCTGTTTAAAAAGTAGAAGTGTATGGCAAAGGCAAAGGATTTGTTGAAGTCGCTTTATGTTTTCCGTAAGGGCAGCATATATCAGCCGATAGTAAAGCAGATAACCCAAGGGGAGATAAAACCGAGGGCAACGTATATTCAGACCTTCAATAGAATGGTTTTCAACCTTGTCGTTCCCGATGTGGTGTTCATCACGACGGCAGACGAAACATGTTATCTTTATAAAGTAGAATAAAATATGGTTTACACAAAGGAAGAGTTTAAGAGACTGTGGGAGGCTGATATTGCTGGCAAAGCCATAGACGGCATAACAAATGATGATTGTGCCGACTGTGCGAAAGCGTGGGGCATCTATTCCAATCCCAAATGTGCGAGCCTTGACGAGGTCGTCTATCGTGTCTGCAAGGCGGCAGGTGTAAGAGAAGAGGATATGCCGTACAATCCCTTTGATATGAAAGAAGAGCCTACGCGGGATGACTTGAAAGAAGGAGAATACACTATCCCAGATGATTGCACGGCAAAGATTGTCGGCAGGACGGTGGTAGTGTACAAGCGAAAGAGCAAAAAGCTTGCACCGAACGAATACCGGTGTAAGGACTGCAAGCATAGGGTCAAAGGGCGCACCTTCAGACGACAGTACTATGATACAATGGTATGCGAACTGAAACCGAAGGAAGAAAATGGCTTGTTCTATTGCGCACCATTATATGGAAAGCCGTGTGAGAAATTTGAAAAGAAATGATAATATGAAAGAAGAAAAGAAGACAAAAGCTCTTTTTATCCTTACCATGCCTGGTGTGGGTAGTTGGAACGGGAAATGGAGTGGTGAAGGTCGTTTTTATGCGATGACTTGCACGGCTACCATGAGAGGTAAACCTATTTATCCCAATCTCAAAGAGGGTCGCTTTTATTACCATTGGGATGACGGGTGGTCGGCTTGTGTTGAAGTAAAGTTTGTCACTCCATCCGAAGCCAAGAAAGCCGAAAAACAATCAAAAGGTTTTTGCGGTTACGGATGGATGGTTGAAGAATTGAAAAAGTACGGAAAAATAATAAACATATAGAGCTATGGGTTGTGATATACATTTAAGAGTAGAACGGAGAAGGAGGAAAAAATCTTATCCTAATGAAAGAAACGAATGGTACAATGTCGGTTTCTTGGGTGAGTTTCGTTGCCGTATATACGGAATGTTTGCACGAATGGCAAATGTGAGAGCATATGGTGATTATTATAAAGTTCAGTTTGAACCACGTGGGCTTCCAAATGACATAATAGATTGGGCTACTCGTAACAGTTTCTATTTGTACGTAACAGACGATAAAGCGGCAGCAGACTGGGGAGAGCGTTACTGCTTAAAGGAAATGGCTGAAAAATGGGTAGAATTAGGTTGCTCAAAATGGGTGGATGAAAACCACCTTACGATAACAGACCCAGACCTTCATTCTCATTCATGGCTTACCACACAGGAGTTAAGGCAGTGTTTTGATGATTGCTTCAAACAGGAGGACGAAACGATGAAGCCTTATGCTGACTATGTGGAGTGGCTTGGTCTTGTCTCCCTTTGTGAGGGCATTGAATCGACAGGAGAATATGAGTGTCGTGTGGTGTTTGCTTTTGATAACTAAAAAAGTATGACAAAGTATATTGTAACAAGATCAAGTACATGGGATTACGAACAACCTATAGAAGAGGCTGTTCCATGCGAAATCCATAAATATGAAATTATAGCTGCAAGTGCATCAGAAAGCGTAAAAGAGAGGTTTCGTTATTTACTTGACGTAGAAAGGGAAGATGAAAAAGGATTATGCGGTTATTATAAGAAACCGACGAAGGCCTGGATGTGCGATATTCCCGACTTGCATAAGTTCGTCGAGAAGTACGGAAAAATTATCTTATTTAAGCCGTCTAACAAAGAAGGTCTTTGGGAGGTGGAGATTTATGATGATTATAGGGAGTAATATTTTAGAATGTATTAAAAAAGATGAAAGAGATAAGAATACCTGGAGGTACAAATCTTGATGAAGCCATTGAGTGGCTGAAGAAAGAATCCGAGAACGCAGGCGAACCGTGCTTTGGCAAGTTCAATGGAAAGGAAATTTATTCCACAGACAGCGTTGATGAAGCCTATATGAAAGTTCTTGGTAAGACAAAGGCTGAATTTGAAGAAGGGCAACGAAAGTGGAGAGAAGAGTATGAACGTGCTGAGCGCGAGCATCGGGCAAGAATACCGCAACTGACCGAGCATTACCGAAACGAAGCGCGTGGTCTTGTATTGGATAGCGAGTTGGAGTATTGGGATGAGATTGTTCCTATTCGTCTCGGCGACCTCTATCATGGAATGGAGCTGGAGCAAGTGCTTGACTGCTGTAAGATAATGCGTGATGAGTCGCTTGTTTTGGCAGCACGTCTGGAGAAGGCTTACGACGTGTTCATGTCGGAAGGGCACAGTGGAATGTCCGCAAATCTTACGATGTCAATGCTTCGGAGGTTCTGCCCTCATGGGAACGAATTAGCGGATGCGTGTAGAGATTTTAGATTTGCAAGAAGTAAAAAGTAATGATTATGGAAGATAAAAAAGTAAAGTACGGCTTTGGCCTCAGTGATACGGAGTGTTTCACTGATATGTTCGATTCCATTGACGAGGTTATTGCGTTTGCGCAGGACGCATACGATCATCCCGACGGCAACTATTGGGATGAGGATATGGACGATTATACTGATGTTATATGGGTCGGTATTATTGAGGAAGTGAACGTCACACAATTCGCGCCGTCGCTCGATGACATTGCTGACCAGATAACAGACCAGTTCTACTGTGAACATAACGTTGACGACGACGATGTGTGCCATATCAATTCTCGCGAGGAGGCAGAAAAGGAATGGAAGGCTTTCGTAGAGAAGTACTTTGAACTGCCAAACAATACATCTGTGGTGATAAATTGGACTATCGGAAGATATAATCTAAAGACCCACGAATGGGTAGAGAGGTTTGACTCGTTTGATGAAGAACTATTTAAGAAGGATTGACAATGAAGGCAAGAGACAAGAAAACAGGAGAAATAGTAGATGTTGAGCGATACGGTGCTGACGGCAGCTATACCATGTTCCGAAATAGCGAAGGCGAGTTGATGAACCTGCCAGTCAGCTTCTATGACAACTACGTAGAAATAGAAGAAGCGGAAGATTCTATCGACTGGGAACAGCGACGCTATGAGATAGCCAAGGAGCTTCTTCCTAATGCAGCAATATCCGTGAATGCTGATCAGAAGGAATGGATGAACGGAATGAGTTATCCAAAAGCATCCGCTATTCTTGCCATCAGGTATGCAGATGCATTGATAGCAGAACTAAAGAAAACACTTAAAGACAAGGAGGAATAAATCATGAACGAACAAGAAGTAATCACCCTTCACGACCTGATAAAGTGGGTGCAAGACTGGATGCACACTTGCGGGATAAACCATGTTAACCCCAAAGATGTGCCTTTCTATATCGAGAACAATAACCGCAGATATCGTCCTTTTTCCGGCAATCTTGGTTTTGGGAATAAAGGTGTATCGGTGGCCATTGAGTATTTCGACAGTGACATTGTGCGCTTCGACCCGAAGGATAAACGTCCTAAAGGCGGCGGCGAGTATTGGAAGAGCCGTGGGGCCAGCCAGTATGATGTCAGTGGATTTGTGGAGTCGAAGCCAGCAGGTGAGCGTCTGCTGCGCATGGTGAAATACATTCTCGAAACAGACGAACCGAAGACGTTCCTCGACTACCGCGAGTTTGAGCCAAATTGGATTCAGTTCAAGTTCTCTGCCGAGGAATTTGACGTGGAGAAACTCGACCAGATGGCTACGGCCAATAACAATATCATCACCGAGCAGATAGTGCGTCAATGTGTAAAATCAAGAGCGGAGGAATAACTATGGAACAGCAAAGAATTAAAATCCTGTATCAGCCACTGAAGGCTAAGTACTACAGAATGATAGAGTCTGGCGAGAAGACGGAGGAATATCGGGATGTCTTCTATTGGGTGAAGCGGCTTTGCCGCTCGAAGGGCGATTGTGACTGGGGAGGTTACTGTGCCGTAAGCCACTGTACGAAGAAAGGCGTACCCACCGATTACACCCACGTCCAGTTCTCGTTGGGTTATCCGAAGAAGGATGATGAATCGCGCCGCATGACCTTCGAGTTGAAAGCCATCGAGTACCGCGAGGGTCGTGAGGAATGGGGCGCGGAGAAAGGAAAGAAATACCTCGTAGAGGTATTGGGCAGACGCACAACGCTCGACGGGACAAAACTATGGAAAGAAAAACTAACGCAGGTTTGAGTCCTGCATAATATAAACAAAAAAAATAAATAATTATGTTTGAAAACATTCAGAACTCCTTTAATGGTATGTTTGGTAAGATAGCATCAGGCATGTGCCGTCTTACTATGAATGGCAGCATCGCTGTCAAGTGCTCTAACGGCTACAAGTCCTATAATATAAAGAAAGGGACTTTAACCAATGTTACTAATTTCTGCTTCAACGTAGGTGATGAGATGTTTTTTGTTATTCCAACAAATAAGGTTGAGGTTGGCGACATTATCCTTGTAGGTGGAAAGCCAAAGTGCGTAACAGAGGCTAACAAGAAGATTATCACGGTTATAGATTATGAAAACGCAGAGGTTCGACAGGTTGTGCCAGAGCGACACGTTTTCATGGGCAGTACATACTTCTATGGGAAAATCGTTTCCATGTTTGGTAATGCCTTTAAAGGCGGCAGGGGACTTGGAAATATGATGAAGATGATGATGTTCTCTCAAATGATGGGAGGTGGAAACAATAGCACGAACAATAACGGATTCGGCCAGATGATGGCAATGTCGATGTTTATGGGCGGCAAGGAAAATCCGTTTGACGGTATGTTTGACTTTGACTTCAGTGAGAGCGATAACGAAGAGGAAACAGGAACAAGCGAGGAGGATTAAACGATGGGAGCAATAGGTAATGTCGTATTTCCTGAGTACGCAAAGGAAAACGTTCAGAATCAGACAAACAAAGTAACAAACAATGAAAACAAAAAGGAGGAGAAGTAATGGGAAGCGGAACAGTATCACATAGTTCAATGCGTACCTACGCAACCAGTCTTGGTCGCAGTTATGATTCTTCAACGGGACGTGTTAAAGGACAGGAGTTTATTGCAAGGAACATAGACCCTTCACTTGACCCAAGAAACTTTAAGGTAAGGGAATGTGTCAATAGCGAAGAGCACCCTAATACCATTCCTGTTATCCTTGGTCTTGACGTTACTGGTTCGATGGGCGAGGCTTGTAGCGAGACTGCGGCAGCTCTGGGCACCATTATTTTTAACCTCTACAAGAAGTTTAAGGACATAGAGTTCTGTATGATGGGCATAGGTGATTTGGCTTACGACCGTGCACCAATTCAAATGAGTCAGTTCGAGAGCGACATCCGCATAGTAGAGTCGTTAGACAAAGTCTATATGGAGCATGGTGGCGGTGGAAATCGCTACGAGAGTTACACGGCTGCTTGGTACATGGGATTGAAGCGAACGAAACTTGACTGCTATGACAAACAGCATCGGAAAGGTATCATCATCACTATGGGTGACGAGCCGCTGAATCCCTATCTTCCGGTGGACAAATTGAACCAAGCTATCGGTGGTACGGAACAGGCCGACATCGAGACACTCCAGCTCTATCAGGAGGCAACTGAAAAGTTCGATATCTTCCACATCGCCGTGGATAGTCCGCAAGATAGCTACAAGTTTTATCAGAATGACATAGCCAGCAGCTTTGGATCTGTTCTTGGTCTGCGCTATAAGGTAGCTTCAATCAACAACCTTGCTGCAGTGATAGAAACGTGTATCAACGAAAGTTTGGAGGGCGTAGAACAGCAGCCAGAAAGCAAACTGAATAGTGGTTTAATAAGTTGGTAGAGGCCTATGAATGCAAGAATAGTAATTGGAGCAAATTATGGAGATGAGGGAAAGGGTACGGTCGTCGCCCACCTTACAAAAACTGGCACAAATGTGCTGAATGTCTTGACGAATGGAGGCTCACAGCGTGGGCACTCCATTCTCACCAAGGACGGTTCAATGACGTTTCAGCACTTTGGAAGCGGCACTTGTTATGGTGCGGACAACTACTATTCAGCATGGTATATCCTAAACCCTATGCAGTTCGTTAAGGAATACTGCGAATTGATAGTAAAACCGAAACATATCTACCGCGACCCAAGATGCAGATGGAGCACGCCTTATGACGCTATGGCTAATCTTATAGACGAAGAAGCAAGAGGGAGACACGCATCATGTGGAATGGGTATATGGATGACAATCAAACGCTACGGAAGCATGCCTATCATGCTGTTTGATGACTTTGTTAAAAATGAAGATAGACAATATGAGTATCTCGAAAGCGTGAAGTTTTACTACGAGAATTTCATGGAAATACCGACAAAATGGAAGGATACGTGGGATTCAGACATACTGAAGGTACATTTCGTCCGAGATTGTCAGATCATGCACTCACTAACAAAGCCCGCAGACGTTGTGACAATGAATAGCTACGACAATATTGTTTTCGAGAATGGTCAAGGACTTCTCCTTTGCGACACAGGCAAAGATACGGAAGACACCACTCCATCCAATACGGGTATTTCCTATGCGCTTTCAATGGCAAGGCAAATGGGAATAGAGGATATAACCGCGCACTATGTGACACGTCCGTATCTTACAAGACATGGCGACGGGTATATCAGCAATGAGATAAGTAGGTATGCTCTTTCTTCCGACATATTGGAGGACAGGACAAACCATTACAATGAGCATCAAGGAATGTTCCGCTATGGAGAACTTGATATAACAGAACTTCACAATAGGATTACTGACGATGCAAAGGGTGTTAACTATGTCCTTGATGTGACGCATTGCGATGAAATGGATAGGGTTAAAGAATTAAAAAAAGAATTTGCTAAAGTAAATACTTACGACAGTCCGTTAATTTAAAATAATAGGAACTATGAAGTATATTGATTCAGAGAAAATAACAGCAAAGATAGATGGAATCATTGAAACGCTGAAAAGAAGTTGCAACCCAGACCCGCTTGGCACGACAGAGGAGTGTATGGTCGCTGCCGAGCTTGAGGCACTGGGGTCGGTAAAGTCCATCATTGACGAGATGAAGCAGGAAGAACCGACACCGCCAGGCATTGAAGAGGAAACCAAGAGAAAAGGTTGGCTTGACTACGGTTTGATGATGAGCGAGATTGGATTGTACCGATACAATGCGATACACCGCATCAAGGCACACAAGGAAGAGTTCGACCCTAACACCATTCCCAACCTCTATCACGTTGCAGAATATTATAAGGCTGTTGGAGAGGAGGTGGTCTGCTGCTGTCTGCAGCGCTATTGCATGGACTTCCGATTTGATCAGGAAGATGTAAGGGAAATCATTAGTAAGGAGGACTGAGCGATGGCAGAGATTTTTATAACCGAATGGAAGATACAGGACTACGCTGGCCGCAGAGAGCAGTCAATGAAGTCTGAAAGTACTATCAACGGAGAGCATGTGTATGCCTGCAAGAATCTCACATCGTGGTTTCGGCTCGGCAAATATCTCATCAAGCACGATCAGGCAAACTATCTGCTCGGGCTGACAGAATTGATGCACGGGCATAAGAAAAAAAACGTAAAATGGTGGAAATGGGACAAAGATACGGAAACCGGCGGGTACGTAAACTGCGTTGATGAGATTGTTCGGCTTGTCAACATGTTCTATAGTGGCGATGAGTATATCAAGACGCTGCTGAACCTACAGGACAAACTGTTTGGCTATGAGAAGTGTTATTATATCAGTACTGTCTATCGTCTGCGCTTCGACTACCTCATGTTCCTAAAAGACAGGGACGTTTATCAGACCATGTTGGAGAGCTTCGTCAACCAACTAAAGAATGAGGACAAGTTATGGAAAGAAAAGTGTTAATGGCAAGCACAGAGGAAACACGTGAATGCGTAACAAGGATGCTGCGCAAAAAGGTAAAGATAATGCGTAGTGAGGAGGACGGTATTTATGTCGAAGGTTTTCTTCCATTTAGCTTGATGGAAGAGGTCGTTGAGTATCTGCGGACTTCGAAAAATTTTATAAAAGTTTCAGGTGTTTCGAGAATACAAGTCAAAGACCTCTCCCATATGACGGAGGAAGAAGCTATCGCATACATAGACTCGCTTGGAGCATTTGGCTACAGCACGTCGGAACTAAGGAATCAGTATAAACGAACAAAGACCATAATGATATGAACAAAATAGCAAAAAAGACAGGTATATATTGTTCTCCTTGTGTAACTATTACCGTAGCGAGAAACGAACAAAGTGGCAGGTGGTTAGGCTCTATTTCTATAGGTGAGATGTATTACGAGACTGATCCATATAAAGACAAAGACGGAGCGGTTTCTGAATTACTTGGGTGTCTTGATGCGTTGAAAAAAAATATAGAAGAAAAAATAAACGAATTAAAATGATTTATGGAAACAATTCAAGAAGGGAAGGCATACTACTTTTACGATGACAGGGCGACGGATAGCGTATGTAAGGCTCATGTGCTGCACATCCTCCCTCATCCGGAAAGCAACAATAATAAGTTGATTGTATATCGCTGGTACGGAAAGCACAGACGACGTTGGTGGTATGGGGTGACAACTCTTGCCATACAAGAAATATGGGAGGAATACTGCCAAGAATTTTGTAGGTTAGATAATGAACGGAGGGATAAGGCAAGGGCTAAGAAGTGTGGAAAATGTGGCTATTTTATGCGCTACATCAACTATAAAGGACAGCCCGATCATGTAGGCGATTGTGCCAATATCCAAATGAACAAAGAGTGCTACGATGGCATTAATCCTTTCAACGATGAAGACGAACAGTTATTGCAAGTTGAAGAAAACGAGACAGCTTGCAATGGATTTAAGAAAAATATGACAAAACGAGTTATGGACTATATCCATGAACATCCGTCATTATACGTGCAAGCTACGCATTTAAAGCCAAAGAAGAGCAGGTAAAAAGGAGGAGTATTTATGACAGATAATTTTAAAATGTATAGGGAGTTCATTAAATTGCGAGGCGGACTTCCTGAGACAAACGAGAAAGGTAATCTTGACAAGTATTACGTAATCGAACTGATACGCCGAGGAAAGGATAATCCAGATATGGCAGCAGCAAACTATCATTTCCGGAATTACTATATCTACTCATTGCGTGACCTTGACAAATATGAAAAAGAAATAAAAGATGTTTGTACGCTGCTTAAGATGCGTGCTTATTGTTCCGTGAACTACAAACTGATGTCACAGGTTGCTCTTGATACGCAAGCGGAATCAGCACGGAGGATTGCAGCACATGACTATAAAAAATTCTACAACATCTTTGAATCATGCTCTGGAAAGTATGTGAAAAGAGGTGATTCATTATGGGTGGTTGACGTTGACGGTGATGTGTCAGAAACATATCTGTCTCAATTATTGGAATATATAAATTCGATGGAATCAGGACATGAAAGAAATGTAGAATTTGTAATGTGTACAAGGAACGGAATTCATATTATTTGCAACCCATTCAATCTGCAGCAGTTCAATATCGGATTTAAGAGTAAATTCAAAGAAATGGAAGTTCCAGATGTGAAGAAGAATCATTTGACACTGTTATACGAGAACTTATGATAGAAGGAATAATATCCAAGGTACGTACGGATGCTGAGACGGAGGTGGAACGTGTCTTCAAGCATGTTCTTGTAGAGTTGTACATGAAAGGATTTCTGAGAGGTCTTGAATGTGCGGAAGACAAGGATGTAGAGTTGCGGCGTTTGACAGAGGAGGCAGAGGCGTTAGAAGGTGGTGCTGTGCGTAAGGAAAGACCGCTTGAAAGGCTGAAGCCTGATGCAATTCTCAAACGGAGATTGAATAAGGCGGATTTCAATACGAAAGTGTGGCGAACTTTAAATGAACTCAACTGCGAGACTTTGGGGGATATTTTACAGATAAGTGAGAAGTTCTATCTTAGCAGAAGAGGCTTTGGAATGGGTAGTCTTAATGTCCTAAGAAAATATGTTAAGCAGTTCGGCTATAAGCTAAAAGATAAATGACAATATATTAATCCCAATAAATGATAAAATCTATGGTGGAAAAAATCTTAAAAGAAACCTACGTCAATCCCAAAGTGGAACTGACGCAGAATGATTACAATCGCCTTGTCCAGATGGCAACGATGAAAGCCAAGAAGATTGAGGAAAAGGCCAGGGAGATATACGACAAAGAAGGTGTCGTGAAGATTGAATTTGACGGGCGGTTCGTTTCAAACCGTTACGGAGAGAAAAACAAGGAACACTACAAGTTTGATGTGTTATTGAATGAGTATTATGTCACACCAACTGGTGAGTTTGAGAAGACACTGTTCTCTATCCCAGAGAAAATGCGTCAGCGAATTGCCACGAAAGTAAAGCGCTATGTGGAAGAGGTATTCATAGAGCATTTCGGTGAGCACCTGTACAAGCTGAATGACATTAAGAGACTGGAGGAAAAGACAGAACGTGAATGGAAAAGGTTCCTCGTATGGACAGTCACAGGATGGCTGCTTGCCGTGCTGATGTTTGGTGTGGTTATGTTTAAGTAAGAAAAATAACGGAAGGAACTATGACAATAGAAGAATTGATTCAGACATTTCCCGAATGTGAGAAAATTAAGCGCGAGGACATCGCGGAGTGTATCACCAAGGCCATGACGGAGGAACGGTTCTATGCCGAAGCCAGCGACAAGGTTTACCACAAGGCGCACGAACTGTGGCCGTATCAGCGCGGACTGAAGGACGACGACCCCGAGCGCGTGGCCTACGGAGCGTATTTCTGGGGCGACATTCTGAAAGGCGTGGTATCACCTTTCAAGGAGTGGCTGATAACCTTCGAGACGGAGTTCATCGCCCAGCACGGATATGTACACACCTTCGAGGAATCCTGCCAGATGGCTGCCGACGAGTGGACGAGGATGATTTTTGGTAACCATATTCAGAATAACGGTGACCGTTCTGAGAACGGCTGTATAGCAATGATGCTTGGAACGCTTGTCAAGGATAAGGCAAGCAGCGGCATCGGTGATGATACCGTAGAGAAGTTCCGCAAGCTCTGCAAGGAATACTACCTTGGTGGGTGTATCTATGAGGATGAAAAGTATGGAAAGATGAAAATAGAGCCCTACAGCGACTATGGTCCCAACGATGCATTAGGCAGTTTGCTGGAGCAGGCAGGTGTGCCACATGACCGAATCGGTAGCATTACCCCGTGGAAGACGGGCATCTATATCAACAAGCGCGATAACTCCGTCTGCGTGAGAGGTTATCAGACTGAAAGGTATTTATAATATGAAAAAGCAAAAAAAGGAATAAATTATGACAGACGAACAATACAAAAGAGCCGTTCAGATACATGAGCGCCTGAATGAACTCGAAAAGGTAAAGAAGGAAATCGAAGGCACCAGAGATCACCGTCTATGGTATGCCGAAAATGGCAACAGCGACTGGCGACTGACTACAGAGTGGGTCATGCGCTACATCAGCGAGCTGCTCGACAAGCACGACACCATGATTCGTGCAGAGATAGAAGAAGAAATCAGCAACCTGTTAAATGAAATAGAAACGTTATGAAAAAACTTTTATTAATAACATTGGTTTTTTTTGTGACTGGTTGCGAATACAAATACAAGAAACCTGAGGTAAGATACGGTGCTTCAGAGGTCTTTATTGTTAACGTGAAAGGTCATGACTATGTAATCTTTGACGGGTCTTACAAATGCGGAATAGTCCATGCCGAGAGTTGTTCATGCAATTCAAAGAAGGAAAAAGTAAAATGATAGACATAACAAGAAATGCAGTATGGACCGAGGATTGTAGCGGAAAGATGGACTTGGACTTCCCGTTTGTCAGTTGCGATACAAGATATTGGCCGGATAATACGTGTAAGTGTCATATTCGTCTTTGCAGCGGTGTGTACTTAGAAAAGGAACATGAATTGTATGAGCCACATGACTCTGTAACCATTATTGAAAGCGATTATTTAAGTGGGGACAGCAAGGAAGAGTGCCAAATGAAAGCTCGCAAATGGTATAACGACCATGCTGTTCAGGCACTCGCATCGGTGATGTTGAAACTAACAAAAGATTAAGATGGTAACAAAAGTAGTTATCCGTGACAACACTAAAAGCCCCATCCGCTATATTGCGGACTTGAAGGCTTTCAAGAACGGGAAGGAGTATGATTTCACGCCTGGAGTAAATATTATCGTTGGCGAGAATGGAAGCGGTAAGACAACGCTGATGGAGCTAATCAAAAAATATCTTATCGTGGACTATACAGAGTGCTTCCGTGGCGAATACAATTGCAACATCAATGCCCTCTTCAAGACATTTAACAATGATGCTATACTTGACGGTGTGGATGTGTATGCCGACTACACCAAGAATACGTTCCGTCTCTCTCATGCAGGCGAGAAAGCACAGAACGAGGCGTTGAAGACCTTTGAGGAGTTCGGCTCTTTCTTCGACCAAAAGCAGTCTTCAACGGGCGAGGGTGTCCTTGTAGCCATCAACTATCTGTTCGGCTACATCTTCGGAAAGAAAGCAAAGTTGGCCTTTGACTATAATCAGTTCAAGGATGTCTATCCGCTGTATGTGGACTACGTGGAGAGACATCGGGTGGAATGCGCAGACGAGTGGACTATCATGATGGACGAGCCAGACAGGAATCTCTCGCTTGACAATATCGAGCAGATAAATGGAATCCTTTCGTTCCACAAACCGCATACGCAGATGATTGCCGTGGTGCATAACCCACTGCTCATTTATGCGCTATCGAAGATGGAACATATACATTTCATAGAAATGACGAAGGGGTACGTGAAAAAAGTAAAGAAACAAGTAGACGCAATAGTAAAATGAACGAAGACCAATTAGTGGAAGAAATGTGCGATGCTCTGAATGAGGGTATGAAGGCTGCTGATGAATTTTGTGAGGCTTTTGAAAGAGCCTATGAAATGGAATTTCAAGAGCTAAAGCTGAAAATAAAAAAAGTTTGCAAAAGGACTTAAAACAATAAAGGAGGAAATGAATGGATAAAATACGAATCAAAGACGAGACAGGCTGCTGCGGATGTCTGTTCGTCGTTGTGTTATTTTGGCTGACGCTTATTGTAACGGTCGGTGGAATGAAATTGTTTATATATGTATTAAATTTGTAACAAAATGACAGACAAGGAAATAAGAGTGGAACTTGCGAAGGCTGCTATTATGAGCGGCTCTTCCATTGAGACTGTAAAGATGATGTACTCTTGGGTGTGTGGTGTGAAGGATACAAAAGAAGAGATAGACCTTGATAGTATCAAGGTAGGAGAGATTGAGCAGTATCTCGGGATGTCTGCCGTTCGTTTCCGCAACCGCTGCATGGAGAACGATATTCACACCGTCGGGCAGTTGGTGCGTATCGGAAGCAACGGCTTTCGAGCTTTGAGGCTCGTCGGGGGTGGTCTTGTCGGGAAGCTTGGTGAGGTGCTTGCGGAGAAGTATGGGGTGTCGTCATGGTGACATGATAAACAAAGCTATCTTTTGCTATGTAAAGATAAAAGAGTTGCATTTTTGATAAGGATAGTTTACCTTTGCGGTACCTTCAATAATGAAGGCAATCCTTAGAAGTTGGGCGCGACACGGATAAAGCGTAAGAGAGTATGGTACAGAACATCGTAAACAGCATTAATTCATGGCAAGATTGGGACGCTTTCTGCCACAAGGTATTCAACAGCAAGACCTACAATCGTGGTTGGTTCGTGTATGCCGATACCTTCAACGAACGCGACGTTCGCAGAGGTGTTACACCGAATGAAACATGCCTTGGCAAAGGACTGACCTATGCGGAGGCAAAGTCCCTCTACGAGGCTAACAAGTATGCCGTAGAGCACTGCGGCAAGGATTATGCCGAAATCTACATAGAGAATCTCTACGATCCGAACTACAGTTCAAGCGCACCATATGTGTACGCAAGGGCTACGGGCGAGGATGCATCAAGGGCTTTTGAGCTGAACGAAATCGCTCAAGCTGTCCACAAAAAGTTCAAGAAGATGGGGCTTTACAATTAAATATCGCCGCTTCTAACGGCTTTTTACCTCGCAGGCGGGCAACTATACCACCTTCGAGGTGAAAAGCCGACAGAGGGGCTAAAATCGAAAGAATATGGCAAAGAAAAAGAAAATACGTCTTTGTAGCCAGTGTATTTACCTATCAAAGGATGGTGACGACTGGATTTGCGGTTGTGGCAACGGTTTCGTAGAACCTTACCAAATGGCATGTAAAGAAGACTTTGAAAGTGTGTAGTTATGAAAGAACAAGCTTATCTAAGTAGCATGAACGCTTTGTGTGAGCAGTTAAATTCACTTATTCCCATAAAGAACGAAGAGGATAGGGATAAGCTGAATGCGCTGATTGCAGATATGTGCAACAGCCGTTCTGGATATCCTCATTACTGCTTGTATTGGGATAGGGAAGTGTTCATAAAGAGTGGTTGCAACGAGGACAAGATACGCGAGGCCGTCTTGTATGGCGATTTCCTTCAGTTTGAACCGAACGAGGATTTTGAAGAGCACCCTGGGGTTGTGGTAAGATTTAAGGATTGGGTATTTCCTCCAACCGATTAACTATAAAGTGTTAAATTTATGAAGAATGAATATTTAGAGAAGCCTTTAGAAGTAGGCACCGTTCTTAAAGAAACATGGTACGATAGCCTAACTGGCAAGGAAAAAGATTACTACTACATAGTTGGTGAATATTTTATATATAACTCTGATTATGACAATCCACAAATCCGTCCTCACAAGTTTTCTTTCAACGAACATATAACAATTGCTTCCGAAGAGGAAAAGAAGCAGTTCTTTGACGTTCTTAAGAAAGAACACCTTATTTGGGACGAGATATCGGGTAAAGTAAGTCGTGAATATGAAAAGATACGTCTAAGCGTTGAACTGAAAGTAAAACCAGAAACGGATGTAAATGAATTAATTGAAAAACTTAATTCTGAACTGGAGAAACCTTATAAAGTTTATTCTATGAGTTTTGAAGATTTTTAAAATATATGGCAGACTGGATAAAAACTAACGGTGAAAGAATAGAAGTTCAGCCGAAGAACGGCACGGACTTTTCCCTGGAGGAGCTGCAAGGCTTTGTCGGAGGGTACATAGAGATAGTTCGCATGGATGATGAGCATTTTATGGTGGTCAACGAGGAGGGTAAGGTATACGGTCTTCCTATCAACATGACGGCATCGATGCTTATCATGCGTGACACCATTGTAGGTGATGTGTTGGTTTGCAAATCAAATGAAATAAAATGACATGCCATGGCAAGGACAAAGTTCAACAAGAACGGAACGGTTACAATTATAGGACTGACGCAGGGAGAATGGGATATGTTGCAGGAGTGTCTGTCGCGCTGCCAAGACGTCATGTCGTGGGATGAGGATGCGGGATATGCGGAAGATGGGGATAATTTCCTTTGGCGCATAGATGACCGAAAAGAGTATGAGACGCTAAAGAAAATGAGGATATAAAAAAAAGAGGCCATCATTTATGTGATGACCTTTCCTTTGAAGTGTTGGCAGCTCTTCTGGCTAAGAAGGACGCATTTTGATTGTTTCCAGTATGGGCATGTCCCCATGGTCGGCATACCCTTGACGCTAAGTGTGTGAAACAAGGTTACCTCCGTGCAATAGGCACATTCTCGGCATGTGTGAGATTCCTCAGTTACCTGCGCTTTCCTTTTCTTCGCCGCCATAGATAAAAACTGTTCCCGTCACGTCTGCGACAAAGTTAGTCTTCTTTACGTCATAATCAATAATGCCTTTCTTGACGAAGGCACGTCCGATAGCACCTGCGACCTGCCATTTCGCTTCCTCGACAAGCAGCCGCAGCCCCTCCCTGTGTGATTTGACTTCGGGGTGTTCCTTCCTGAAACTGCGCACGTCATTCTTGGCGATGTGTATGCAAAGGCCAAGTTCTCTTGCGGTAGGAATGTCCTCAAAGACAACGGAACGGTCTATGCGTCTTGCAAGTTTTAGGAGGAATCGTGAGATTTTCTTTTTCATATATTTTCTTGATTGTTTGTTGTTTCCGTTTTCGGTGCGATCTCCGTTGCAGCGGCCGGTTCGCTCATTGCCTGCTGCGCCGCCTGCATGGCCATAATCTGTGCGAATGTAGCCTGCGGGTCTTCCGAGAGCCCTGCGTTCTCGATGGCCTCGAGAGGTGATACGAGCGGAGTGTCCCCTCCTGCGAGTCTCCATTTCTGGATATTCTGCATCTCGTCTTCCTGTATGAATGGTGTGATGATATTCTCGATAAGGATGGATTCGATGTCTTCTTCCTTAAAACCGACGTTGAGCTTCTTCAAGAAAGCCTTGATAATGCTGTTCTCCCTCTCGAGGAATTCGATCCAAGCACCACTTTCGTCGCCAATTTTGAGGTGAGCGTCCGTAAGGAGCGTCTTCCTCGCATCGTACCCTATGTTGCCGAGGCGCGACATCGTGGAGAAGGATATGTCGGGCATCTGTGCCTGCATGAAGAACATGTTAAGGAGGGTGCTGATGTAGTATTCGAGTGCTTGGTTGCTCTGCGCCCATGAAACGTAGGAGACGTCGCCTCCTTCCGTGACACGGTAGATACGTCTTGTTTCTCCCTTCGCCTCTTCGCCGACGATGGTGCCCGCCACTTTGAGTATCGGGGCGCTGTTGTAGGCGAGGATGTCGGAATGGCGTGAAAGGGCGTACTCTATCTCCTCACGAATGTCCGTCAGTCCTTCCCATACGGGACTGTAGCGGTAGATGTAGATGCCTGGGATTTTGCCTATGCTTATCTCCTCGCCTTCCGTGACCGCCTCCCACTCCGTGCTCTCGCTTTTCTTCCAGATGTAATGTTTGTCGGCTGTGAAGGTCTCGAAGAAGGTCGTTATGGAGTCCTTCACCTTCCTCGTGTATTCGAAGGACATGGCGTACATCTCGCCTTTTTCGTCAATGAGCGGCCAAAGCTGCACGCCTGTCATCGGGGAGAAGGTCTTGCACTTAAGCTTGTAGTTGCACGGGAAACCGTAGAGGTGGTGTCTTTCCTTCTTCGTGTACCATATCGTAAGCGCCTCGCAGCTTGCGTAATAGGCAAGCCCACGCTTTTTGTTCTCCGAGTCGATGTGCGCCACCTGGTATATGCGCTCGATGGCCTTTACTATATTCTTTTTCTCGTCCGTGTCGTCACCCACGTAGTTCCTCTTTACGGGAATGGCGAAAGTGAACTCGTTCATACGTTTCGTAAGAAGCCTTTCAAGCCCGATGGCAAGCCTTGCCGCCTTATCCTTCGTGCCGTCGGAGTGAATCTTGTCCTTCCGTCCCTGCATGTCGTGGACAATCTTATGCTCGGACGGCTCATAGTCCTGACGCAGCTTCGCCCAAAAATGCGGAGGTGTCGTCCTTTCCTTGAGAGAGGCAATAATGTCCGTTATATTATCACCGCTGAGGATTTCTTTTATATCTATCATGATTCCTTAGAATTGCGCAACTTTTGCGCAAAAGTATTAAAAAAGTGTTTATTAACCAAATATTTTATTCATTTATTTGCATAATATTTTTTTTATTCGTACCTTTGTATCATTAACAAAAAATTTTCAGATGAGAAAGAGATATTATTTTACGAGTGAGAGCGTCTCCGAGGGGCATCCAGACAAGGTGGCTGACCAGATATCGGATGCGGTGCTTGATGCGTTCCTCAAGGAGGATGAACGGTCTCATGTGGCAGTGGAGACCCTTGTGACGACAGGGCAGGTCGTGGTAGCAGGTGAGGTGCGCAGCAAGGGGTACGTGGATATTCCGAGCGTTGTACGGGAGACAATCGCATCGATAGGATATACGAATCCTCTCTACGGCTTCGATGCCAACTCCTGCGGAATACTTACGGCAATACATGAGCAGTCACCCGACATCAATCAGGGTGTCATCCGTGAGGAAGAGAAGATGCAGGGTGCGGGCGATCAGGGTATCGTTTTTGGCTATGCATCGGATGAGACAGAAACTTATATGCCAGTTGCCCACTATATAGCTACGCTTATAGTTAAGAGTTTGGCTGAAATCCGTAAGGAAGGCAATCTTATGCCATACTTACGCCCGGATGCTAAATCACAGGTGACCGTGGAGTATTCCGAGTTTGACGATCCTTTACGTATTGATACTATCGTGGTTAGCACACAGCATGATGAGTTCGCCTCGGAAAAGGCTATGCAGGAGCAGATTCGCTATGACGTAATAAAAACACTTATTCCGTATGTTAAGACGAAGATAAAGGATGAGCGTATATTGAGATTGTTTAATGAAGACATAAGATACCATGTCAATCCGACGGGAAAGTTCGTCTTGGGCGGCCCAGCAGGTGATACGGGCTTGACGGGAAGAAAGATTATTGTCGACACCTATGGCGGCATGGCTCGTCATGGCGGCGGCGCATTCTCGGGGAAAGACCCGTCCAAGGTAGACCGCAGCGCAGCCTATGCAGCTCGCTATGTTGCAAAGAACCTTGTGGCAAACGGAATCTGTTCAAATTGCGAGGTTCAGATTGGCTATGCCATAGGTGTAGCCGAGCCAGTTAGCGTTTATGTGGAAGACTTCGGTACATATAACGGTGGCGTAGGAGTTCTCGGTGATTTCGTGAAGGAGCACTTTGACCTTTCACCATACGGAATAGACAAGATGCTCGGAGGATTGAGAAAGCCCATCTATCTGCCGACCGCTTCCTACGGGCATTTCGGACGCAATCCATACGAGAAGGACGGACTGACTTTCTTCCCTTGGGAAAAGGTGATGACGAAGGAAGAACTTTTTGAAAGAAAGAAATATTAACCTACACGAGGATGGTGCGTGGCAGTCCGCTAACGGTACAATCCGTAAGACGCAAGTGCAACTCTTGTCATCCTCTTTATTTTTGAATAATGAAGAACCTGTTTTGGGAAATTGCCGCAAGGCTTGGTTTTTGGATTCCGTGTAACAAGTACATGCCGCCACGGAAGTATTGGGATTGGGTACTTATAGGATACCATGAAAAGGGATTGTCTTATTATTATATTCCGACCGTAGCGGAGTATTCTGCCACAAGGAAATTATGGATTGAGAACAATGAAAGCCCGGAAGAATATCTTAATGAAACCTGCGTTGTAACTCATTGGCATAAATTGCCACGGAAATTAAAAGTAAAAAAATATGTTCAGTAAACCGATAACAAACGAAGAGGAAAGATTTATAAAGAAGAATGCGGAGTCTATGTCCATCTCGGAAATAGCCACATCCCTCGGGAGGAGCTACTATACCATTCAGAGGTATATGAGTATTCTCGGGCTGAAGACGGGATTCCACAAGTGGACGAAGCAGGAGGACGAGCTTTTGAGGGAGCTTTGGGAACAATATCCTGCAGGCTATATCTGCCGCCGTCTCGGGGTGGATGAGAACTGTGTCTACAACAGGGTGAGACGGCTGAAACTGAAAAAGAAACGTATCGTCAAGAAGAAGGAATGAAGAAGGTAGGGATAATTGTTGCCATGCAGAAGGAGTGGGATGCCCTCTTTGTAGGAACGGAGAAAGTAGGCATGGCTTTCGCCAATGGGCGGACGAGGCGGAACATACCCTATGTGGCGATGATAAGCGGCATCGGTAAGGTGAATGCTGCCGTGACGGCATACAGGCTGTGGAAGGAATACGACTGCAACCGCATCATTTCTTTCGGCTGCGCAGGAGGTGTGAGCCATGACGTTCATATCGGGGAAGTCATCGTTGGCGATGAGTATATGTACTATGATGTAAACTGCGGAAGTCCTAATGCAGTGGGGCAGGTGCAGGGGCATCCAGAGACATATCCGTCATGCTATGCTGAATGGAGATTCTTGGATGGAATGAGGCATGGGCTGATAGCGACGGGCGATACCTTCGTGGAGTCGGAGCTGATGGCATCTACCATCATGCAGACGCTGTATCCCGAGCATTACCCCATAGCCTTGGATATGGAAAGCGCAGCCATAGCGCAGGTCTGTGAGGAGAGGGGCGTAGGCTTTACCTCCGTGAGGGTAATATCGGACAATCCCTTGCTTGGAGAGAGGACGTATGATGCTTTTTGGAAAAGGAAGGACGAGAGGCTTGGCCAGCTGATGCGCAGTTTTGTAGACATGGATTAAGGAAATCTTTTGTCATACTAAATATATCTTGATGTTAGGCGGCGATGGCATGGATATGCTAAAGTCGCCTATTTTCAGCTAAACTAAGATAAATAACTTGCACGTTTCTGGTTAAGCGCTTATCTTCGCACTACCCTTACAAAAGGGCAACCCTTAGAACCGCAGCCGACGGGATATAAACAGGTAAATAAAGTATGAATAAAGAAACAGCGAACAATCTTATAGAGAAACTTAACGTCAACATGGGCACTATATCCAATATACTGCGCGAGAACCTTGGTATTGACGGTAAGCCCTTTATTACGACAAGCGAAAGGAGAAATGGTGAAGTGTATGTGTGTATAGAGGAGGATGAGGACACCACACGACAGCTTACTGCTACGCCTTTACTTCGGCAGATGTTTAAAAAGGCAGGACTTTGCATTCGCTGCTGGTATGATGAGCAAAGCGACACTTGTTCTTTTTTGGTGCACGTGTATTATGACCACGCTTTTAATTGTGGCAGCAATGGTGTCGAACTTATGCGCTTTTCTATAAGTTTTGTGAAAGGCACTGTGTTGGTAAAAACAGACATGGGGTAAAATAATGTCAATATGAACGTATATGTGTTAAAGCCGAAAGGCAAGTATAATCACGGCATGGCATTGGTGGCAGCATCCACCTTTGCCTACGCTAAGAGTGAGTACATTTCAAACGGCTCATACGGAGAAATGTTTTATAACGGAGAGTTTGATTTTGATGAAAAATACTCAGAGCCGATAGAAGGTCTTGAGTGGCATGGATGGCAAGAGGTGATTGCAGAAAGTATCTATATCGAATAAAAAGTTATGTTGAAAACGGCGAAATTCGGGGATATGTTCAAAACCCGTGACGGCAGTATTGCCATATTGGTAAAAAGACGTGATTTTGCAAGAAGAAGCGTCTATGAGTGTATGGTGGGTAAAAGTCTTAATCCTAATATGGCAGACGCCATAATGTGGCCATACAACGAGGACGGCACAGCGCAAGAAGGTTTTACGCATTTTGATTTGATAGAAGAAATTAAATAAGCCGCCGTGTTCGCGTAACATGGGCACGGCGTTCAACTATACCGCCCGATGTATATAAGGGCGACACAGCCGAAACAAACGGCAAAACTAAGGGTTTCTAAGGAGAGTTTCACGACTCTCCTTTTTTTTTATTCGTACCTTTGCACCATTTTTTTTAATGTATTTGTTAACAAAATACTTTTTTGATACATTTGCATCGAGTTATCAAAAATTTAACAAATATAAGAATTATGAACAAGAAAACCAAGTTGGTACTGGAACTGTTGAAGACCAAGGCTTCGTCCCTGGGTTTCAACAGAGAGGAATTGGAGGGTGCTGCAAAGACGATTGCAGACAACCTTGGAGTAGATGACGATGCGACGGATGAGGTGATGAACGCAGCCGCAGAAAAGGCGGTGGCGGTCTATATGCCGATACTTGAGCTGAGTCAGAAGAATGCTAACCGTATCATCACCAAGAACAAGGAGGAGCGTGAAAAGGCCGAGGCCGAGGCAAAACGCAAGGCTGAAGAAGAGGCAGCGAAGAAAGCCGCCGAGGAAGCAGAGGCAAAGCGTAAAGCCGAAGAGGAGGCAGCAGCCAAGAAAGCCGAGGAGGCAGCACGTAAGGCGGCAGAAGAGGCTGGATTCCAAAGACTCCTTGATTCCGATTGGGCAAAGGGCTTGAAAGCGGAAAACGAGAACCTCGCCAAGCAGCTGAAGGAACAGACAAATGCTTACAAGAAACAGCAGGAGGAGTTCAAGAAACAGCTTGAAGAGTTTAATGCTTTCCGTAATGAGTTCAATACCATGAAGGCAGACCGTCTGAAGGCGACCAGAGAGAACCGTCTCGAGGAACTCTTAAAGGATGCAGGTGTGTATGGAGAGCGCATAAAGAAGAACTATGCCAGAATGTCGTTTGATTCCGACGAGGACTTTGAGGAGTTTCTCGGTGGCATCCAGGAGGATATAAAGGCGTTCAATCAAGAGCGTGCCGACAAGGGACTTGATACGTTTAGCGTGCCAGGAACTGGCGGAGCTAATCAAGAAACCAAGAAAGAGCCGATGTCAGATGCAGAGATAGAGGCTCTTGCAGCAATTATGTAAAACTAAAACAAAAGAAAATGGCAAACACAAACACAGAGTTTACCTTCGGAAATGACCCTATCGTCATCCGTAAGGAACTTGACGACATCAAAGGTGGAGTCGTTCTCGATGTCACTGGTTACACCGAAGAGTTCGTCTATGCAGGTCATCCTGTTATCCGTGACGTGGCAACAGGTCTGACTTTTAAGCCGTTCCCCGTGGCAAATGGTGCTCTTGGCACACTGCCGGAAGGCTATGAGTATTGTGGTGTCGTTATTCGTACCAAACCGACCGCAGAGCCGTTCGTATCAGTTCTGACCATCGGTGAGGTGAACGAAAAGGCACTCAAATTCCCTCTCACAGCGGCTATCAAGACCGCTTTCAAGGCCGCTGTCCCGACTATTCGCTGGGAGCATGACGTATAAGCCCGAAAAAAGGTAAAAAGATTGTTTAACGGATAACAAGAAAAATAGAAAATGTTACAGTCACTTTTTTATAAGTATTTGGAGCGTTTCTTTCCGAGACTCCAGCGTCTCATTGAGACGGTAAACAAAAAGCGTGGAAACTCTCTTACATATCTGCACAAGCAGCATTTGAATGAAGAGTACAGCCCCGACAACAAGTGGGAAAGCACAATCAGTGACACCACCTACGTGGCTGCTGACTTTGTTTCAATGGACAGCGCACTTCCTATCAAGCAGCGCGACACTATCCAGACCGCCAACGGCAAGCTTCCGAAGATTGGTATCAGCCGCGTTCTTCGCGAGTCTGACATCAATACTCTGAACACAATGGAGGCACAGGGCGGCAATGCGCAGCTCATCTCCCGTAAGCTTGCCAATGACCCCGTGGCATGCGCACAGGGTCTCGACGAGCGTAATGAGTACAACTTCCTGTCTGGATTCTCAAACGGTTACGTAGCCATTAAGGATGATGACAATCCCAACGCGCTCATGCGTATCAACTTTAACTACCTCGACAAGAATACATTCTCATCTTCGAATCCAGGATCTCCCGAACTTGAGGATATCTTGAACGTAATCGAGAAAGCAGAGGAAAATGGTACAACCATCCGTTACATTTGGATTTCTAAGCAAACGTACGATGAGTTGCGTCATTCCGAAGCTGCTCGAGAGTTGGCCGCAAATTACGAGCGTCGTATTGTCGGCAATGGTATCACATTGCCTGTTCCGACTCCTACGCTGTTTGATGAAGCGTTCTCCGACGAGACAAATGGTGTAAGCTTCGTTAAGGTTAACCGTTCTGTCATCATCGAGGAGAATGGCATTCGCAAGAACGTGAAGCCTTGGAACGACAACCGTATTATCTTCGTAGAGGACGATATTGTTGGCACGCTTGTCTACGGTCGTCTTGCAGAGACCACAAATCCCGTTGAGAACGTGCTTTATCAGCTTGTTGACAACTACAAGCTTATTGCACGCTTCCGTGAAACCAATCCTCTGCGTGAGACAACCACGGGTCAGGCCATTGTTGCTCCTATCATCGAGAATATCGACCAGATTTACGTGCTTGACATCAGTCAGGGGCAGGAGGTTGACCAAACTGCGGAGGCAGCAGACACCAATGATACCTTCGTAACCGTCTGGGGAAACAAGTACAACAAGGCTGCTTTCATTACCGCCTACAACGCACTCGAAGGTGAGAAGACTCCGAGAACCTTGAAGGAAGGTACTACCGACGTCAACATCATTAAGGCCGTGAACAAGCTCAGCGTTGAGCAGGTAGAGAAGCTGCAGGCTGCCTTGACACCCGTGACTAACGGTTAATTCAAGCGAGACATCATCAAGGACGACATGAAGCGATTCCTAACCACGAATAAATAAAGGAGCTAAATGACTATACTTGAAGCAATAAAGGCTCGCGTCAACTACCCCATGACAGACGTACAAGCAATGGAAAAGATTGTCGGTAGGGGGTTAAACCCCGCCGACGCTTTTGACGCATCCGTTGCATCGGAGCAGGCGTTTCAGCTTGCCTATGCCGATACGCTGCGATTCGTTATCACCATGGTCAACCTCTCGCAAGGTGGCTCGATAACGGCACAGAACATGGCTGGGATACGTGAGACGGCTAACGCTATCTACAAGAAGTATGGTGAGACGCTCATCGGAGATACGGCAAATCCGACGGTGTATATAATGAGTTAAGCCATGCAGATATTCCCCAACGGCATACTTAGGTGGTTCGGCAGTGTTACGGCAGACCTTGACGAGTACGGAATGCCAGTAGCCGCAGACACAAGCAGTTCCATGGAGTGCCGATGCACCATAACGACGGCATCGGAGAAAAGGAACGCCACCTATGACGGAGGGGCAGTAAAGCTGGCAACCTATACCGTGACATGTAATATGGAGGACGCAGGGGAGGGTTTCAGCCCGCACACGGTTCATCTTGTGCATGATATAAAGGGTGACCTTGGAATGTTTCAAGTGCAACGAATTGAATACTACACGATAACTCAGACCATTGAGCTGTGGGTATGATAAGGTGCTTGACAGACATCGACAAGGTTGTAGCCAACGTGAAAATGGAGGCGGAGAAGTTAATGATATCCGCATTCAAGAGGGCGGGGGCACTTGCCGTAGAAAAAATCAAACAGACCAAGACATACAAGGACGTGACGTTTAAGCTGACATCATCCATCGGGTATGGAGTAGTATGGAATGGTCAGTTGATTGAAGAGGGAGGCTTCGGAAACGGGGAAGGCGGAGAGAAAGGCAGAACGTATCTGCACTCGCTCGTCAGCGGAGTACCGTACGGACTGATTATAGTGGCAGGCATGGAATATGCGCTCTATGTCGAACGTAAGGGGTATGTCGTTCTTGACGGTGGGACGCTTGATATAGGAAAGGATATCAAAGATTATCTTGAAAAGCAGAAGATTCAATGACGAACGGAGAGTTGGAAGTCCTTATGAGGACACGTGTCATGGAGGCTCAGCCTCCGATATCTGGCGGCGTGTACTTTAAGGATATGCGTCCGCGGCAGAACGACAACGACGCTTTCCTCGAGGATTGCGAGGTAATGGTTCTGACGGGCGCTGGGAATGAACATGTCAAGGGAACGTGTGTGGTTAACATCTACGTCCCTGACACTCTGACCGCAAGCGGGCTCTATCTGCGGAACAAACGCCGCACGGACGAGCTCGAGGCGTGGCTGAAAGACTTACCGCAGTATTTGAGGGACGGATACGTCTACTTTCAGCGTGAAGGATTGCCAGTTACGTTAAGGGAGGAGAGTACTCATGAACACTTCGTATCATTGAAGATGAAATTTAAAGTTATAGAAAACAACTATTAAAGAAAAAACGACTATGATTATATCTTGGGGTATTCCAACCATTAAAGTGAAGAATCTTGCTACAGGAAGCCAAGTCATCACTTTCCATACTCCCGTAGAGGACTCAACGCAGCTCTCCACGGAAAAGGGCGAGAAGATGGAGGCTACCATCGAGGGTGGCGAGGCAGAGGCCGTGAAGTACAAGCGCGGCAAGTATACATTAGAGTTCCAAGTCCGTTTGGGTGACAGCCATAACAAATGGGAGATTGACGGAGTAGACGGTGTCGTCTCTGGCGAATGGGAGGTGGAGCTCGAGCCAGAGGATTTCTCTTCAGGGGCACCTGGTTTCAAGATTCCAAAGTCTGTGTGTTCCTATGAGGACAGCTACTCTTCCGACAATGGTATCATCCGTACCTATCAGTTCGAGTCGCTGAAACCAGAGACAGGAAAGCAGATACTGTGGACTGGTTCCGCATCTGTCAATGCAAGCGTTTAAAGCAACGCCATATCCTACAAGAGCCCTCTCCGACAGAAGGGGGCTCTTTCCTTTGAAGTAAGAATAATAATCTTAGAAAATTAATTATATGAATATACTAACCGTCCATTACAACACCCCTATTCTTGTCGATGTACTTGTCCGCAGCGTGAGGAAATATACGGACTGTCCCTTTTATGTCTTTGACAATTCCGATGAGGAGCCGTTTACAAAAAAAATTGAAGGTGTGGAGGTAATAGACAATACAAGGGGGCAGGTGTTTGATTTCGATGCTCTGCTGAGACAGTACCCCGAACGTAAGGCAGGTCTTTTTTCCTCCTTTGGGAGCGCCATGCACACAAAAAGCGTCGATGCCTGTTTCGACATACTGACTGACGGCTTTATCCTTATGGATTCCGACATCTTGATAAAGAAGGATTTCACGTGGATATGGGACGAGAGTTGCGTGTGGTCCGGAGAGATGAAGGATGACGGCCCGAAAGGTGCTTACGTCACTCGCCTCCTGCCGTTCCTCTGCTATATCAACGTGCCAATGTGCAAAAGGCACGGAGTACGTTACTTTAACGGTGAATGGATGTGGAATCTCTCGACGAAGAAACCCAACAACCTTTATGACACGGGGGCGTGGTTTATGAGAGACACACTCGACAAAGGACTTCCTTATAAGGAGTTCAAGGTGGATGAATACATTGAGCATTTCAGCCATGGCAGCCATGAGTTCCTCAACATAGACCTTTTCGACTGGATAATGGAGCACAAGGAATTGTGGAAATGAAGGCATGGAAGAGTTGGACTACGAAATACAGGATGCCATTCTTGAACGTCCCCATGTGTTCAGAATCGATGGCGAGACGTTCTACCTCTATCCCTTGACACTCGGAAAGATTCATCTCATGCAGAGGATATCCGAGTCGTTGGGATTGGAAAAGAAGAACCTCGAGAAGAACGCCATGCTTGAAATGCTGCGTGTCGTGGAGAAGAACAAGCCTGCCTGCTGCGACCTTCTCGCCTACCTTACGGCAAGGAACGACTATTACTCCGTCTTCGACTATGACGCTTTTGACAGGAGAAAAACAGTGTTCATGGAACAGGAAGACAGTGAGATAGCGATGCTCGTCATGAAGGCGTTGTCATCGGACAGGACGGAACGCTTTATCACTCACCTCGGTATTGACATCGAGCAGAAAGATATGCAGAAGGTGGCTAAGGTGAAATCCGCCTCGGACAAGAACAGCTACACCTTCGGCGGAGTCTCTGTCTTCGGTTCGCTGCTTGACGTTGCTATGGAACGGTACAAGATGACGAAGAGACAGGTCGTATGGGAAATAGACTACACATCGCTAAGGCTTCTTCTCGCAGACCGTGTCAACTCCTTGTATGTGACGGATGAGGAGAGGAAGAAGATTCACATATCAAGGGACAGGAAGAAGGTGGACGGTGATAACAGACAGGCGATAATGGAGGCGATAAGGTCTCATGATTGGGAATAAAAGGGAACCCCGTCTTTAATAAAAGGCACCACCGATTTATTAGAGCGCAAGGCTGCAATGACGGGGTTCACACCTCTCTTTCATAGTTGTTTTGAGGTCAATGCAAAGTTAAATAAAACCTTAAAACACGTCTTATGAAAGTTATAGAATTGTTAAAAATTGACCAGTTAGTGTTAAACATACTGCATGAAAATTGCATCAGTGTGGGTGATGTGAGGTATATCTGTCTCTATGATGATTTTATGGGCATCATAGGTCACGGCGGAAAGATAACCTATGCCGTATCTGTCTTGTCGGAGAAGTACGGAATAAGCGAGCGGAAGGTCTATTACCTTCTAAAAAAGTTCTCTAAGGACTGCAATGTCTGTGCAGTCTGAAAACAAGAAAATCCTTTTTTTTGATATATTTCCTGCCTATCTTTGTCCTTGTCGATGCGCAAAGACAAGGAACTAATGTATTAACATCACAAAAACTAAACTATGGCTTCAGAAATTTATCAAATTCCGGAAAGCAATTCTGGAAATGCAGGATTCGGAAACATTCCGTTCTCTATCCCCGTGGGTGGCTTCGGTGGCGGAGGCATCTTCGGAGGTAATGGTTTCGGCAATGACATCGGAGGCCTTATCACGCTCGCCATCGTGGCTTCTATCTTCGGATGGAACAACGGCGGAGGGTTCGGATTTGGCGGTAATGGTGGCGTTAACGGTGCTGCAGGTTTCCTCTCCAATCAAATCAGCAATGACACGGGTAGAGAACTTATCATGCAGGCTATCACCAACCAAGGCGAGGCTTCCCGCACGGCAACACAGACGCTGAGTACCATGCTCGGGCAGGATTTCAATTTAGTAAACGCCTCGATTCAGGGTATTCAGAATGCTTTGAATACCATCAGTGCAAATCAGGGTATGAATGCCCTGCAGGTCATTAACGCCATCCAGAATGGAAACGCAAGCCTTGGCGCTCAGTTCCAGCAGTGCTGCTGCCAGAATCAGTTGGCTATGTGCCAACAGACTAATGCGCTTCAGCAGGGCTTGAACGCAAACGCTGTCGCAGCACAGCAGGGCTTCGCAGGCGTACAGCAGTCCATCGCATCAAAGGCGGCTTCCGACCAGTTGGCTATGTGTCAGCAAACATACGGACTTACCGATACTATGAACCGGAACTTCCTCGCCCTCGACAACAAGATAGACGCTCTTGAATCGAACCGTAAGGATAGGGAAATCACCGCCCTCACGGCAGAAAACGCCCAACTGAAATCGCAGAACTTCACCGCTGGTGTCGTTCAGCAGGCTGTCGCTCCACTGAACGCACAGCTCGCAGGTCTTGCAAAGGAAGTGGATGACATCAAGTGCAAACTTCCTAATACCATTAACGTAGAGTACCCGCAGGTTTCGGTGGTCAACACCACTCCGTTTGTGGGAGGCTTCTATGGCAATTGGAACGGCTTTGGTGGTAATAACATTGTTTTCTAAATAGGCAAAAGGAGGTAATGTATGGCATGTTTTAACAACATAACTACAAATGCAGGAGGAATTGCCTATTTACCGTCAACAAATGTTACGGTCGGGACCGATTCTGTTGACATTGCTTTAGGGTTTCGTCGCATACAGCCTGTAGGCTATTTCACCGTCCGTTTGTCGGACGCAATACCTACAGGAACAACGGGTACACTGCCCATAACTCTTACCTTGAATGGTACGACAAGGGCTCTGACCCTGTTTAACGGAACACCAGCAACGGTTGCAGATTTGACTGGTGGAACAGGAGTATTCCTTGTTTTCAACAATCGTTTCGATGGCATACTTCAACTAATGTCACGTACGACGGTATGAGAAAAAGCAAGTAATAACCTCAAAAGTAGATGGGTCAAAAAGGTGGTAAAAAACTTTAAGACCTTACTACAGAACCTAATCATTAGGTGAAGCGTTCTTTGACAACTGATTTGACAAGAGTTTTTCGTAATCGGAAAGATACATCCATTTGAATCCGCCATGCGTTTTTAGCTTGTTATGAGCAACTCTATGGATAGCGGAATGAGAAAAGCCTTCAAGTTCTGCTTGTGTCATCGAAGAATAGATTTTAACTAAATCCATGTCTTTAGAGAGTTTGACTATAGCAGTTCTATTGTAAGCTGGAACACCCTTTTTTGATTCTGATGTAGCTGTGCGATGATGCTCTTTGGAATTGTTGGTTTTATATGTACACCATTGTAAATTCGAGGCTATTGAATTTGAAGGATTATCATCTATATGGTCGACACATGGCAAACCGTCTGGATTAGGAAGGAAGGCCATCGCAATTATTCTATGTAATAGTTGTGTTTCCTTTTCCCCGTTTTTTACAAACGTCATTCTTCGATATGGTGTGCTTGGTGCTATGGATGTACTACAGATGTGAGGTACACATCGTTTTGTAAAGCTCCTACCATTCCTTGAATAGACGTAAAAGGTTCTAACCATTGCAATTCTACCGAGATTCGACACCATGTAGTCATCTTCGTAACCAACTACATCTCTCCACTCTTCTCCTTCGAGCCTTATAGACTCGATAAATTCCTCTTTTTTCATTGTCAACTTTATGTTTAATAATGTCAACGATTGAAAAACGGGAAAGAGGCGTTGACTTACCTCTTGTCATTCAGTGGCCAAACTGAACTATTCCCGATGCAAAGTTACAAAAAAATATTTAAAAAACAAGTATTTAACTATGGATTTCAACAGTCTTGGGCAGGGTAGCCCATTCTATATACTCACTAAGCGAGAGGGTCAGAAACCTACTCTCGAGGTAGGAACGGTCAAGGAGAAGATTCTCCAGCAGCCGCAGTATCAGTTTCAGGCAGTTCCGACAGCACTGAACGGCATGGGGGCGCAGCCACAGTTGGTAAGGATCGTTGCCACCGTGGGAGGCAATGACCGTGTCATTCCCGATATCCCATGTAACGTGGAGATAGCCGCGCGAGGTGATGTCACCTATTCAGGAAGTCCGCAGGCAATGATGCAGGCGGTGGATGCCATGATGCAGACATCAAAGGCAGAGCTTGAAAGGGATAGTTATAACAAGATGGTTCTCGCCGAGGGAGAGAGGTTCATGGAAACGCTGAACCCCCGCTATGCCGAGGAGAAACAGCGTGATAGGACTATAAAGTCCCTCGAGGAACGTCAGGCGGCTACGGACAGCAAGCTCGATACCATCATTAGCAAGCTGAATGAGCTTTTTACCCCATCCAAGAAATAGAAACCACAAAAAACATCAAAGACTATGCTGATTATTAAGGAAAGTAACGAGGACAGCAAGAGTGAGATGCGTTCATATATGCGCTCACGTATGCGAAACAGCGGACGTTATCGTGGCGGCTACCGCACAAGCACCACGTCTTACAAGGATGAGGAGAGCTGGAAGGAAGGCTACGAGAAGGGTTGGAAAGACTGTGAGGAGGAAATGGAGTCCGAGGACTACCGCCGTCGCAGCTACTAATAATGAAGGGGTCGGGGTAGTGGAATATTCCGACCCCCTAAAATAGAATATCAAAAAAGAAAAAAGAAAATGAAACAATATATATCAGAGGACAGGGCAATATATGAAGACCTTTACCAAGGCGCTTTTTCCAAGAGGCTTGCAGATTTTGCAATAAGGCATATGATGGTAAAGGACGAGAATGGTGAGAAGAAGAAACTTCTTTCCGTACCGCTTGAAGATACGCTTGATACCTTGAAGGAGTATAAGGTATCCATTCCCGAAGAGCATATCTACACAGCCTGGTATTTGTTCAACATGGCGAAAGCCGACTATCCTAAGACGTGTGAGACCGATGAGCAGCGAGCCATCTTCGTGGAAGAGACCCTTCTCGACCCCGACGGATGCAAGGAGAACGTGCTTGACTGTTTCGTGGCGAAGATGAGGAACGCAGGCGTTGCCTTACACTGGGAAAGATTCTGCTAAAGCCTATGAAGACGGATTATATAGACATAAAAGGTTATTGGGGAATAATCCTCTGCCACGACCTACGGAGGCTTGACGAGTATGAGATGCGTCAGGCTATGATAGCTTTCGGAATGCGAGGGGATAAGATTGACGAGGCGATAGATGTTCTGCTTTTCCAGAAGAATAGTGGCATGTGCGTAAGCCGTGATGACATCTGCATGAGTCTTGTGTTCGTAGGGAATGCTACGGGTGGCGACCAGTGGTGGGATACGACGGCGCACGAGGTACTCTATCATGCCATGATTGCCATATGTGACTATTATGACGTTCCATACGGCAGTGAGGACGGGGCATGGCTTACGGGCTACCTTATGAGAAAAGCTGTGCAACTGTTAGGAGAGCCATGCCTATGAGTACGATGCTTGAAATGGGGAAAGACGGTGTCAACATACTATGCCTGTATGACATGACACGCTACGACATCCGCTATCTTAATGCATGGCTCTTTGCCTTGGGGTTGAACGATACGGAAAGAAAAAGTAAATGCACTATGCTGTTTGAGGACGGTGAGTTGCTTTTCAGCAACTTAAAGCATCACTTAACGATACACTGCATGGTAAGGGCATAGCGACTCTCTTTCCCCATCCTTTTTACGATTCACAGTCGATGGGCGAGTAGCGCTCCATATAGATGTCTATCAGCGGTCGACCGTTGTAGAGCCAGTAGGGAGTGGGCTGAACGCCGTAGGAAAGCCCCTTTATTTTGCTTGTGGCGGCAGTAAGGGACATCAGTTCGCCATTGTACGCCACCTTCTTTTCCGTCGCGACAGTGGCGAAGATATGGGGGTCGTCCCTCCAATAAAGATGCTCGCCTTCCTTTATTCCCAAAGCGAGAAAGTTGAACGGCTCTCTTCTCTTTGGTGACTCTGCCTTTTCTTTCTCAAGGGCGACACGCTCCTGCGGGTCAAGGTCTTTGTTGAGTTCCATATTTATTTCATCCGTGATGTTCTCCAACTGGAACATGGAGAGTATCGGTATCACCCTGTCCGCATCCATGCGGAAGAACTCCCTTTTGGGGTTCACCCTGTCTGGGGCAAATGCCTTGTGGAGTGCGGACTCAATCTTTCTCATGTCCGCTTTCTTGACCACACATGTATAGACGGACTCAAACTGCACGGGAACGCTTGTGTTGTTCAATACCCTCATGCGCTCCTGTATGTTGTCGGTGATTCCTATCTTTATCAATCCCGGCATACATTCGTTCTTTAGTACATAGACGTACCCGATTTCATCACTCATATCTTTACTTTTCTTTTGTTTGCCTTACAAAAATAAGAATAATTTTTCATATCTCTTCCGTGATTATTATTTTTTGTGTAAACAATTTATTAAAATATTTGGTAACCAAATACTTTTTTAATAATTTTGCACAAAATAGGATAACATTATGCCAGGGATAGAGTTTGTATTATCTTTAGAGAACGACCCGTTCATTAGGTCTGCGAATGCGATACTTAATAGTGTCAGGAATATGGCTGCTCAGGTGGAGAAAATGGGTGGTGATATGCAGAACGTGATGGATGGTATCTTTGACGGAAAGAACCTTGGCAAAGGAATGCAGAGTTTCTTTGATGTTGTAATAGAAAAATTCGGTTTGTCGGAACGTGCTGCAGAGAGTTTTAGGCAAAGGGCAACGGAGGCTATACAGACTATTGCAAGCACAGGAGATGATGCAGCCTTGAAAATATCTAAAATAATAACGGCGCTTTCGCAAATCGCATCAAGTGAGAAACAAATAGATTCGGGAGCAGGAAAGTTAGGCCGAAACCTTCAAGAATATTACGATGGGTTTGCTACTGAGCTGGAGGGCCTTGAAAAAATAATAAAAGAAGCAGAGTCAGAGTTCTCAAAGGTCAATACAGAAGGGTTAGACCAGACGCAGAGAGAGAATGCCTTAAACCTATTTAAAGAGATAGGCAATGCCATTAGAGAGAATATAACCTTAGCAAAAGGGCAAAGTCAGGCTTATCAAGAAATGGGTAGGTCTTTAGAACAAGGGCTTAAGATAACCGCAGTTGATGAGTTAGGAAAAAGCTTCTCTTTATTCGGCAAAGTTTCTCAGGAGGATTTGGAAGATGGTGTCAAGCATGCCAGGTCTCTTATGGAGGAATTGACGTCATTGCGGGAAAATATTGGCAGTGTAATAGATGGTGTGTCGTCTGCTGATCCTGTTGTTGATAAACTCCTCGCGCGTGTAGACATTATCATGGAGCGTCTAAAAGGCGTAGAATCAACAGCCGATCTCGTTCAGCCTTGGTCTGGCATGATTGATGCAAATTATGAAAGGAGTATCAAGGATCTTGCCGATATAGAGGAAGCCCTAATAAGGATAAGGGATGGCCATCAAGAAGCGGAGCAAACTGCAAACAAGGTAGCAGAAGCTCATGAGAGCATACGTGTACAGATACGCAAGACAAGAGAAGAAATTGATAGTTTAATAGACGCAGGGAAAGAGGGGACTCCGGAGTTTACAGAGGCAGTAAATAAAGCCAGCGAACTAAAGGAGAATATGGCTAAGATTAACCTTCTTATGGATTATAACTCCCGGGGAGGTTCTTTGAAGGCTTTGAAAGATGGGCTGCAGGGAATTGCGGGAGTCGGCAGCTTGGCAACAGGTGTCATAGGCTTATTTAATAGAGACACTGAGGCGATGGCTGCCATACAGACAAAAATACAGTCTTTATTGGCTGTGACGGTTGGCTTGCAAGAAAGTTATTCATTCGCTATTAAGGCTTCAACGATAGCACAGACTTTGTTTAACAAGGTAGCCAACATGAATCCGTATGTCAGGATAGCCTCTTTACTGGGAATAGCCATTGGTGCTATTACATTGTACACGACACGTACGAAGGAGCTGTCAAAGGCAGAGCAGGAACGTATCGAAAGAGAGAAGGAATTACATGACGCTGCTGTTCAGGGCGAGAAAGACTCTGTCGCAGAAAGAGTAAACTTAAAATTACTCTATGATCGTGCTACAGATGAAACAAAGTCGAAAGAAGAGCGTCTGAAGGCTGTTAATGCCATCCGTTCGGCATATCCTGGATATTTCAGTGAGTTGACAGATGAAGCTATACTTGTTGGTCAGGCATCCGATAAGTACAATCAGCTAACAAATGACATATTGGCTGCAGCACAGGCGAGAGCATATCAGAAGAAGATAGAAGAGCTTACCTCTCAGAATATCGACTTACAGGATTCTATAGACAAGAACAAACAATTCCAGAAAGAGAACAGAAGAGAGTACAACAAATCTGTTAGAAACTCTGTTATACAAAACCAGACACAAGCCTTTTCTTTCAACACAACGGGGACATCTTATCCTTCGTTAAAGACTCCAGGCGTTAATAGAGATCTAATAGGGAAATGGAATGAGGCGACAGAGGGCATAAAAAATAACACAAAGGCGATAGAAGCGAATAACGCTCAGATTGACAAATACACTCAAAAGATAAATGAGACAATCGGTGCACAAGACCGATTAAAGAACAATACGGAAAACCACCCAGTATTAGGACCAAAAGGAGGAGGAGGTTCCAGAGGTGGTACGGCAGTAGACAAGACCCTTGAAGAACAAAAGAGGGCTTTAGAGACACTGCGTAAGATGGAGGAGGAGAATGCCGAGTCTATTGCGGATATGACGATTTCGCTAATGGAGGATGGCTTTGACAAGTCTGTGGCAGAACTGAAACGTAATTACGACAAGTCGATAACGGAGCTTGAAGATAGGATTAGTGAGTACAAAGATAATGTAGCGAAGGCTGGCAAAGACCTCGCTGACCCAGAAGTTGCAAAAGGACTCGAGTTGTTCGGAACACAAAGAAAACAGATAGAACAGCAGTACAATCAAGACTATCAGAAGATTTTAAACGATCGCAACGCAGCAGAGCGTGAGGCTATGACGAACTACCTTAAAGAGTTCGGAACGGCAGAAGAACAGCGACTGGCTATTGCTCATGAGTATGACGAAAAGATAGCTAAGGCACAGACTGCGGGAGAACGTCTTGCACTCGCCGGTCAGAAGAATCAGGTCCTCTCTCAGCATGACAAACAGCAGGCTGAAAGGGCAATGAACCTCGAAGATATCTTCAACGATCTGGAGAATCTTAGTCTGGAGAAACTTAATGAGGCGAAGGAACTGTTACGTGGAATGTTTGACACGAAAGAGTTAGGCATTGACGAATACAAGACTGTAGCTGAGAGAATAGATAAGATCAATGATGCCATTGTTGAGAAGCGCAAACAGGAGAAAGGCCTGTTGGGGGCTCTTATACCTGACGAAACGACGGTGGCCAGGCTTAGACGGGAGCAAGCGGAAGCCCTGCGTCAGCAGGAGGATGCTGCTAAAGCGGTTGCGGAAGCGCAAGCAACGGTGGCTACTAAGACAGCCAACCTAAAGGCAATCTTGAGAGGTAATGGTGTTTATGGCGGTGATGTCAACACTTCAAAAGCCAATGCTATCCTTTCTGCGGCAGAAAAGGCATGGGGAAAAGGTAGTCCATTATATAAGGAGGTAGAAAAGGGACTCTTTGAACTTGCAGGAGCAGAGCGTGATGCGAAGAATGCTACGGAGAACAAAGGCGAGGCAGATAAGAACGTTGAAAGCCGAAGTATAAAGCTGGGAGAGGCATTGTCTAACGTAAGACAGCGTGTAGGTGAGTTCGCCAACAGCTTACAGACGATAAACGCTAATATACAAGCACTGCCTGACCTTATGGACTCTTTAGGGCTTGGTGACACTAAGGCCGGACAGAAAGTGGGACAGGTCGCCTCTGCTGCCAGCAACGCGATGGGTGCCATGTCGGATTTCGCATCCGGGAATTATATCGGTGCTGCATCAAAGGCTATCAACACGATGAAAGACCTTTCTAATGTTATTGGCATAGGCGCAGACAATACTGCTAAGATGCAAAAGAAGATTGACGACCTCAATGCTCATAGCGATGCGCTTGCAAAGGCGATGAGTTCTTTGGAGAAGGCTTTCAACAATTCCTATGGTATAGATGCCATGAATAAGGCCGAGGACATTCAGAAGCTGCAGGAGCAGCGGATGAGGGATTATCAGAATGCTATGATAGCAGAAGGTAATAAGCATGGGACTTGGAGAAGCAGCCTACATTCCTCAGTAGAAGATAACAGTGGTTGGAAAGAGGCTATGAGGCAGGTGAGTCAATTGCTTGGGGTTACCGTGAAGTCTTCTAAGGATTTCCTTAGTCTTACTGCCGAGCAGATGCAGAAGATTATTGAGTTAAACAATGGTGAACTGTGGGCTAAAATCCTTAGAGAGTATCGTGTGGAGGGTGGTTCCGGTGGTCGTTCTGACCAACTTGCCAACATGCTTAATGAGTATGTTGATGAGTTCGGGACAGCCTTTGAGGAAATAGCTAATAACCTATCGGAGAAGCTGACTCTCACTACGAAGGACAATGTCTTGGAGAATTTCAAAAACTCTCTATATGACCTTGCAGACGGCTCCGAGGAAGTGATGGATAATATCGCTACCAATTGGCAGCAGATGATAAACCGCATGGTTATCAACAACCTTATCCTAAAGGATTTCCAGGGAGACATTAAGAAATGGTACGATGATCTTGCAAAAGTTCAGGAAGAAAGGAATACGGGTATTATCACTACCGATGAGGAATATCAAAGGAAACTTGAAGAACTAAGAACGCAGTACGAGAATCTTGTCACTGGTGCCCAAGGTCAAATGAAGAATTTTCAGGAGATGGGTATTATCAAGACCATCGATGATGCGGCCGACAAGACAACGGAAGATACACTGGAATACCTCGATACCATTCGAAGTGCATTCGAGCAGCTTGTTTCGGACAGTGAGACAGACATGGAGGCGTGGGGCAACAACCTGCGTAATTCCATCCTACAGAACCTCATACAGAGCAAGCTGCTTGACGAGGAGTTTGATAAGTGGTCCAACGGATGGGCAGAGCGTTACTCTAAGCTGATGAGCGACCTCACAGACGGGGTAATCTCACAGACCGACTATGATCGTCAGTTGGCAGAGCTTAATGCCGAGTTCGACAAGACCACGGGCGAGATCAGCGAGAAATCCAAGCAGATGTGGGAGGCATTCGGTATTGATGCCGAGGAAGCAAAGGATGAAACGAAGTCGGCCTTCGAGGACTTGCACAGTTCGTTCCTCTCTACACTCACAGACATCAACGGTGACGTAGAGGCATGGTCGAAGAATATCACCAAGACGATGGTGGAGCAGCTTGTGGAGAGGAATATCCTCAATGATGCCTTCGATCAGCAGATGGACGCATGGCGTGAGAGCTTTGAGAGCGCACTGGAGGCTAACGACACCGAGGGACTGATAGCCCTAAGAAAAGAGTTGGAGGACTTGCGTGGCTCTTTGGCTAAACAGGCACAGGAATACATGAACGCTCTGGGCTATGTTCAGGATGTTGTCAACGACACTACCTTCAAGGATATGGGCGGTGACTTCCGCAGTCAGCTGATGAACCTCGATGCCACGGCAGAGGATTGGGCAGAGTCGGTAGGACGCAAGATGGCAGAGAAGATTGTCGATGAGATGGTTTCTTCTACGATGATACAGCCGTTCCTCGATGAGTTACAGAAAGCCTTCAACGCAGCAATGAGCGTGGAGGGTGCTACCGTGAGCAGTGTACTCACAGCCCTCACGCCGCAGATAGAAGCCGCCAAGCAAGCCTTTGAACAAGCACAGCCTGTGGTGCACGACATACTCGCTCAACTGGGTATCACGGAGAAACAGGAACTGCCATTCTCAGACCTGCGCAGTACGTTCGTCAACACCCTCATGGATATGGAAGCTGATGCCGAGACATTCGGCAAGGAGATAGGCAGGACGCTCATCGAGCAGATGATTGACACCCAGCTAAAGAACCAGTTCCAGAATAAACTCGACGAACTGAACAACGAGTGGGCGAAAGCACTGCAGAACGGTGACAGCGCAGCCATAGAGAATATCCGTCAGCAGATGGTGCAAATGAGGGAGGACGCAGCGAGAGCCGTACAGCCTCTCTTAGACGACCTAAAGGAACTGGAGTATGTTGCCGAGGACACACCGCTGAGCGGTCTGCGTTCCTCTTTCCTCTCCGACCTCATGGATATGGAGAGTTCCACCGAGGACTTCGCCGACAACATCAATAAGATACTCACCGAGGCATTTGTGGATAAGTTCGTGCTTGGCGAGGGCTTCGACAAAATGCTCAATGAGTGGCAGGAACGCTACCGTCAGATCATGGATAGCGACATATCGGAGAGTGACCGTGCTGCACAGTTGTTGGACTTGAAACGTGTCATCGGTGACGCAAGGGACAACTACACCGAGCAGGCCAGAGCCATACAGGAGCTGATGGGCATTACCGACACCTCCGCACTTGCAGATCAGGAGGCGCACGTCAACATGGCTGACAAGGCCACCTATGACCAGTTTGAACTGTACTTAGGGATAGCCACGGCACAGCAGATAGCCTTGGAGCAGGGTAATGACGTAAGGAAACAGATACTCTCCACTTTGCAGATGATGGGTGGTATAGCATCGCCTAACGGAAATACCGTAATGGAGATACGCTCCATGCTCCGCACGACCAACGAACACCTCTATGCCGTCAAGATAGCCACCGAGGGAATTCGTGCGGAGTTCTTGCCGAGATTGCAATCAATAGATAACAAACTCTCTAAACTATAATGATATGGAAAGTACAAACAGACCGCAATTTGAGAATAAAGTGGGCGTGAAGCAGCATACGTTCGTCTTTCGTCCCGAGGATATGGAGAGGCAGGGAAACGTCATTCTCAGCAACTTCTGCGAGCAACATACCATACTGACCATTCTTTTCTCGGAGTGTGCAGGTCGGCTGGTTTATGTCTGTCTTTACAAACAATAATTGATTATGCCAGCAGGAGAATTATTTATCAACGGGCAGGATGCCTATAACACATGGGGGCTATCATTGGAGGATGAGGGGCTGTCACGCTTGATGACACCTCGTTCCCACAAACAGCCTGTGACGAACAAGAACGTTACGGCCAACGGTGCCGCAGTGGTGGTCGGAACGGGATATGTGGATGAAAGGACGATATCCCTGCCGATGCACATCACGGCGCCCGACAAGGCAACGTTCTGGGCAAGATACGATGCTTTCTGCCAGAGCGTGCTCAACGGCACGCAGCCGATAAGTCTTCGCTCGGTATATAAGGATGAGACATTCCATCTCTACTACCAAGATGTACAGAACTTCACCGAGTTCATGCAGGAACTTGCCAAGTTCGATGTAGTGTTTTACGAAGCAAATAGTTAGTTATGATAGATTTCCAAGAAGAACTGTTCACGCTTCCCTCGGTGTACGAGTCAGCCCGCCTTAACGACAATGTAGATGGGACGGGAGGTATCACCATATCATGGAACGCCGACACCTACGAGGTTCTGCCCGTAGGAGCATCCGTACACTTCAAGGGCGTGAAGTATTCCTTGTTAGAGCCTTATGCACCGAGCGACGCATCAAAGGTACACGTGAGGTATGAGCCTACTTTCCTGCACCCGTTGGCTCGTTTGACAAGAGTACCGTTCTACATAACGTCAAGGGAGGTGAGCGGCAGTACGGTGGACTTGTACACCTCATCTTTCACAGGACTGCCGAGGACTATAGCGCAGAAGTTATGCGACTTCATGACGGAATATGGTGAGATAGACAGCGAGTTCAAGCAGACATTCCTCATGGAAGGTGAGACACCAAAGACGTGGACTTACCAACTCTCTATAACCAACGCCAATAGTGCGATAACGGTGGATTTTGACGGCTGCTCCATAAAGGCGGCTGCCTCGAGGATTGCTGATGCCATCGGTTGCAACGTGTTCTTCGATTGGAACGCTCACGTCATCCGCTTTATCGCAGGATCAACCATCAGCGGTGAATACTACAACTGTTTCCGTGTTCTCGGAGGTACAACGAACATGGCGAAAAAGAGTTTGTCAGGTTCTTATGCCCCTGTCATACAACGACTGATGCTTAATGAGGCTCAATATCCTGGTTCTGTAATAGTGCACGGAACACCATCTATAAGGCTCACAACAGACCTTATCTTCGATGATATATACCCGAAATTGGAATTGTATATCAGCAACGTAAGGCAACGTCTCTGTTTCTTAACGGATGAGAATGGCGAGCGCATACCAGATACCTATACAACTGTTGACGGACAACAGGTAGTAGCGACTTATAAGGTGTACACAAAATGGTATGTAAAGTTGGAATACAAGGATAAAACACCCTATACTCACGATGTTGGCATACAGATAGACGACAAACCGCTTGGCCTGTTGTTCCAACCAGACTACACTAACACGGAGGACACTTGTCCGTTGGCAGGCCGTCAGTTTGAGGTTGTCTACTTCGACAGCTATACAAGTGAGTGGGAAGAGGACGATGCCATTGACGCTACAACGATACGCCCATCGACTAATCCTTTTGGCGTGGACGCAGGATGGTTCCGCATCATCTTCACATCGGAGGGTGACACAATTCTGCCCGGTAATGAACTCGGGAATGGTACAGGTGTTATACCAAAGATTGGAAATAAGGTAACACTTGTCAATGTAGCCGTGGCAACTGCCACAGACCCGAACGACAATACCTATTATTCGATAGCACAGAGGGAGTTGGAGGCCACTGCACAAGAGGTGATTGCCATGATGGTAAACGATAAACCTGACTATAGTGGAACGGTCATAGCGAATAGCATAGCCGATTTCCCGATGTTGGGACAGACATATACCTTTGCCAATGAGATAACGGGAACAAATCATACAGGAGTAGTTACCAATATCAATGCCGATCTTGATACGCTTGTGGCAGAGGTAACTGTCGGATCGTGGCGCAGAAAGACCCTCACGGGTGGTATGCGTGATAAGATTGACTCTATTTCCATCAACAAGACTGATGGTGACACCACGACGAACAATACCGAGGCGGGCATCTCAAAGACACAGTTTGATGCCTTGTGGAAGACAACGAAGAAAGGTGTCGGCAATCAGGAGGCTATCAACACCCTACAGACCGACGTGGAGGCTATCAAGGCGCAGAATGACGCAAAGTTTGACATCATCTACGGCATTGGAACGCCCACCTTGTCAAACGAGCCCGCACGCACATGGATAGCCGAGGGAACGGAAGCAGAGCACGTACAGGATATATACTACGATATCAACCGTGCAGCCGCTTCCTCGGGCGGTCGTGGATGGCGATGGATGTTCTTCGAGGCAGGTTCAACGATGACCGTTTACGTCAACGGCCAGCCTACGACAAGGACATTTTCATCGGACACTTACGAATGGGAAGAAATACTCGACCTTGACACACGTGCCTCTTTGGAGAAGATTCGTGACGTGGCAGATGACGGAATACTCTCTGCGGGCAGCGAGAAGTCCCGTATCTACATAGAGTGGAAGAATGCGGCAGAGATGTATCACCAGACGAAACTCAGCGCTACGGAGGCTGGTATGAGCACAAGTGCTTTAGACACCGCCTATATCAACCTGTGGAAGATGCTCGATGCCTACGATCCAGCCCACACAGGAACACCGAGCGGATATGCCTATAATACAACTCCAGAATGGCTGACCGACTTGTCAACAGACACCGTTCTTTCCGATGATAACTGGACAGCTGCTCAATATAGGGCGAGGTGGGATGCCTTCTATACAGCTTTGGCGGAATTGAACGGTGAGCAGATGAACGTTATCGCCTCGAAGATTTCCTATTTCATCAGCCCCACCGTGCCGAGTCTGCCTTATAGCACAGGCGACCTGTGGTTGCAAGGTGACACATTGTATATGTGTACCGCTGATGTTCAGCAAATTACTGGAACCATGTCCGACTGGACTCCCGTCACCTCACAGATAGGTGTGTCGATAACGAATGTGTTAGCGGAGATTGTTGTGGCTTTGGAAGATAACCTTAACGACATCATCACGGGCAGTAAGACCTATGCCACGGCCTATATGGGAACGCAGCCTTCAACAAACGATATAATATTCAATACCTCCTCAAACCCTGTTAGCCTAACGGTAGGTGGAATCACTATTTCCGACAGCCATATCGTTAGTCTGTTTATGGAGGCTTACGGTGTTCTCGGAGATGGCTCGTTTAGGATATACAAGTCAGCTACAATGCCGACCAAAAGTTTGCATAAGTTCGACCTGTATATGCGTAGGAGTACGTTCACGGACAACTTTACAAAGAGAACAATTGAGGGAAGTCTTGGTGTTTGGGTGTATAGCGAGCAAGGATGGGTGAAGATTCTTGATGATTCGACGGGTGTCATACAGAACTACGGTGATGCAATTATCATGTCCGTTTTTGGAGCAAGTTCCGTTGACCCAAATATTGACTACGCAAGCGGTATTACAACCCAGAATAACTACGCGGCGATGTTCGCTTCCGCCATCAACAATGCAACAGGTACGTCGGCACTTGCCGCACTGAAAACGATTATCGTTTACGAGAACGGAGCACCGACTGGTGTTATAAAGCTCGATGCGGATAGAATAAACGCCGAAGGAAAGACTATCTCACTTTCTGCGAATAAAAAGCTATCATTCGAGGGAGGAACTATAAGTTTTACAGGCTCTACGGTAGAGATAAATGCGGGTGACTTGAATATCGATGCCGAAAACGTCAACTGGAAAGGAACAAACATCGCTCCAAGGGAGATTATAACAAACGGAACAGGTAGCAGTAAGGTTGTAAAGTTCTCCGTTGATGATGAAGGTAACGTAACGATGAATAATGCCACGATGAAAAGTGCCGTCGTCACAGGTGCGATACAAGCCACATCGCTATCCATTCTCAACAATGCCGTTATCCCGTCTCTGTTCTCCGAGGGTGTAGTTTCGAGAGCTAATGGGGTGTACACGAAAATCCTCGCAGGAAAACTTGAGATGGGTACATACGCACAGAACTCTTCAACTGGAGTATACACCGATACACCGAAGTACAGAACAGGCATTGTAGAGGGGAAACCCGTCATAGAATATCTCGATGACAACGGGAACGTACAGAATGCCGTAACAGGAGACAATACGATAATTGTAGACTCTGGCGGTGGTACATATGTTGTGAAGAACGTAGGAAACTCATGGGAGTCTGGCAGCTTCTATAAGATAACCAATTATACCTCTACGTTAGATATGAGTGACTGGTCGCTTTCTGCTTACACCGAGTATTATAAATTCTCGGAAGGATATGTACAGATGAGTGACGATACGATAACGTACAACATTAGCGGAACTTCAACAGCATCATCCTATAATCAGAGTTGGTTTACGACGACTGAAATGAACGCAACTGGCGTACCTACTTCCTCATATATGGCAAACGGCTATTATACAGGAGTGGCAATATCGTATACCTATGAAAGGGAAGACGTGGCCCAAGACCTTCTTGTCGAGTACCGTGTAACCTCACGTGATGTGTATCAGGTTACAAATGGAAAGATGACCAAGGTAGCCACAAGAACGAAGGAAAGCCCGACAGGACGTTCAAGGTCCAATGAAGGCGAAGAACATGATTTTGATGATAATGGACTGGTACGTCCTGACACAGGTGGAGGAGAGGTTATAGAAAACCCGTAAGTTATGAGTGATAATACAGGTGACATACAAATCGGAATACGCTCCAAGCAACTGACGGGAGGGCTTGTGAGGCTGACGGTGAACGGAGGAATCCTTTCATCCCTGCCGATGATGGATAATGCGGAACTGCTGACGATACTCCATACGCTGTCACGCTCGGAGTACGCAAAGAGTACCGACAAGACCTACGGTTTCACCTACACCTTCCCGATAGTATTTGGAGAATAACAGAATATTAACTTTAAAACAAAAAAAATTATGAAGAATTACAAAGAACTAAAGGAAAAGTTAGCGTCAAGTACGCTATTCGTGTGGATTGCTTTCTTTCTGTCAATCCTTGTGTCAGTCCTATTCTCACAGTTTGACGAGGGTGTAGATAACGAGAAACTCATCATCCTCTCACCGTGCATCGGTTTTATGCTTAGCGCATTCCTGGAGATGTACTACTCATACCGTCTAACGAAAGAGGCAGAGAATGAGGGTGAGACGGGTTATACAGGCACAAGTGTCGGTGTGGAACTGTTGAGGGCTATTGTCGGTTGTGTCTTGGCAGCTCTTGTCATAGCAGGTTTAATCCTTTAATCTTGGCGCACCATGAACAGAGAAAAATGGGATAAACTCGTGGAAAGGCTTGTTGCCTTCGGCGTGGACAAGTGGATGCACATCGTGTTGCTCATGGTTATTGCGTGGGTGGCATCGGTGCTGTTCCTGCCCTTCGGATTCAGTAGAGTTGTGAGAAGCATCTTCGGTGTTTTGGCAGGTGCTGCGGTCGCCATAGGCAAGGAGGTCTACGACAAGAAGACTACGGGCGTGGTCGAGAAGAAAGACCTTGTTGCGGACGGCATAGGACTGTTGTTGTTCTTTGTCATCCATGTTGTTTAATCTTTAAAGAGAAAGGAACTGAACAATGACTACAAGAAACGTCGGGCAGGCATTCACATGGGGAGTGATGGGTGGCGAGGCAATACAGGCCATCCAAGACCTTAGATGGATGATAGCCTTCTGTATTGTCCTTATCATTGCCGACTTCCGCTTCGGCAGGGCAGAGAGCAAGAAACGCCACAAAGAGGCAGTGGCAGCGGGCAACGCCACCTTAGCTAAGATGACAGAGTTCCATCTGAGCCGTGCCATCCGCCGTACGTGCAACAAGTTCATCGACTACATGACACTGCTGCTGGTATTTTGCATTCTCGGCTATGCAGTGACGGAGCCTTACGGTTGGTGCGACCACATCGTTACGGCAGGAATAGCCATGCTTATAGCATTTGTCTGTGAGTTGTGTAGCATAGCCGGTCACTTCCTCTACCTAAAGGACGTACGCAAGCCCGATATTTCTTGGAAGTCAGCATTCGTCTTTTTCGGCAGGTTCTTAGCCGGCTTCGCCAAGACGAAGGATGAGGATTTAGGAAACGCCCTCGAAGAGACTATTACGCAAACCTTAAACGAAGAGAAGAAAGATGAGAATAAGTAAGTCACAACTGTTGCAATTATGCTTTACCTACCCAAAGGAACGGGTAGACGATGATGTCCGCTTCTTCAACGAGTGGGCAGACAGGTTCGGTATCAACACCCCTTTGAGGATAGCCAATTTTTGGGCGCAGCTGGCGCATGAGAGTGTGGGGTTTACCCGTGTGGAGGAAAACCTTAACTACTCGGCTGACGCGCTGTTGAGGACATTCCCGAAGCATTTCACAAAGGAGCAGGCTAAAGCCTATGCCAACAAGCCTGTAATGATCGCGAGTCGTATCTATGGCAACCGCATGGGCAACGGCTCAGAGGATACGAAAGAGGGCTATGTTTATAGGGGCAGGGGGTATATCCAGTTAACGGGAAAAAGCAATTATAAGCTGTACCAGAATAGCGGTTATTGTACTGGTAATATCCTCAATTACCCTGACCTCTTGACGAAAGCCCCCGGTCGTTTGAAATCAGCCATGTGGTTTTGGTACTCACGAGGCTGTAACAAACTCGCTGACAACGACGACGTGAAGGGCATTACTAAGAAGATTAACGGTGGAACAAATGGTCTTGCCAACAGGATGTACTACTGGCGCAAGGCAAAAAGGATTTTTTTAGAATGAAACAATTCAAAGCTATTTGGCCGTACATAGCTACGGTCATATTTTGGTTATTGTTCCTGTTCGTGGCTTTTGGCTTCTCCTCCTGCAACCGTGAGTTGAAAAAGGAAATAGAAATGCTGCGTGAGGAACTTGCCCGTCAGCAGCAGTACGTTCCGCTGAAAAAAGACACAATCCATGATTCTGTTGAGGTGGTAACTCAGAAAATCATCGAGGTGGAACGTATCAAGGAGGTACTTACTGATGAGGACAGGGTATTGCTGAAGGATGCAGGCATAGCGGCAAAGGAACTGCTGAGCTTGCAAAAAATGGGAACGGAAACGAAGGATTCCGTAACCCTCGAGAAGAAGGACTCCACAGAAGATGCGCCTCTCTACTACAAGGATGCGTGGGCAGAGTTTGAATACAATAACAGGAAACTAAGATACTCAGTGCGAGACAGTTTGGCTATTGCAGTAAAGCAAGAGTTTAAGCATAGATTCCTCTGGTGGAAGTGGGGAACGAAGGGCTACGAGGTGAAAGCCGTGAACTTCAATCCTCATTCGGCAATCAAATATAACACTTACATAAAACGTAAGCAATGATATGGCAACGAACATAGACCGTCTAAAAAACAAGATACAGAATGGTGGCTTAACGGCACAGGGAAAGCTCTCTGCCGAAGAGTTCAACCTGCTCGTTGAGGAAGAAATAACCGTTATCGAGAAAACAAAGATAGCCGCCTATCTCGGTGCGGATGATGGCAGCGGTGGATATATAGACGAGGATGGACAGCCCGTCGACCTTTCCGACTATGCGAAGAAAACAGACCTTGCTGCCAAGCAGGACACGTTGCAGAGCGGTGTGAACATTAAGACCATCAATGGGGAAACCATCCTCGGTTCTGGAAACATATCCGTTAGCGGAGGAAGCGGTGGTGGCGGTGACGTGAACGTTATCGAGAGTATCTCCGTCAATGGCACGGCACAGGCGGTGACCAACAAGAATGTCGATATTTCAGTGCCTACAGACCTCTCCGACCTCACCGAAGATACTACCCACAGGACGGTCACGGACACGGAAAAGAGTGCGTGGAATGGCAAGCAGGCAGCTCTCGTGTCGGGTTCAAACATAAAAACTGTCAATGGCGAGAGTATCTTAGGCTCTGGGAATATATCGGTCAGCGGTGGAACGGGTGGAGATGCAAATGTCATAGAGTCTATCACGTTCAATGGCAATTCTGTACCCGTTACAAACAAGAACGCTGCGATAACGGTATCTATTCCTTCTGCACTCTCCGACCTTACTGCCGATGCTTCACACCGTGTGGTAACAGACACGGAAAAAAACACTTGGAACTCAAAACAGGCGGCATTGGAGAGTGGCACGAACATTAAGACAATTAACGGAGAGTCTATTCTCGGCAGCGGAAACATATCTGTCTCGGGAGCTTCTGGCGGCGAGGCTAACGTCATCGAGTCTGTAAAGGTCAACGGAACGCCACTTTCCGTAACGAACAAAGCCGTTGATATAACGGCAGTACCCGCAGGTATCGTCACACAGGATACGACGCACAGGATGGTGAGTGATACGGAGAAGTCAACTTGGAACGGCAAGGCTAACGCATCCGATTTAGGCAGTTACCTACCGCTGACAGGAGGAACGGTGACGGGAATGGTGAAGTTTGTCAGTTCAAACTCATGGATAAGGCAGAACAATAGCGAGGAACTTGAACTTGCAGGTGATGGCGGAATAAGGTTTGTTGATGATATAATAGCTACGTCTTCCATGACATGTTTCTCATCCATTTCAGCGGCATCATTCATTAAGAGTGGAGGAACTTCTGCACAGTTCTTAAAGGCTGACGGTTCCGTTGATTCTAACGAATATTTAACAGCGGCGAGCTACGGCAAGCGAGTCCAGTTCGATGCTATCACTTTGGGGTTCTATGTAGACTCAGAAGACCCAGTACATGAGGAAATGTACATAGATAATAATGATGACGGCCATATAACTTACAGCTATGGAGGAACGGACATCGGACCAAACTCTATCGTCACTGGATATATATCAGTTGTTGGCGGAACAAGTTCTCAATTCTTAAAGGCCGATGGCTCTGTGGATAGCAATACTTATCTCACGACCGAGACAGATCCTACTGTTCCCTCATGGGCAAAACAAGCGACAAAGCCTACCTATACGGCAAGCGAGGTTGGAGCATTGCCCGCAAGCACCACAATTCCATCGGCACTCAGTGACCTTACGGCAGACTCTACGCACAGACTGGTGACCGATGCGGAAAAGACCGAATGGAACGCCAAGACGAGCAACACGGGAACGATAACGAAGGTGACAACAACGGCAGGGGCACATACCGCCGTGAACGTATCATCGGGGGCAGTGTCCTTCAACGTTCCGACGGCCACAAGCCACCTTACCAATGATTCGGGTTTCGTGACATCATCATCCATGGTGACGGTCTACTCGGGCTCATCAGCACCAAGCAGTTCCCTCGGCAGTAACGGAGATATATACATACAGACATCATGAGCAGGACGATAAACGTAAACGAGACCATTACAAGTGACATCACGGGGTATGATGAGAGCGACCACTCTTATTATGCCATCAGCAGTGCGGCAAACGGCTATGACGGGTCGAGCAGCACCGACTATGCGAGCATCAACCTGACACGTGGCAGCCGTGCTGAGAGTTATGTGTACTGGGAGTTTACGCTTCCCGAAGTGCCAGCAGGTGCGACTATAGAAAGCATCACCTGTAACTACAAGGCACGCGTCAGCAATTCCTCGACAAGCTATATCAGCGCCGCCACCATACAGTTGTATTCGGGAACGACGGCAAAGGGTAGCAGCGAGAGCATAAGGACGACGAGCACGAGTGTCGCTGACATAAGTTCCCCTGGTACATGGACTGCCGCCGAGGTGAACGCAGGTGTAAGGCTAATGACGCACGGCACGAGAGGAACGAGCCGCACGACGAGCAACTATTACATCTATTTCTACGGTGCGGACATCAGCATTACCTACTCGCTGAACGGTACGGCCTATGAGATAACGGCAAGGAGCGACGTGAGCGGCGTTACTATATCCCCTGCCTCGCAGGAGGTGATACAGGGCGGAAGCGGCAGCGTGACGGTGAGCAGCAAGACGGATGTGGTCATCACGGATAACGGGAACGATGTAACTTCCAGTTTCGTCAGTGCAAGTGACACACTTACTGCCGTTCCTCAGTCGCAGACGCACAACGGCCTTGACGGCGGAGAGTCCTACTCAGCCTATGCCGTGGGATATAGTGCGGAAGAACCGAACAGCTCGACGGGTAATATGTATGCAGCGAGCGGTTCTACGGGATATGTGGATTACAGTTTCGATTTCAGTGCCATTCCCAGCGGTGCCGTCATTAATGACGTGGAGGTAAGGCTGTACGGAAAAAGAGAGAACTCTTCTACGGACTCCACCCACAAAGCGGAGGTGTCCATTTACAGCGGCTCCACACAGAAAGGAACGGCGCAGGAGTTTACCTCTACCTCCAACTACGTGATGACGCTGGATGATATTGGCACATGGACGGCTGATGAACTGCACAGTGCGAAGGTGCGGTTTACCGTCGCCTACTATGGCGGTGGAATATCGGGTATCTCATGGGAGGTAACCTACGAGATAAACGGATTCATGTACACCCTTACCAATGTACAGGCAGACCATACGATACTCGTCAGTGCCGTGGCCACGGGCAACACGATAATGATTAAGTCGGGCGGTAAGTGGAAAAAAGCGCAGAAGGTGTTCGTCAAGGTTAACGGCACATGGCAGCAGGTGACGAAAGTAATGAAGAAAACGAACGGATCGTGGGTGCAGTCCTCTGACATCAGCGATATGTTCCAACAGAATAGTAACCTAATGAAAGGATAAAAGATATGGCAGACACAGTAACGATACCAGTCAAGTGGATCAAGGACGACAATGGGAATAATATCTTTCCTCGTACACATATCAATGCCGTGAAGGACGACTATGGCAACTCCCTCTCGACACTCATCAACACACAGAATAAAGTGCTCGTCACCGAGGAACAGATGGAACAGATGATAGCCAACCGCACATGGGAGGCAGGTGTGACATATTATAGCGTAGAGGATGAATGATTTGGGTTAACGGGAAGAAGGTATCGTCAATGCTCATTGGCGGCAGGTACGTGTCAATGATGTGGTATAACGGGCATCTTATATGGGGTAAGCTGACCTATGACAGCGCATGGTTCAGGTCGGAGGGATACTTCCAGTCGGAACCGTGGTAAACAATAAACAAACAGAAACAAGATATGGCAAAAAAGATTGTTATAGAAGGTAGTAATCTCCTTGGAAACCTCTCCGACGACTGGGGAGGAAAGAACAACACAAGTTCTGCACAGAACATTCATGGCACGACTGTTCCTGCGGGTGCCGAATGGGGTATGAACCGAGGGGAGGTGGAGCGTTTCGTCAAAGATCAACTTGCCCAGTTACGTTCTCTTCTCGGCTCTATTGTTTCAGAGAAATTCGGAGCAGCCACTTATAGGCAAGGCACTATCTACTTTTATGACGAGGAAGGCGGTACGGTCATCAATACTTTAACGTTGAGCGGAACAATCTACTCTATCAACGTGGCGATGAACGTAGAGCCTGTATTCTCCGTGCTTACGGGTGACGAGAACAAATATATAACCATTTCGCCGACCACCAAGGCTGGCGCACTCGGCGAGGAAGGTGTGGATTTTGCAGAGAACTACACCTATATAGTTGCTATCGACACGGGCAGCGGCTACGTCAACCGCTTCAACGGAAACATCCAGTCGGGAGGCTCGGCTACCTTTGACATCAGGGCGTTCCTTGCCGTGGGAACGAACAAGGTGCGTGTCTCCGTCACGGGTACGGAGTCCAATCAGACCAAGACATCTATCCTTACGGCTACGCTCACAAGCCTGTCGCTCAACTGTACACACAGTTGGTACACTCCGTGGAATGTCGGAGAGGACTACGTTATCAACAATATCTATTTCAGTGGCTCTATCCAGAAGACCCTGCACGTCAAGTTGGGTGATACGGAGTGGACGAAAACGTATCGTGCCAACGAGAACTACGCCACCATTGCCACGAACTACACCATCCCCGCCTCTGCGTTCCCTGCATCGAGCGAATCTGGAGTATATACCGTGGAGTTGTGGATGACAGGCGAGGGAGTTTCCACGGAACATATCTCATTCAACATCATGTGCGTAATGGATGACACACCGCTTGTCACTATCAACAGCGTGGCTGCGTCTGCTGTGAACTTCACACAGGCAACACTCTTCCAATTCGCCGTCGTCAATGCTACGAGCGTGGAGATTGCCTCCACCATATCTGCCGATGGAACATACGTCCTGCCGTCGCAGACCCTTGCCGTGGATGAAGGACAGGTATATACCTATTCAACGGCTCTCGAGGTCGACACCCAAGCAGAGGATGGAACGCTCACTGCTACCGCTACTGCCAAGAGTGGTGATGTCGTGGGTGAGCCGTACAGTGTGACGATGCCTCTCGATAACTCACTGGCCTTCCTCGCCACATCTGGTGCGAAGATATATATCAACGAGGCATTACGTGCAAACACAGAGAGCGACCGTGAGAGCTTCCGCAATACTGCGCAGAATGCCGTGGAGACAGACTATCCAATGATAGCGACAGGTTTCACGTGGTCAAGTGACGGCCACGCCACCGACCCGGAAGGACATAAGGCTTTTGTCGCTGCCGCAGGATGCTCCGTGCAAGTGCCTACACTCTCGCCCATGACACTGATGGGAGAGCAGGGAATGACACTGGAGTTTATGGTGCGTTCACGTAATATCGCAGATTATGATACTCCGATTCTCTCTTTCGTAACTGCAAACGCTTCCAGCAATGTAGAGGGTATCCGTGTATATCCCACACAGGTAGAGGTTCTTGGAACACAGGAACGTTCGGAGGTGTTACAGTCATGTGGACTTTGCGAGGATTCAATAACTCACATCTGCCTTGTTTTGCAAAAGAACTACGCTGGTGTGGCAGGTCGCAACCTCGCATCACTTTATATAAATGGTATAGCCAACGTATCATTCTCGTTCGGCTCTACCTCTACTTTCGGAACAGGGGGCATGATATTCGGGCAGGATAAGACGGACTCTTATCTTTATATGCTCCGTGCCTACGACTTCCCACTCGAAGGACAGATGGTCAAGGCGAACTTCTTAAATGCCATCATCGACGGCGTGGAGTTCGACCGAGAGCTCGTCCGCCAAAAAGACAACATCCTCGATGGTGCTACTGTCGCCTACGACCTTGTAAAGGCTCTCGGATATAACTGTATGGTCATTGAGCCGGATAATGACGGGGATAATATTCCATCATTCGTCAATCAGACCACCATACAATGCTCGGTGCGTTTTGAATATTGGGGCGTCAACCCTCTGTGGAACGTGCTTATAAAACACGTACCTCTCGATGGGCAGGGAACGACCTCAAAGAAATACTACCGTTGGAATCTACGTGGAAAGTTTGCCAAGACTTGTGAGTGGTACTACTCCGACGGCAACGGTGACTATCAGACCGTGGCTAAGTTCACGGGAAAGAAAGGCTACATGGACGGCGGCGAGAATGGACAGGCGCACTTGAAGATTGACCGCTTCACAGCCAAGAAGAATATCGCATCTTCCCCGCAGGGCCACAAGATGGGTGCGTGTGCCATGTATGACGAGGTGTTTGCCCAGATGGGGCTGAAAGCCCACATGCCGAACGCCAACTGGCGCATCGCCGTTTGGCAGTACCCGTTCCTCGGATTCCGCAAGTATTCCAATGGTACGTATGAGTTCATCGGACTCTATACGGCCGGACCAGACAAGGGCTGTAAGAGTTCCTTCGGGTATGACGGAGAAACCTATCCTGCCTGTATGTGTATCGAGGGCCCGAACCATGATCCGAGAGGAACACGTTTCCTGCATCCGTGGGTAGATGTTGACTATGACTACAACAACGAGGAAACGCTGACGATTGGCGGTCAAGAGGCATGGGACTGTGACTTCTGCCAATATGAGACCAAGTATGTGAAGGAAGAGTCTGCGGAATGGAACGCACAGAATAAGGCGAATATCCTCGCTCTATATGAGACTGAGTGGCGACCAGCCTACGACCTTGTGTACCATTGCTCACAGTGGATTGAGAGCCTTGCCGATACTGGCTATGCGTCGGTAGCGGCCATCAACGCTGATATTGACAACTTCCTACGTCAGTCGACAAATGGCGTAAGCAATATGCTGCTCTCATTCTATGACAGCAATTACAATATCGTCTATTACCGCACTTCCACAGGGCTGTTCGACACCCTTATACGTGAGGATAATGACGCACAGGATGGGCTATGGAACATTAGGACGTATCTCAGCACCTACCTCACCACCTCGACACCAACCACAGCGCAGATCAAGGCCGCACGTAGGGCGAAATTCCGTGCCGAGTGGAGTAACTTCTTTGATGTCGATTCTACACTCGCACACCGCAACTACACGCTTCTGACGGGCGCTAAGGACAACGATGCCAAGAACTCGTACCCCTTCAAACACCTCTCTTTGGCACAAGGAGGCCGTTGGATGTGGAAGCAGGATGACCTCGACTCCATCCTTAAGACTGATAACAACGGTCAGGGAACAGTGAAGTACAGTGTAGAGCCGGGAGACCTCAATAACGGAGTACAGATATTCCAGGGCTGCGACTCCTCGCTGTGGAATCTGATATGGGTGGAGTTCCAGACGGAGCTTCGCAACAATATGGTTGCCATGTGTTCGGCTATGGAGACAATAGCACGTTCCAAGGGTATCGCAGGGCAGTACCTCCATGAGAGTGTGTATAACCTCATGGCGTACTATTTCTTTACCAATTCGGCTAAGTATTTCCCGATTACAGCCTATCAGGAGGACAGAAAATATGGCTATATTGAGCCGTGGCTTATTGACCCGACACAAGCCTATAACGGTGTATATCCACTTACGCAAGCCTTGGGAGACCGCTACCAGGAGGAACGCCTATGGATTGAGAGACGCATCGTCTATGTGTTCTCCAAGTACCGTATCGGAGCTTTCACGGGGCAAAACGCAGGATGGGGAGAGATGTCTTTTACTCTTGCCGCAAACATGCCGTTTACCTTCAATGTCACACCTGCCATCGACCTCTATCCTGTTGCTAACGCAGGAGGTAGCGAGCAAGGTGACGTTCAGGGTGCAAGAACCGTGGCGGGCGAAACAACTCAGATAACCTTACAATCAAGTGGTGCAACGACCAACTACATCAAGGGCGTGGACTGGTTACAATCGTTGGGCGACCTTAGCGGATTGGTACTGACCTCTCGTGGTGGCTCATCGGAAATCAACTTCTCAGTAGTAAGCAAGCGTATGCAAACGCTGAAAGTCGGTGACGCTGACTCCTCTAAGGTGAAGTTCAATGCTACGACGTTAACCGTTAGTGGTGAGTGTTTTGAGGTTATTGACGCACGGAACGTTACTACGCTGACAAGTGCCATCAATCTTACGACTTGCCCCCGGTTAAGAAAAGCCTTGTTCGGAGGCTCGACGGCAACGGGCTTACTGCTGCCCGAAGGATCACGAGTCAATGAGGTATCGTTCCCCAACTCCGTGCCTACGCTGTTCCTGCACTCCATCGGTAGTCTCACTGACGCAAATATGACACTTTCACCTGCCGCACGTGCTACGATAGTAGGCTACTACTTCAACCGATGTCCATTGCTAAATCCCGTGTCTATCTTACAGAGCATCGTCGATACGACTAACAACTCACTCGGATATGTTACGATGATGTGGGATGATACGATGGAGATTACTACGGCAGATGTGAAGGCTCTTATCAAGCTGTCGGAAATGGACTTCGGTAGTGTGACATATGTAAACGGTGTTATTGCCAACGACGGAAATACATCGGCTATAGTAAGGGGAACGGTGCATATCAATGGTATTACGGAGCAAGACTATGATGCCCTTGTAGCTGCCTTCCCTAACCTTACCATCCTCTACGATAAAAAATACCTCGGTTTCGAAGACGACCGAGTATGGGAGATATGTTCGTACAACTGGGGTGAGACATACGACCTCCAAGAGCTCGACGATAAGAACAGACCTATGGTCGGAACATACGAGGAGGTGCTTGACATGGGTACGCTGTCCGCTAACACAATCATTAACAACGCCAACGGTGAGACAGATGCGCAGACGGGTAGAACAGCTACTGACTTCATCGATATCAGCGACTATCAGAACGTCAAGGCAAGCGTGGCCCTTTCAAACAGCGCCTTCTACGACAACACGCAGACATACCTGTCTGCCGCCAATATCACGACAAGCTATCTCGCTATCCCCGAAGGAGCGCAGTATATCCGTCTGTCTGGCTATAATGCTGACGTAAACAGCGCCGTATTGACAGGTCAGGGAACGAATGACAAGACCGTTGGCGGTCATGGCGGTGTAGTAGGAACAGGTACGCTCGAAGGTGGTCAAGAGGAAGGATATATGTATTCCGACTACTTCTTTGCCTGTTCAACGGCTATCGGTGCTCATGCAGGAATACCTGCAACGGCAGCAAGGACTGTCAAATACAGAATAGAATGGGAAGTTACAGGTGCCACCCCGACACTTGAAGGTGCACCGTGGGAGATACCTGCTCAGAGCGCAACGACAAACAACTGTCTTTGGGTTGGTCAGTACACGTCTGCAATGGCAGCTACGGCTCTTATGACCATTACTGCTGAGAATTGGGAAAGCGCCGAGTTCTGGGCAAGTCAGGAGTCAATCATCAGCGATGGTGACGGAAAGTTCCACACATACGTGACATGTACAAATGCCTGTCAGTATCTGAGAGTATTCATGCGTGCTGTTGCCGGTGTTACCGTTAAGTTTAAGATCGTTTCAGTGGGCGTTACGAAACTTCCAAGCGGTATCACCTTGGCGCAATGTGCCGCGGTTACTTCGCTCTCGAATAAGTTCGCATCTAATGCTCTGATTGAGTATTTTAATGAAGGAAAGTATTTTACGAAATGCACAACATTAAATGCCAACGAGTTCCAATACTGTTCTAACCTAAAGGAGTGTTATATGGGTTATGCGCTAAAAACAGCAAACTCAGAGGGTTTCCACCCTTTCCGTGATTGTGGAAACCTACACAAAGTCAACCTTCGCTCTATGGCGTTTGTCGGCACCACATCATCTATCAACGCCAACCGTTCAATGTTCTATAAATGCTGGTCTTTAAAGAGATTGATATTGCCAAGTGTGACAAATGCAAGAGTTTTAGCCGATGGTTCTACACCAGCACTTTCGCTCACCATGTATGACATTGGTCCAAATTGCGTGAACATAAACTTACCCAGAATCAACACCTCCACAGGAGTGCTGATAATGCGAGGAGCCCCTGCAACAGTGCAAGGAACACCCACATGGCCGGCGAAGATATACGTTCCATCGGCAAACCTTGGAAATTATCGAACGGCTACGACGTGGGTTAATGCTGCATCGAAAATCTTTGCTATAGGTGGCGAGGAATGGGTGGCAGATTTTGGAAGTACCAATGAGTATGCCAATCTTACCGAAGAAGAGTATCAAGACAACTATGCAGAATAGTGAGTTCCATAAATAGTTTTCTTTTATCTATCCCGCCTTGTCTGTGAAGATAGGGCGGGGTTTATTTGGAACATTGTGATTATTTAGTTATCTTTGCAAAAATAATAGCTTATGGAAGAAGACGATTTTATTTGGCGTGGATTTGGGCGTTCTTCAAACACATGGTATAGCTTGCCTGACAAGAAACCATACTTCCCATATACCTACGATGAAATGGGATGGTGGGATATCTATTTTTCCCACATCCTCGATGTGGTATGTGAAGAAACTGGTGAACATAAAAATGCCGTGTTCGTAAGTGCAACCAGTGCCATCCTCAAAAACGATGGAACGAAAGAACACATAGAAGGCTTTATAGAAATCCCGGATAAAATAGAGGTGGACAATGAGGGCTATGTGGATTTCTCGTTCATAAACGATATATATGACACCTCAAAGCATATAAAAGTAAAAAGTTGGTGCTATAAGGCAACGACAAAGGAAAAGGCATTGTGGCCGTATTGTATCTCTTTCTCAAAAATGATATTCGGAAAAAAGTAAAATCATGGAAAAATATTACATTGACGTAGAGGTATATCCCGGAGATGTATGTCCCGTGGAGCTAACCATTTGTGATGATGGCACCATATACCCATTGACCATCGTTACTGACAGGTTCGGCGGTGCATATACCGGAGGAAAGTATCTCGCCTTCCCATTGGATAGCTACTCTAAACTTGTAACAGACAATTTTGAAGAAGATGGCTCTATCCTGATAGACAAGGAATCCCCATCCCTTCCACAGCGTATTTATGGTGTTGGAGACACACCTAATGAGGCTTTAGAAGACTTGAAGAAACTTGCAAGGGAAGGAGGGTATTATAAACCGATCATTGAAAATTGAAGATAGATTATGGAGGTAAATATCAATGGCATAAGATTGGTAAGGGGAGACAGACGAGTTTATGATTCTTACGAAATGAATAAGCTCTTCTGTTCCATCGTTGCACAAGCGGATAAGCATTCTAAGAACGTTCATTATAGATAAATCATGGAAAATCAAAACAAAATACAAGGTCAAGGTACGACATCAAGAGGTTACCTATCAAATCTGGGTTATGGCAAGTGGATATTGTGTCCTGGGCTACCTCCAACGAAAATATAAAGAACTCATCAATTACTCGTCAATGATTCCTTGCCTGTTCAAAAAAAAGAACAGCAAAGATGCTGTTCCCTTTGGCGATACCCTAACAAATATATTCTGTATGCATAATATGCGAAATATGAAATATCTTAACATCTATTTGCCATAATAAAAAGATATGACAGAAAAGCATAATTTTATATAACCTTAACATTGAGACGGAACAATAACGGAACAAAACGACAAAACGAGGTCTGTTTTTTTTTTCTTATAAATAACTGAACATCTGTTTGTTACAGCATTGTTTGCCTGCGAAGGGTTGTGATTCCGTTGGAACTCGACCCCACTTTTTCGCAATTTTAGCGATTTTCCTATCATATTTGTTTCTCAGTTATTTACGCATTTCGCTACCTTGCAAAAGTAATAATAAAAAGTAAAAAAAAAGAAGAAAAACCAAATTTTAGCGGAACAAAAACGGAACACTGATTTTTTTTATATATTTGCCCCGTTTTTAATATTTTCATCCATGCCTGTATTCAAATATGTCATACGACGGAATATAGATGAGCCACAGGCCGTCTATGTCACGGCGCGTTTCGGAAGGAACGAGAAACTTATGTATGCAACCCCTTTGAAGGTGGAGCGTTTCTTTTGGGATTCCGAGAAACAGAGAGTAAAACAAAGTATGTACTGTCCTTATAGGGACAGCGTCAACTATGCCCTTGATGGAATAGCCGAGGTGCTTAATGGGTATATCGTTGAGACGGCACATTCGGGGGGATTGGTCACCAAGGAGAGCATGAGGGAGGTGCTCGATATCCATTTCGGAAAGGCGAGGCCAAAGGCCGGGACGTTCCATGACTTTTTCCAGGAATTTATCGAGGCTAACGAGTCACGCATCAACAGTCGGCGGGGCGGGCAGACAATAACGTATAGGACGAAAAGGAGATATATTTGCACGTTGGAATATATAAAGGAGTACGAGGACAAGGACAAGAGGATTCTCAATTTCGAGGATATTGACACAACCTTTTTTGACTCTTTTGTATCGTTCCTGCAATCCAAGCGTCTCGCCACGAACACCATTGCCAACAAGGTATCCGATGTCAAGGCCGTCATGGGTGCTGCATTTGAGAGGGGGCTCACTACCAATGCAAGGTGGAAGACATACAAGAAGGCGACGGAGCAGACCGATGCCGTGGCACTCGACGAAGTGGAGCTCGAGCGGATACGCAGGTGTAACCTCTCGAGGCACCCGCGGCTTGCGAGGATAAGAGACCTCTTCCTTATGGAGTGCTGGACAGGACTGCGCTTTTCCGATATCATGAGTCTTTGTGAGGAGAATATAAAGGAGGACGTCATCGTCATCCGCCAGCAGAAGACTAACAATTACGTCACCGTTCCCATCCATCCCGTTTTCATGGAGATATGGGAGAGGTACGGCGGCGTTCCCATCCGTATAAGCAACCAGAAGTTCAACAGGCGCATAAAGGAGGTCTGCAAGGCGGCGCGTATAAATGCAAGAGTCATTATATCCGTCACCAGAGGCGGGAAAAGGGAAACGGCGAGATACCGCAAGTGGATGCTTGTCTCATCTCACACGGGCAGGCGGTCATTCGCGACAAACCTTTACAAGTCCGGTTTCCCCTCCATAAGTATCATGAGCATCACGGGGCATAGGACGGAGTCTGCCTTCCTTAAATATATTAAGGTGGGCAGGGATGAACACGCAAGGATGCTTGCGGAACACTGGAAAGCAAAAAAGAAAGAATAAGGTATTTAGTGTCAAGATATATTTCATTAAAATATGCAAAATATCCGTCTTGTTATTTCATATATTCAATATTATTTGTACCTTTGTATCGGATGGATAATGCTGTTCTTATACAAGGGGCTACGCTTTCAGACATAGAGCGTATGATTAACAAGGCGGTCGAGAGCCGTCTTGCAGATTTTTATTCTTCATTGCAGAAGAAAGAGCCTGTGCTCATAAAAAGGAAGGATGCCGCCGCCTTCCTTGGCATATCCCTGCCTACGCTTGATGCCTATGGACGATGCGGCATCCTCCATCCTCGCCACATAGGGGGTAGGGTATTCTTCAGCGAAGAGGAGCTGATGTCAGTAAAGCGCGGGTGAGCCTTTGACGAACATCTCCCCGTTCCCGAGCAGCAGCCATTCGCACGAAACTCCATAGTCCTGCGCCAAGAAGGCGAGGTGTTCCGTCCTTATGGAACATCTGTCACGGTTGTTCTTCGTCGTGTTCATGTTGCCGTAGTTTATCCCGTGCCTTTTCGTAAACGTCTGCAACCCTCTTATCACGTTCCTTTCTTTTAGGATTTCCAGCGCATAGAAGAACCTGTCCGCTATTGCCAGTTCCACGTCTCCGATTGTCCTGCTCATAGTTTGTCTGTTAGCTTTTCAAGGATGGCAAGCATCCTGTCTGTCTGTTCCGTAAGTTTCTTAGTAAGACTCGCAATCGTGCCTGACTGCTCGTTCACAATCTTAAGTATCAGCTTGTCATTCTTTATGACGCCGTTGTTCTGAAATCCGTCATCATTAACGTTCCCATTGTTAATGATGTTGATTTCCTTATCTTCCTCTATAAAGAAGGAAGACACATCCTCTTCCCCGTATTTCTCAAAAAGAGTCATGCGCTGTGGATAGGTGAGCTCGATTCCACCTTCCTTCAGCTCTGCCCGCGATACGGTTGACTGTGTCAGGCCGAGCAACTCTGCCATGTCCGATTGGAACAACCCGTGTGCCTGTCTAAAATCCTTCAGTTTGAACTTCATAAAGTATTTGTTTACTAAATATATTTAAAATATGATGTCAAATTTGCGTATTTTGCATATTCTTCATATCTTTGCATAAAAGTATTTATTCTTTAATACAAAGATAATAAAAAAGTAATAATAACAAAACATGGAAGCAAAAAAAAATGAGAAATTGACCCTAAAGGGTTATTATGAGAGCCTCCCTTTGAGGACTGCTCCGAGAAAAGAGTTCTTAAAACGTATCTCCGAGAGGTGTTCCGTATCTGAGCAGACTGCCCGTAACTGGTGCATATATGGAATGCGTCCGCAGAATTTTATGCATGTGAAGGCACTATCCGAGTTGACTGGCATAAAGATTGAGGATTTATGGAAGTGATGGAGTTTTTCATAAGCGGTGACGAGGTATTTTATCAGTCGGAGAATGGTCTTCAGTCTCTTGTGGAAGGCTCACCCGTCGTGCCGTTGATGATAGAGCGGATAAGGGAACTGTATCCGCAGGCTTATAGGGCGCTGTGCCAGTGCTACGAGAAATCGAAGGCTAACAGACCTTATTTTCAGTTCCTCATCGTACGGAGGTTCTGCAAGTGCAACTTCGGCAACCTTGACCATACAAAACGGGACGTGACGAGCGGGGTCTTCAACATAGAGCGTGTCTCATGTCCCCTGCAAGGGGAGTGCGCCTATGAGGGAATTATATGTATGCCGAAGATGGACTCACGCCTTAGCGATGCGGAGAAGAGGGTGATGAAACTCGTCTGTGACGGAAGGAGCAATACGGAGATAGCGGAGGCACTCTACCTTTCCCCGAATACGGTCAAGAGACACATATCATCTGCATATATAAAGACGAACTCACGGAACAGGGCGGATTTCGTCAAGTATGCGAAAGACCATAATCTTTTCTGCTAAACTATGCAAATATATTTGGTAAATAAATAGAATATTCGTATCTTTGTATCGACAATAACTATTAGTTTTATCCTTTAAAAGTAAAGTTTTATGAGTAAATCATTATTCCGCAACCCGAGTGAGTTGCAAGTGAGCCACACTATTAAGGCTCTTATCTACGGAGACCCCGGAACGGGAAAGAGCACGCTTGCCCTTTCTGCCCCCACACCGTTGCTCCTTGATTTCGATGGTGGAGTTCAGCGAGTCAACGGAGCTTTCCAGTGCCCCACATTGCAGGTGGAGAATTGGGAACAGGTGAACGAAGCCCTCAAGGAGATTGAAAGCGGCTCTGTTCCCTGCAAGACCATCGTAATTGACACGGCGGGCAAGATGCTCGACTACATGGGTGCAGCTATCATCAAGGAAAACTCCCGATATGGCAAGGCTGACGGGTCTCTTACGTTGCAGGGCTATGGAGTCCGCAAGTCTATGTTCATCAATTTTCTCAAGCGGGTGAGCCTTATGGGCAAGCATGTCGTCTTCGTCGCCCACATGAAGGAGGAGAAGGATGGTGACACCCGTCTTATCCGTCCGGAAATTGGAGGTTCTTCCGCAGGTGATCTTATCAAGGAGTTAGACCTTGTTGGTTACATGAGTAAAATTGGCAAGGATAGGGTGGTGTATTGGAGCGGAGACGAGCGTTTCTATGCCAAGAACACCTGCAACCTTCCTCCAGCGCACAAGGTTCTGACCATTATAGATGAGAATGGTATGGTGACAGGTGAGAATAACTTCCTTTCCCTTGTCTTCGCACAGTATGAGCGTGACCTTCAGAACACTGCAAGCATCCGTCAGAAGTACGATAAGCTGATTGATTCCTTCGGCAAGGGTATCGCTGCCGTGAAGGATGCCGACACCGCCAACGAGGTGTTCGGAAAAATTGAGGCATATACCAATCACGTGTGGGACTCAAAGGTGCGCACGGAGAAGCTTCTTGCCGCCAAGGCTGCGGAATTAAAGTTGAAGTTCGACGCTATCAATAATAAATACGAGTCGGCATGAGTGAGTACAGTTTCAAGTTCTCACCGAGCCTGCTCGATTCCTTTCAGTCGTACCTCGACTGCGAAGCCAACTACGAGAAGTTCTTCGGGCATTCCGAAGAACCATCGTTGACCTATGCCGAGTATGAGGAGCAGAAGTTCAAGGAGCTTATTGATAAGATTAATCGCGTTCCATTTGAGAGTGAGGCTGCAAGCCGTGGGTCTTGTCTGAACGAGATTGTGGACTGCATCGTGATGAAGACGAAGTCCACCCGTGACGATATCACGGTGAAGACGCTCTCTTCCTTCGAGAAGCTCTGCGAGGACGGTGCTTGGGATATGGTGGAGAACAAGCCACTTGCTTATGAGCGGTGGTTTGAGACCATCAAGCAGCCGTGTATATGGGCTAAGAATGGTGACTTTGAGTTCTATTTCGACATCTCATTCTGCAAGAACCTTGCCGAGTATTTCAAAGACTCCCTCTGTCAGATATACACCGAGGCACCCATTGACACAAAATATGGAAAGGTTCTGCTCTACGGCTATCCAGACTATGTGCGGGGTAATATGGTGTACGACCTCAAGACTACGAGCAAGTATGAGTTTGGAAAATACTCAAAGTATTGGCAGCAGCACCTCTATCCTTACACTCTCATAGAGAGCGGAAAGATGACTGAGGTACAGGCGTTTGAGTTCACCGCCTTTGCGATGAAGGGCGGCACGAAACGTTCCCCCTTGCTTTGTGGTGATATGTACCCCGAGGTGTACGTGTATGACCACAAGCGCAGCACGGAGGCGTTATGCGGCATCTGTGGGCAGTTCGCGCAGTTCCTTCTGAATAATAAAGAACTTATATCGGACAAGAAGATTTTTGGAGGTCAAAAAGATGAAAGTAGAAAATAATCCATATAAAAACAACCACAATTATGTCACATTCGGGAAAGTTTGTGATTTATGCAAGTGTTTTCCTCCTACCCTTCGAAGATATGCAGCAGGGTTGTCTATAAAAGGTGAACGATGTGGAACAAGTACATACTATCTGACTGAAGATGCAAGACGACTGGATGCTGCAATAAACAAAAGTTACTGGCTTGCAAGGGATGAGGATGGTGTTCTTTACCTTTATAGTGAAAAACCATTGCGATGCGGTGGTGTTTTTGCACCATTGAAAGTAGATGATTGTAGTTATAATACAGTTCTTCCACGTCATTTCTTTCCTGAAGTTACATATAAAAATAGTCCAATAGAAATAAAAATAAAAATATAAAGTTTTATGGCAAATATTGAACAGAAATTCCGCGAGGCGTGTAAGGAGAGCGGCCTTGCAAGCATGTTGAACCAATTAAACAATCCTGCACTGAACGGACTCTTTTCCGCAACACTGAATATCCTCAAGCAGAAGGCAGGCGGCAACAGTGTGGTCGGTTTTATCAAATCCATTGGGCAGACAACGAATGTGTCAAAGCAGGCAGGCAAGGAGTTCCTCAAGCGAGACCTCGTCCTTGACATTTCGCGCTACGACCCTCAGACGGGTGAAAAGTATGACAACTTCTTTCAGCTGACCTTCTCGCAGAAGCACTGCGCTGACCTTGACGGCTTTGCCGTAGGTGAGCGCGTGGAGGTTACGTTCGTTGTGGGAGGCCGCGAGTGGAACGGAAAGATTATCAACGACGTGGCAGGTTATAGGATTGAGCGAGTAGACGGTGGTGCTGCACCGCAGGCACCGCAAGCGGTTGCTCCACAGCCCGTGGCAGCTCCGCAGCCAGTTCCTTCACCAGCACCTGTACCGCAGCCTGCACCGCAGCAGAATAACGATCTTCCATTCTAATGTAAAACATGGTCGGCTCTGCCTCGGCGGGGCTGACCTTTAAAAATAAACGTTATGAAAGAAAGAAGGAACAGTCAGAAACATTATATCCTCAACCACCTGAGATCG